GACATACTCTTACTATATGTAAATGGCTATATAGTAGAAGTATGTCCGACAAAAATCTCTTGACAAAATGAAAAATTTATGATATAATAAAAAGTATCCATAAAGGATATTTTTAAAAAATTGAAAGGACATCATATTATGGATTTAAATCTTGTTAAACTAAAAGAATTATCGGAAACTAAAGAACCTCTAAAGTACAAAGAATTATGTGAACTCTTAGGTCTAAAGTATTACAAAAATGCCGGAACCGCAAAGAGTAACCAGCTAGAACATCTTGCGGCAATCTGTGATTTTCATATTGACAGGAAACCAACGAGATATATTATTGACAAATATCCTATTGAGTCGCAAGTCAATAAAAAATATTATACCTTTACAACTATTGAACAAATTGACACTGAAAGATATAAAGTAAAGTGTGATTGTGGCAATACTTTTGTTGCATCTTTACGAGACATCAAAAAGAACAAATTTGGGTTATGCTCATGTCAATGGCGAAAGAAGTTTAAAAGCAAAAATACTTTTACTCTTTCTGCTGATGGAAAATATTATATTGGAACAGACACCAACGAAAATATTTTCTTTTTTAGTACAGAAGATTATGATAGAGTTTCTAAACACACCTGGTATGTTCTTCCTAGCGGCTATGTTAGCGGCTGGGTAACCAATAGAATTATGCTTTTGCATCGTTTCATAATGGAAGAAGAACTTAAAGAGCATCCAGAGTTAGAAGTTGACCATATTTATCATGCAAGGAATGATAATCGAAGAGAAAAACTAAGACTTGTTACTAGGTTAGAAAATATGCAAAACAGAAGACCAAATAAAAATAAAAATAAAAATCCAATTTCAAAGCTTTGCTTCTACCAAATTACTGAACATCCTGAATTAGGATACTTTAAAACAAAAGAAGAAGCGCGGCAAAAATTGGATGAAATAAAATTAAATGAAAAGGAATGATTGAATGAAAAACCATTTAACCACGCTAAACCTAAGAAAACTTTATATTCTGGCAGATTTGCAAAAAGAACTAAAATATAAAGAATTATGCAAATTTTTAAACATTGGAATAAAAACAGGGGACGCAAAAAGAAATCAATTAGAACAGCTTGCGGCGATATGTGACTTAAAAATGTATTTTAAGCCCACAAGATATTGCGTCAAAAAGGTGTATGAAAATGTCAATATAGAGGCCCTGTTAGAAGAAAGTGAGAAGTGGTGGCCTTGTTTTGCGGCGATTATTCTTCAAATGCTGAAAGAACATAGTACATTGTATTTGACCAATACTGAACTTTTGCGGCGCTGTTCTATGATAAACAAAAACTTCATAGAGGCGATGAACGAAGAAAATAGAAAATTCATTAGTTCAGAATTAAAATATAATCTGTCTCAATTTTCTACTTTTGTTGAAAAGACATATAACAATATCTTGCGGCCTATTTTAAGAGATACGTTAAAGCGGCTAGAGCGCGAATATATGATTGCTATTATTCCCGCTTATGCTTTTAGATTTGAGAATGAGCCGCGAGATGTTTTTCATAATACTACTACTAAAGATTTGCTTGGGAAAGATTTCCTGAACATAGAAGAAGAGATAGCAAAAGAAAAATCCATCAATACAAACTCTTATCTGCCGCCCTTTATGTGGGATTATTTCTATACTCTATGCAGTCAAAGAGCTAAAGAAAAATTTGGCGTTGATAAATTTTTTAGATGTCATTGCATTGTAACGCATCCTGAAATTGTTGAGCGCCGCCTACCTGATTTTTATGCGGCGATTATGCGGCTGAATACACAAGTCACAGAGAATATTAGAAATTCTAAAAGTCTTGTAGCAATCTATTCCAAGGAAAAAGAAATTTTTATCAAAGACACGATTACTCCTGACCCAGATATTGATTACAAGGAAATTGTTAAGGAAGGCAGAAGAAAGCGCGACGATATGAAAAAGAAACTTCAAGGTAAATAAATAAGAAAAAGAGACTAGGCCGCAAAGCTTAGTCTCTTTGTTTATATTCTTATTGATTTTTAATTCTCAATCCGACACTTTTCAAGATTTCTCTTAGCTTTCTTAATTAGCTTTTCATTAGCTACAGGGTCTTTCTTCTTTAGGCGGTCGATTCTTAGTTCATAATGCTCAATAGTTCTATTCATTTTAGTTCCCTTCCTTAATGCAAATTGTATTATACAAAGATTCAAAATCAGAATTTTTATCTAATACCAGTCTCATGCGGCCCAGATTTTCTGCCTCATAATATAAGATAGCTATAGTATTATAGTCAACATATTCTTCAATTAGATTCTTGAATTCATAATATATCGAACGCCTATTAAGATACTACACATTTACTCTTGATAACATTAGAAAAAAATCTTATCTTCCATTTCAACCATTGCAGCAGTCATAGAATCATAAATGTTGCTAATATGCTTCCACAAACTCTTTTGATACAACTCCATAGCTCTACGCCGCGCAATTCTCTTGCCTGTCTCTACATTAAATTCATCATTTTCACTGCATCTTGCAAGACCAACAAATTTAACTGGCATGTGAAATTTTTCATTAAGGTTATAAGTTTGATAATAAATTCCGAGATTATTCTGCATAAAATGCTTATTGATATAATCCATTGCCGCAGCCCTCTGTGACCACAACACGCAAGTTACCGTACCTGCATCTTTGTTCACAAAATACTCTTCTTTTAGCATGAATATAATTCCTCCTTAATAGTTACAGTATTCTTAATGCCGCTGTTTTGAATCATTCTATTGCAAATGGGACAAGGTTCTGCCGCAAACCAATTCCCATTATCTCTTCCTACAAGATAGAGTGTACCACCAATCATGTCTCTTCTTGCCGCAGAAAGCATTGCGTTTTGCTCTGCATGAACAGAAGAACAAGTTCCATAGTCGCCAGTGTTGTGCGCCATATTCATCCTGGGACAAAAGCCATTATCAGTACAATTACTATATCCTCTGGGCGCTCCGTTATATCCTGTAGCAATTATCTCGTCATTAGCGCTAACAATAACTGCGCCATATTGTCGTTTTAGACAAGTAGACCTCTGCGCCACAGCTTTTGCAATTTCAAGATAGTATTGTTTTTTAGAGATTCTTGAGTGCATCTTGATGTTCCTCAATCATTTTATTATAAGGCTTTAGTCTCTTCTCAAAAAATTTGATAAAATCATCAAAATAACGATTTTCATCAAAGACATAATTTGTTTTTTCTGCAATGGCTTTAATATAAAGACCTAAATAATCAATCATTGCGCCAATAGCAATATTGTTAAATTTACGTTGTTCTTCAATAGCAAAATTAAGGCGGACTTGCACATCAACAGATTCGGACAAACCCTTCAAGCACTCTACGATGTCTCTACAAGTTGCAGGTTTTTCGAGCATTTCTTCAGAAAATTGTGCAATGATGTTATCAAATTTTTTACTCATGCTTAGTCCTCCAAAATTTCCAAATATTCAATGTTATCAACGGTATAGGCAATCACACCTTCGCCATCATATTTGTCAGCAATTACAAGCCCTACTTCATTGTTACCATAAACAACAGCTACACATTCTTGCTCATCTTCTGCTACAACACTAATGGCTTGAGATTCACCATTTACAAAATGCAAAATTACTTGATATTGCAATGAATCACCTCACACTCTTCAACATGATATTTTACAATCTCAGATGAATTGTATCCATCAATTCCTTGTACTTCAGACATATTATATCCAGCTTCTGCAAGTTCACGATAACTTGACACAAGGAGAACAGTGGGTTGTGTGCGAATTTTGTTAGCTACTTCTGCTGTCGTTCTACCCACAAGCCAACCCATTTCTGGATGATTTTCGTTTTTAAGACAAATAGTTATCTTGTAAAGCTTCATCACAAAATTTTCTTTCTCAAGCATCATAATAATACCCCAAATAATATTGATAATAATGACCGCAACGATAATGGCATCTGAATCTGTTGCTTACGCCATTTCCTGCATACCACATAAACTCTTTAGGAAGAACTCTTACTACATCAGTTCTGCCGCTATGCTCTTTGCTCCAATTTTCTAACACATCATAAGCTAGGGCATAAAGGTCATAACCATAATCACTTACCATTGGTGCAGAAGAACGATACGCAAACTGGTTAGGGCTAAGAATAACTGCACTAATGCTTTTTGCATAACCAGCATCATATCTATTAAGAATTGTCCACATCACGCAAGCAATTTCAGTTTTACTTTTGATTCCTCTAGCTTCACAATAAGCTACTTTAGCCAACATAACAACATCATTATCACTGAAATATCTTACATATTCTGGCTGAGTTGGCGGCACTTTATACCCATTTTGCACATAATTCTGTATGTTTTCATGTACTTTTGTCACATTTTTCTCAGAAAAGAAATCAGTAGTGTCATAGTTGAGGCCAAGTTCTTTAATTTTTTGATTTCTTGCAGATTCATATAGCTTTGCTGTATCAAAATCACCGACACTTACTGACTGCTGAATCGCCGCCATATAATCAACAGAATGACTTTCTTTTGCTGTGCAACCTAACGTTAATACAGAACTTAAAATTAGTCCTACCGCAATACATCGTCGTTTTTTCATCTAATTCTCCTTTTTAACAATATCCTTTAATTTTTCTACCGCATCCAGGACAGAAATTCCAAGAAATAACCTTCTTTTTTAAGTCTCTTACCATTTGATTTTCGAGCTCAAAAATTCTGTCTTCAGAAATCCATTCTCCTGTATCATCACCATCTTTGTTAAATTCTATTGTATTGTATTGAACAGGAAAAGGGTGTTCGCAAATGCAACATTGAGTAGTTCCTTCCACAACCAAATCATAAAATTGATATGGGTCAAAATAAGAATCTACACAAGTTTCAGCATAAGTAGTATCATCTTCTTTTGCTTCTCCTGGGTCAACTGAAGGAAAATCTTCTACAGTATGATAAAACATATCCCAGTCCCTTTGCTCTTGACTTTCAGTGTCAGAATTAGTCCAATTTTCAGGCCAATTCTCTTCAAGATATTTTAAAAGCTGTTGCTTGTCAATATATTCAACCAAATTCATCACCTCTCTTTACTGAATTAAGTATAACACATTTTTATTGCTTTGTCAACTCCTTTAAGGAAAATCAGGACAGCTTTTTCTTGATGTCCTGATTGTATTTTATTCTTTCGTGCTATTGTTAAGCCACTCCATAAATTTTTTTGCTTGTTCTTTATATTCTTCTGGAATCTTTCTATTCCATACAGTATATTCGTAATCATAAGCATCAAATGCGGCAACAGTATCTTCTTCATTGGAATACCATACTTGCCCACTTTCTACATTTGGCGCAAGAGCAATATATAAAGTTACCGCATCATATTTGTCAACAAAATATTGAATATCTTCTGGATTTCTTGCGTTGATGAAACAGACTTTCTCTGGGTGGCTGAGAATATATCTATCAATAGCTTTTCTTGGGCCTTCATCATATTCCATCATGGCTTGCTTAATTGCCGCTAAAAACTTTCGTCCCTTTTCATCTTTCTTTCCATTCCATCCAGCGTAGGTAGCGACCTTTTTAACGCTATCAACCATAGACAGCTCAATCACATCTTTATTGACATCATAACACATTGATACAAATGTTGATTTTCCTACTTGCGGATAACCATTTATGACTACAATTTTTTGCATAGTGTCACTCCTTAAATATCTTCAACGCAAAAACGCCACTCTTTCATTAGTTCTTCGACATCATTTTCAAACAGTTTACAACAAACTTCATAAGCTTGTGGAACCATCCTTAGGCCACGCTCAATATAGTCAATTTTGTTTTTAAGCTGGGGTCTAAAATCTTTTTTGTGGTTCTCAAATCTCATGCTTAGATTCATGTGATATTTCTTCTCGAACTCAGTATAAAACATTGCCCAACGCTTTTGATAATTTTCAGATTTATTAACACCATGTCGAATAATTTGGTTAATTCTTTGCCGCTTTGTCGCAAGGTCAATATCATCAACAAGGCCGACAATAACATCTTCTTTGTATTCTACTTCATCTTCAAGTCTTTCGACTTCTTTCTCTAATGCTTTGCGGCGCTTCTTTTCGGCAACATACTTTTGTGCCACTTCTAGGAACTTATCTTCATCAGCATCGTCTTCTAGCATTGCGGCAAGAGGGTCGGTTAAATACATTCCATGTTTTCTAATGTCAGGAAGAACTTCATCAAATACCCAAGATTCAAACTTTTGTGCAGAAGGAAGTTTGCTTCTAACAATAAGACGATAAACATCTCCCTCTGGAATAAATGTCATTTCGATTTCTTTATCAGGAGACTGAGGGTGAGGTACATAACATTTCGTTAGGTACCGACAATGGTCGCCGATAGCTTTACTAGGATTGCTGTATCCCAATGCCTTTGCCACATCACTTGCACAAAATAAAACTTTGTCTTCTTTGGTAATTGTTCTAATAAAACCAAATTCTTCATTCTCAAAAATTCGTAGCTTGTTGCTTTCTGACATAAAATTTTTCTCCTTTAATTGCTTTTAATAAACTAGATTAAGTTTATCCTTTTATTTTATTGTATCATTTTTAATTATTTTTGTCAAGCATCATGCTTGTGCTTCTTTTTTGTCTTCTCTTAGCGCAATAAAAACAGGAAACTGTAAACTTTCAAGTCCCGTATCTTTATCCTTGCTAATGTCTTTATATTTTACAGTGACAATTTTTCCAATTACATCATCTTTGCTTTCCCAAATCGCCTTTCTTTGGGCATCTGTATATCCAGCCCCTACATTTACTTCATTTCCTTTATATCCAACAACTAACGCTCCAAGAGTGCCGATATTTCTACCTTCTCCTTCTTCGACAGCAATTACTTCAAGGTCAATTTCTTTAAAGCTTTTTACCTTAATAAGATTAGTCGTTCTCTTGCATTGATATGGAGCGTTTTTATTTAACATTACACCCTCCATATTATGGCTGTCAGCATATTCCAACCATTTGTCAATTTCTTTTATGTCGCTTCCTTTGTACCAAAGTGGTACAATTTTTACCTTGCGTCCATACCCGAATAGTACATCCAAATCAATATCAAATTTATCTAGCCACTTTCTGCGTTGTTCATAATTCTCTTTGCTTTCTCCTTTTTCAAATTCTTCAAGCGGGAAAGTATCGAAAACATTGAACACAATATTTCTTTTTGCTTCTAGGTCACTGCCATTAACTGCGCTTGTGGTCAATCTGAAATTATCATTGTCATTTAATTCTTCATCGTTTCGACGAATCAATTCACCGTCAAACACCATAGGTGTGCCAAATCTTTTTTCAACTTCAGAAAGTTCGCAAACAATTTCATTAAAGCCTTCAAATTTTTGTCCTTGCCGCGAGAATAAATTTCCATTTACATAAGTACAACGAATACCATTCAACTTTTGAGTAAGAAAAAAGGTTTCATTGTTTTTTAGTCTTAATTTTTCTTTAGGACTACCTAACTGTACTTGATGTACTTTAATAAAATCGTCTCCATAAACATTGTTTACAGTTTTTGTATTAACTCCAAGTTTGAGTGTTTTTGTAATAATTGAAGCAATAAAATCTTTAATTTTACCTTCATATTGATTCATATAACTTTGGCAGAAAGAAATATCTTGGTCGCGTCCGGTGTTATGCTGTTCAAGATAATCCATTAAAGCTTTAAGATTAGGACAATACGCTCTAATAATAGGAATTTTCTTTTTTAATTTGGCTTTAGAAATTCCCGTTACAATTTTATCGTCTAATAAAAACTTTAATAAATTGATAAGTTCTTCATTTTCTTGATGCAGTTTCAAAAAAGCTTTCTTAGCGGTCACACTATTGATATTTTTTAATTCTTCGCATAGTTCATATAAAAGTTTAATATTTTCCATTAAATATTCCTTTCGTTTATACAGTATGCTAGGATATGCCTGTATCCTAGCATACTTTTTGAAATTGAAGTTAAAAACTTTTTATTTAAGAAACTTTTTGACTTTGATGTTAAATTTCTTTTTCTTCATCTTCTAAATAATATTCGTCTTTTTTTGCGTTTAGGCCACCAAGACCTCTTCTATTGTAAGTATCTCTTTTTCCTGCAAGAAAATCTTTAATGGCTGTTGCTTCTCTAAAGCGTAGCAACTTTCTAGGTGGCACTTCAATTTTTTCTTGTGTTCTAGGATTGTGGGAACTGTAAGCAGGTTTGTTCTTAATGTATAAAACGCCTACATTCAAAAGAACTACGTCATTATCTTCTGCAAGAACTTCAGTTAGAGTGTCACAAAAAACATTATAAATAAAACTTGCGTCTTTGTAAGAAACTCCCTTTCTTTTTTTCATTTCTTGACAAAATTCGGGCTTACGCATTAGCATTTATTTTTATACTCCTTTTTTAATCTAGTAATTCTGCAAGTTGCGCCACAGCAGAACGTTCAATTTTCTTTAATTGAATATATCCAAATAATTCATTTCCTTTAAGTCGGTCAATGATAGCCTCAAGCCCATTATCAACATCGAATACTTTCATGTCGGTCTGCCTCATGTCGCCATTTATCCACAGTTCAGAACCTTCGTCTACTCGACTTATTAACAATTTCATGTGTTCTCTGGTAAGGTTTTGAGCTTCAGAACAATAAATAATGCTATTACGAATAGAACGTCCTCTAAGAAAACCTAAATGAGTGATTTCAAGCTGTCCCATTTCAGTCATTCTTTCCAGTCCTTCTTCGCCGCCAAGGTGGTCAGCGAGAAGCATGACATAAGGTTTAAGTTTATCATCTTGTGAACCAGGAAGATATCCCAGAGAATTTGTATTTTTAACCTCGATGTTATTGCGAATCCACATAATTTTATCAAATTTACCTCTATCAAGAAGATGTAAAGCGTAATTAGTCATAAGAAAATCTTTTCCGCAACCAGGTTGCGAAGTAATGACTTTAATTTTGCTTTTTGGGTCACGCAACATATCAATAGCTAATTTTTGCTCTAGGTTTCTTGCTTTTATTTTTCCGATAAAATTATTGCCAATGCCACTAGAATCAATACCACAGTAGCCATAACCATCCCATTTCTTTATATCTACCACATTGTCGTTTTCGTCTTTTACAATCAAATACTCATTAGTGAGTAATCCTAAAATGTTATCTTCTGGATGTTGATAAAGTTCATAAGCTTCAGACGCCTGAACTTCACGATAACCAGTATACATTAAATCACCTCAATTTATTCTTGGGCAAGGATGTAGAGTCCTATTAACCCTTGTACTTATTGTAACACATTGCGTCGCAAAAGTCAAGTGTTAATTGAAAATTTCTTTTGCTACTTCCAATAATTCTTCACCTTTCTGTTCAATATCGCATACATATTCTATCACAAGAATAGATACGTTCTGAGAGGCCGCATATTGCTTTGCAGACACCATGATTTCTGTATTATATTTTACATCAAAAGCGTGGTACAATGCGTTGTACGCTTTCTTACGGCCTCCTGCGCCATTTTGCATAGCTTTGTTGACAACATCCTTAATCTCATTAAGAATAGTTTTATTTACTACTTTGTGTCGCGGATGTTTTGATTTGCTTTTCGCCTTTTCATCAACTTGCTCATCAGTCAAGTTACTTTCTACCAGTCTTTCGTTTAATCGTTTGACATAAGCCGCAATACTAGGGTGATATTCTTTCTTGTTTAAGTAATTAGCACAAAGAGCTTTAAGCTCGAAGAAAGGAAGCTGTTCGTACATGTTTTTGCTCATAATAAAATCTCCTTTAATTACATTGTTTCAGAACTATCTAACACTACTACGGGGACATTGAACATTTTGTAAGCCATGTCATACAGTTGTTTGCCTTTTTGCATCACATCGCAGATGTAGTCTACAATAAGCAACTTTTCTCCTGTGTTTCGACAATAGAGAGCTGTGTCTTTTCCTACAGAACAATCATAAATGAAATCAAACTCAGCATAAAGCTTAGAATAAAGCTTTTTGGCTGTTGCCTTATTGCCTGTCGCGGCAGACTGCACAAGCCCTTTGACTTGTTGCGCCCATACTGTTTTTCCATGTACTGGGCTTGAAGTAACGGAGCTTTTCAGTCTTTCAATATAACACTGAAAGAAGGAATTGATTTTGTTTTGCTTTACATAAGCCTGATACACAATTTCCATTTCTTCCATGCTCATCTTTTCATAAGGATTCATAATTTGAACCTCCGGTTTCTTTCGATTTATCTTGACGTTAGTATATCATTGAAAAAATTGGTTGTCAAGTGTTTTTTGATAAAATTTTAAAAAAGATTAAATAGCTTTATTTGTTTTTATAATGTGTTTTAAGGCATAGAAAGAATTTGACTACTTGATGGGTTAAAAGCTTGTAGAAGTGATTTTGGGGCAAACAAAGACTACATATAATATTAAAGAGTAGAGGGGGCCGATTGTATTTTGTGTATTCTTGACTTCGCTACGCTACGTCTGCGAATCCAAAAATACAATCGTGCCTTGAACTTTCGATTTTCGTTTCTGCGCGTCACTGCGTTCCGCTTGAAAGCGAAAAATCGAGAAGTCCTGCGGCTATCCCTTCTTTTAAATTGTTTGCGGTGCAGTGAATTTTTTTTGAAAAAAACACTTGATATATTTTCAATGATATGTTATAATTAATCCATCTTAGGGAGAGAGGAAGGGAGATGAAAATTTGTCTATAACTGCACACCTAAATTATACTAATATATATAATATGTGTGCAGGTATAGGCAAAAAATGATAAGATGAATAAGAGGGCGCAAGCCCTGGATGATTAGGGTCTGGGTCTAAAGTTATAGGCAATGGGGCAAAAATGAAAGGAGTTAAAATGAGAGAAGTTAATCATCTTGAAAATATCTCGCTGGATGAGCTGAAAGAATTAGCGAAGACAAAAGAACCTCTTAGTTATGCAAAAATGTGTGTTAGGTTACAAATTGAACAAAAGACAGGAACGGGAAAAGAGACACAACTGAGACAGTTGAAGCAGTATTGTGATTATGAAATAACAAGAAGCCCAACTAGATATGTTATCACAAAGTTCAAAAAGCAAGAGGTGGCGAAGCAAAAAGAAAATTTTAATCCGAAAAGGAAAGGGATGCTTTTTGCTCTCGTGGAGGAAATGGTCTTCTCGCTTTTAGAAGAAAACGAGTCGTTGTTTTTCTCGCGAAGAACTTTGCTTGAAAAGTTAGGTATGGTAAATGAAAATTTTAAATTTGCAATGGACGGGGTAAATCGTTTTTTCTTAGCAAGCAGACTAAACTATTCTGTTAAAGATATGGATTTGTTTATGGACGCCATGCTGACAAAAGTTTTGTATCCATCTGTCAACAGAATTTTAAAAACTTTGCATAACGAAGCAAAGTTGATTAAAAATATCGGTTATATGTATAAGATAGCAAACGGCCCTTTTCTTGCTGTATCTGCTGATTCGGAATTGGGAAGGACTTTTCTTGAAATAGAAGAGCAAGCTAGTAGGGATTTACATGTATCAGTTGGCTATATGCCTAATTATCTTACACGTCAAAAATTTACAGGACATTGCAAAGAACTGTTGCAAAAGCAACATCCAGAAATGGAGTTCTTTGTTCGTTGTGTTCATCTTGTCTCAACGAAAAAAATAGCACATAGGGTAGCAAAGGACGCTCAAAAAAGATTAAATGAGATAGTAGTTCAAAAATGTTTAACTACTATGACTTTAGATGAACTGACAGGCGTTGTAAGAAGAAAACTAATTTCGGATTTAATAGAATCATGTCCTAAAATTGATTATGAAAAAATTTTACAAGAAAAAGAGTGTTGTAATGGTAAAACCTATTGACAACTGTCTTGAGTTATGATATAATAAAGTCATACAAAAAAACAAGAGAACGCAAGAAAGTGTTTGTAAAACTCAAAGGAGGAAACGTTGTGTTTTTACTAAAATTAGAAGAAGTTCAGCAGAATGTAGACTTTACTAAGGTAGAACGGCTACTTGAGCAACATGTTTTTTCGGTTGAAGAGTTTGGAAAAACATGGTACTCTTTAGAAGATTTGTGTAAATATTTTGAAATTAAACAAGAAGATTATTTAGATATTATGTCAGAACTTTGGCATGTTGATGAGCAATTTGAGCCTTACGGAGATGAAAATTTGGGGTGGATTGTTCAGAAAGATGAGTTGGTTTTGGCGACAAATTTTGAAGAAGTTTGCGCTTTGATTTATTACGGCGCTTCTGAGGAAAAGAGAAGGGAGGTGTCATTTTAATGGCATGGTGGGACGAAATGTCCTACAACAATTTTAGCAATAGAGGGAGTCAAATGTACGAAAAAGATTTTTATGAAAAAGATGATATGACTTGGCTAGAACTAATGTCTTATGTATATGAAGATGAAGATGTAAGTACAGGAGCAGAACTTATAACGATTGTTGTAGATTATTAAGTGGTAGAAAAAATGTCGAGACTTTCTGATAAAAGAGTACAGAAATATTTCGAGCTGGCAAGGAACGCTTCTCATTATAGTAACAATAAAAGAGCTAAATTGGGGAGCGTTCTTGTCTATAAAGGACGAATTATTTCTATTGGCTACAATGAAGGCGAAAAAACTTCGCCTTTACAAAAAGAGTATAATGCTCTTAGAGGATTTGACCCAAATTGCTCTGGTGTAAAGAATACAATTCATAGTGAGTGTTCTTGTTTGATTAGAGCTAGGGGCGCTAATATTGATTTCAGCAAGGCGCATTTATTTACTTATAGAATTAAAAAAGATGGAAGTCAAGGATTAGCTAGATATTGTCCAGCATGTGGCGGCATTATCAAGTCTATGGGAATTAAGAATGTATATTATACTTTAGATGAACCAGGAGGATGGTGTTATGAGAAACTTGGAGATGAATAAAGTAGAACCTGAAATGCTGACATGGGAAGAATTATTAGAAAGACAAGGAACTCCTGTATACATTCTTGAAGCAATGGAAAATAGCGGTTATTGGGCCATTCCTTGGGGTGCTGATGTTGTTGAAGGGATTGGAATTGTTATGCTATGTCACCCTGAAGATGTTACAGATTGTGGTAGTCAAAGTATGTACGGGGAATCTTTTGTTGCTTATACGGGAGAAGTGCCGTCGAGACAAGGAGAAATTTGTTGAATATATGGTGGGGTCAGATTTTTGTCTGGCTCTGCTTTTGTTTCTTGACAAAAAATAAAAAGTATGGTATAGTAATATTGGGTTTAAAAGAACCAATAAGCATTTTTAGGAGGAAAAAATTTTGACAAATGAATATATGTTGCAGTTTTTCAAATGGAAAGTTAAGGTGATTTAATGGCGCTTGATAAGCAAATACACCTTTATGGAATTGGAACAGATGCTTTTTATGAAGGCGAAGAGAGATATGTTCATAGGCGTTTGTTGAAGCTGTATAAATTAAAAAAGAATTTAGACGAAAAGAAAAAGAAGAAAAAGAAAGATGGCTTAGAAGAAAAATGGAAGAAAGCTTCTGTTAATAGAGTCATAAAAAAGGAAAAGCAAAGATTGACTGATTTATTGAACGAACGGTTAAAAGATACTTCGCCGCGACAATTAAATCCAGAGGAATTGAAAGACAAAAATGTGATTTCTCTTTTTGAATCTTCTTTAACTAGAGCATTAGGAATAAAAACCAATGAACTGACAGAAGACATTATGATTGTAAGCGTATTTTTCTTCCAAGTGTTTGAAGGAATTGTTAAAAATGGATTTGTTCATAATAATGAAAAATATATTCTATTAACGGCTTCTGCTGGGCAAATACGAACAAAACGAGCAGTTTTTGTTAGAGAATCGGCTTATTTGGCTATCCAAAAGAGAATGATGTGCGGCTTAACTCCCGAAGAATTAAACCGACGTGGCGGAATGAATGTAAATAAGTATAGTGCTTATCTTGCTTTGAATAATTCGGCTACTGACTTTTGGCCTGAGTTTGACATTGATAGGACTATTGTTGTTTCGGATTTTGAAACAGGTGTTTTTGGACATGTTGATTTTATTGATTATCGAACTTATGAAATTACGCGAGAATGGACAGAAACACCGATTCCACATACAGATGGTTGTGGTATAACAATGTTGTCTCCTACAAGAATGGTTCGCGCTCCGTGGATAAAAGGTTTACTTGTTTCTTTTGATTTTCAATCTTGGATAAAAGAGTATTGTCCTGGCGGCAGAGCTATTGTAGAGGATATATACGGTATTAAACATGATATTGTTAAAGAAAATATTCAAAATATTCTTACGGCTAGTCAGTTCAAGTTGAACAAAATTTATTATTCTTGGGAAGAATATAAATATTATTTTAAAAAATATGGTTGTGAATTTTCTTGCTGTAACGTAGAAGAAGAAAATATTCCTAAAGCTAAAATCAATTATCAAATGCTTCAAACTTTGACGGATATGAGTGATAAGGAAATTGAAAAAATTACTCAACAGTCTAAATTTGAAGCTGAAAATATAGGTAAAGATTTTAGAACTACCATGAAATTGATTGGAGCTGTTGAAGAAAATGAAGAAAAATCATGGTTCCAAAAAGCTGTAATGATTTATCCTGAATTGTTTCGTGACTCTTACAGTAGAGATGTTTTAAAGCAAACCAAAAAGAGTCTAATCAAACAAGCGAAAGCAGGAAGGCTTAGAGTTAATGGTGAATATGAATTTGTGTCACCAGATTTATTTGCTTTTTGTCAATGGCTGTTTTTAGGCGAAAAGAATCCAAAAGGACTTCTTGAAGATGGAGAGGTTTATACCAAAAATTTCAGAAATGGTTCAGAGTTGGCTTGTTTGAGAAGTCCACATCTTTACAGAGAGTGGCCCATTAGAAAGAATGTCCGGAATGAATTAACTGAGAAATGGTTTGGCAATACACAATGTATTTATACTAGCACTAGAGATTTAATTAGTCGCATTTTACAGTAAAATCTTGCTGTACCTCTTGGAAACATGAGGATATAAAACTTCGTGAACCTATAAATGTAGGGTGTCATTATCACGTTAAGGAGTCATAGGAAATGATGATTAGGATAATGGCTAACAGGGGAAACAGAAATGCAATCCTGTGGAAAGTTATTTAAACTTACAAAAACAAAAAGGGGGTGTAAAAATGCCAAAAAGACTAGATTTAAAAGGACAAAAATTTAATATGCTTACTGTTTTGGAGTTTTATGATGTTCAAAATGGAATGAGTCGATGGAGATGTAAATGTGATTGTGGAAAAGAAGTTGTAGTTTATGGTAGACATTTAAAAAGTGGAAACACTATGAGTTGCGGATGTTATTGGGAGTCGCGGAAACATGAGCATGGTTTAAAACATGGCGAAAGTAAAACTAGATTGTATCAAATTTGGTGCGATATGAAAGATAGATGTTATAATCCTAATAACGTAGCATATAAATATTATGGTGGAAAAGGTGTTATTATATGTGAAGAGTGGTTAGATTATAGTAATTTTTCTGCTTGGGCAAAAAGCAACGGTTATAGTGATAATTTAACAATAGATAGAATAAATGGAAATAAAAATTATGTTGCAGATAATTGTCGATGGATTTCAAGAAAAGCAAATTCTGACCGTTCAAGAAGAAAATACAGTGGATATGCTTATAATTCTGTAACTGGTGAAAAAGAAGAAGTTACTTGTCTTGCTGATTTTGCACGAGCGCACAACTATAATCCACACACTTTGCAATGTAATGTGAAGAAAAATAAAAGATATAAAGAGTGGCAGTTTGAAGTAAGTTTAAATAAAATCTCAAACGACTATTGAAAGGATAGGAAAGCACCGTTTTTAGGTGTAACCGAGTAACCGAGTAAAGTACATTTAAAGTGAAATTCTTTAAGTGGAAGTGCGAAGAACCTAAACCTGAAAGGGCATGGTTAAGATATAGTCTAACCTACTATGTTAGTAGGCTGTCGATTGTGACGGTGATAAATTGCTAGTGATAAAAGATAAAACATTAACAGCGGTTGCTAAACGCAACATGAAAGGTATAGTTCCATTAGCGTATGAATTAAAGAAAGCAAAAAGTCAAGAGATTAACAATAATACAATGTACGATGGAATGATTGCGGCTTATAATGGCGGCAATATTGGAATTGTGTCAAATAATATTTCTAAGGTGTGGAATTGCGGAACTATTGGAGAAGAACAATTAAATATTGTTAAATGGCTCTGCATGAAAAATAATCAAGTGATAGACTACGCAAAAACATTATGGTTGTCAGAACCGCCAGAAGATATAGAAAGGTTGATGAAGTCATATACAAAGAATAAGCTACCGGCTTTCTTTGAATTTGCAAAAGATAAATCAAAAGACCAAGTTGAAAAGTCAAATGATTCAACTATGAATCGTATTAGTAAATCTATTCCTTCTAGTAGAATTAGTTATTGCAAAACAATAAGCAAGTTTGATTATCGAATGTTAATGAATCAAAAAGAAGAATTTACTATTTCTTCTGATAGCGAGATTATCAAGACTTACGATTATTGGAATACTCATCAATATCTATTTAATTCTACAACAGAAGATAGAGTAAATAAAGAAGAAACGTATATGTATCAACAAATTCGTGAAAAGGTGTTAAAATCAACAGAAAAAAGTCTTGATTATGTGATTAACACATTAGTAACTTATTTGTATACTGTGCGGCCAAACTCAAAGAAGAAAATATTGTGGGGTGCTTTCGGAAGAGAAATTGTTGGAAACTTGAAAGTGAATACTGCCAATCTAGGAAAAATTTGTCCTCAGTGTGGAAAACGCTTTAAGGCAGAAAAAGATAGTCAAGTTTATTGTGGTGAAAAATGTTTTAGAGAATCAAGAAAAAGAAAATCAAAAGAATGTATGGCTGATTTAAGAAACTAAATTTAAAGCGCTACGAGATTATTGTCTTGTGGCGCTTTTTGTTAGCACTTATTTGCTTTAATTATTTCAGTTATATACTAACAATAAAATTGAAAATTTTTGATTTTAACACATCTTCTAGGGGACAATACTAATTTTTGAGAGGTCATTATGATACAAGATAAACAAAAAGATGAAAGCTATGTTACCTTTGCGAAGAGAGTAACTGATGCTTATGAAAATCGTCTTATTGATATTGATGAATGGGGCAAAATGATTTTAGGAGAGAATATTTATTCTTCTGAAACAACTCGTCGATGTAATATGTTTATGAGAAGATTTCTTGAATTGTGTGAAGTTGATGAAGCTTTAAGAAAGCAAGACAAGACCCCAGAAGAACTTGACCTTATGACATTGAAAGAAAACATTCAAGAAGAACGATTGAAGCTACAGACTGTGAATCTTGAATATAATCAAATTCAACGTGCAAAGGCAAGAGATAAATTATTTACAGAGCAGATTGTTGACGCCATTAAAAGATTACCCGCGCTAGAACCTATTAAAAATGGTGAGTTGAAAAATACTAAGTCTAATAATATTGGTGTTCTTTGTATAGCTGATGCTCATTATGGTGTCGATATTAACATGAAAGATGTTTTTGGTCACACTATTAATCTATATAATCCTAGTGTATTTAGACAAAGAATGGAAAATCTGTTATCTGAACTAACTTCGGACGCAGAAGAATTTTGTCAATATGATGCTTTGCAAGTATTTGATTTAGGAGATGCTTTGCAAGGTGCGTTGCGTATGACCGACTTGGTGCGCCTTAAAATGGGCGTAGTTGACGCGGCACTGGAATACGCTAATTATATATCTATTTGGCTTACAGAGTTACAGAAGCGAATTAAGGTGCCAATTAAATATCATTGTCTAGGTGGTAATCATTGTGAAATCAGACTGCTCAATGCCAAGGCAGGGGATTTTGCAGATGAAAATTTTGGCAAGATTATTCGTGAATTTATCTCTTTACGATTGAAAGATAATCCAAATATTATCGTAGAAGCTTATGGAGAGTTTGCTTATGAAAATATCAAGGGAACAAAGATTCTTGCTTATCATGGCGATAGAAGCAAGAAGGATGTTCTTGAAATCAATTATTGGCAAACTTATCATAATGTAGATATAGATATTTTGATTGCGGGTCATTTGCATCATGGCGAACAAAACAGTATTGGTTATGGTGGCAAGTCTGGTGAGCAACAAGTTATCCATGTTCCATCTATTGTGGGCATTGATGATTTTTCAAAGAAACAAAGAAAGATTGCAAAAGCTGGTGCTTTGTTTTTTCTGATTGAAAATGATGGAAAAAAGACTTGGCAAAAAACTTATATACTTAACTGATAAATAAAAGGCTCTTGAATATTCAAGGGTCTTTTTCCTCCTTTGATATGTGTTTTCTCGTCCTCTTTAGTTTTTCACTAGAGAGGATGGGAAAATATATATTGCATCATGTGCAAAATAATTAGAAAGGATAAAAAGGATATGGCGTTAGCCTCAAGAGTGAAAGCTGAAAAGGCGGCAGAAAAACAAAAGATTCTTGAATCTATGACAGAAGAAGAACTGGCGAAGTTGGAATATGATAATTCACGAATTTTTTGTCCTATCTGTCAAAAAAGAAAAGTTCCTGCTAGTTTTAGGCGATTTCGGATTGATGAAAATAAAACAAAGAGAGTTTTGCTTTGCAACTCTTGCTGTAATGATATTTATTCAGAAGCATATCAAGCGACTCTTAATAGTAATGTAGCTATTTGGACGGTATGTATGCGGGCTGGGGTTCCCTGTATTGCCAAAGCATGGACAGAAGCGCAAGGTCGAATGTCTAATCAGAAAAGAAATTCTGGAAATGTTTCGCGGCCTTGGATGGCATATATGGATGCTATGGATAAATTTGATAAACCTTATAGAGGTATTTGGCAGAGTGATATTGAACTATCTGATTTTATAAAAATTCGGAAAGCAAATGAATCGAAACCAAAAGAAGTTAATTCAGAATTTTTTAATTATGATGAGCAAGTAAAATTCTGGGGTTGCTTTTCAAGTGAAGATTTTATTTTTCTAAATCAAAGTTTGGATAGTTATATGTCTAATGTTCCTAACCCAGATATAAACACTGTAAATAGATATAAAGACTTGGCTATAGCTGAACTTAGATTGAGAAAAGCGAATGAGCGTGGCGATATTTCTGAAATTGCAAAATGTCAAGATATTTTAAACAAGCAACTTAGTCTTTTGAATTTAAATCATTTTGAGAATAATACAAAAACTAAAGAAGATTTATTGTTAGAGAAGAAGATTAACATGATAGAATTTGAAAAACCTGCTGAATGTGAAGATTTAAAAAAGTATCTTGATATGGTTGGTTTTGAAAAAGATAATTCTGACAATCTCCGTGTTCTTCAAAATGCCATTGCTGGAACAAAAACATATCCTAATATTCCAGGGATTGAGGTGTAAGTATGGCTAGACCTCATACTAGAGCATTGACCAAGGCTTTTAGAGCTGACCGAATACGTTCTACTACTGGCAAAGATAAAATCGAAGACGAAGCGATAGAAAATGCTATAGAGTGGACAACTTTATTTAGAAGAAATTGGGAAATTTATGCAGAGTTTTATCTTGGTATTGGATTAAAGCCATTTCAAAGAGAAGCTTTGCATTTAATGGGAGTTTCTGATTCTTTCTTTTTTAGAGCAGGACGTGGTGTTTCAAAAACTTTTTTGTCTGCTATCGCAGCTATGTGCGCATTATGTTTGTATCCGAATAGTTGGATTGTCATAACTGCCTCTACTGTCGAGCAAGCAAATAAAATGGTAGAAGATAAAATCATCAAGGAGTTAATTAACAAATTATCTCCTTATTTATTGTACTTGTATGAAAAAGATTTTTTGAAAATTACTAAGCCAAATGAAGGAACAACTATAACGAATACTCTTAATAATTCAACATTAAAGGTGATGGGGCCTGTTTCTAGCTCAAGGGGTTCGAGAGCCAATTTTCTCTTCTATGACGAATGTCGATTATTAAAGAAATCCGATGTTGATTCCATTTTCGAGCCGATGCTATATCCTCGACAACCTATATATTTAGATAAACAAATATATGTAAAAAATCCAAGATGGGTAGAACAATCAAAAACTTATTTTTTGACTTCTTCTGGGTATAAATTTGAATGGTGGTATCGTACATTTACCGAGTATGTTACTGGGTATTATACTGATAAACATATTAAATACAATATTTATGCGGCAGATATTTTTACTACCTTAAATAATGGATTGAAAACGATAGGTGACATTAAAAGAGCTAAGAAAAACAGCACTGAGTTGAATTTCAGAATTGAATACCTTAATGAAGCGGTAGGCGAAAATGAAGATTCGTTCTTCTCTCTTGCTCCTTTTAAGAAAAATCAGAAGTTGGAAAATGCTTTTATGCCACCTACTGATATGGAAGTTTTAACAGGATTAGATAAAGGCAGAAATCCGCCCAAAGATGAAAATGAAGTAAGATTAGTTGTGGTTGACTTTGCTTTTACAAATTCAACAGGAACGCATAAATCGGACAATACTATTATGATGTGTATTTCTGGACATTGGAAGAAAAATCATTTTGAACGTCATGTCGATTATCTTGAAACATATCCTGGTGGAGATGGTCTTGGTGCAGCATTAAGAATTAAGAAGCTTAGAGCAGATTATGACGCTGATTATGTTGTTATTGACCAGCGTTCGGGCGGCGAAGTTATTTATAATAAACTTACTGAACCGCAAGATTGTGAAGAGCGTGGTAATAATTGGGATTCTCATGGTTTGACTTTGACCGATAATCGTCAATATATGGATATTCCACCTGCAAAGCAAGAAGACTTGGTAATGCGTACTGTTGACCCGCTTGCTATTAAATGTATTATACCAATTATTGGTACAACTGAGTTTAATAGTATGAACTGGGTATCTTTGAAAAAACAATTAGAAGCTAATACGTTTAGATTTCTTTGTCCTCTTGAAACGAAACGAACTTTGATGGAAGATAGTGGAGAGTATTTTGAACTTACTTCAGAACAATATATTGATAAACTTATGCCATTTAACGAGACAGAAGATTTAATTGATGAAGCTATCAATCTACAAACTACTATCAAGATGGACAAAGTTATATTGTCTGAACGTAGAAACAAAAAGAAAGACCGTATTGTGGTTTTAAGTTATGCCAACCATGTATTTGATTTAATTGAGAATGCATGGAATAAACAGTTGTTTGATTACGATTTGAATATTGATGATATTCAATGTGTATGGTAAATTATATGAGAGGAGGTGTAGAGACTGGAAAAGTATTTAAATGAAACTGAGGTAAGAGATGTTGTAGAATTTGCACAGGGTCTTTATCTTGGTGAGAAGTATGGATGGAGTGCATTTAATCCTCAGTTATCCAATCAGTTGATGAAAGAACTGAACAATGGTTCAAGTATTCCGACATCCATTGATATTAAAAAAGCTCTTAATGAGTATAAAACAAATGAACAAAATTTGCAAGATTATAGTGCTTATATGATGAACTTCGATATGTTGTTTAAACGTGTTGCACTATCTTATGCAAATGCTTTGTCTTTTGATATGCAAATAGTATGTATCAATGCAGAAGATATTTCAGATTATAATACTTCACAATACAAAAAAGATAAAAAGAAAATTGAAGATTTTATAACTCATTTTGATTATAAAACTGAGTTTAGACGTGTATTGCAAAATATTATTGTTAATGAAACCTATTTTACTTGGTTAAGAAAAAGTAAAGCAGGTAATGGGCGCAAAGCAAGATATTGTTTACAAGTTATGCCGCAACAATATTGTATGCTGACTGGATATTTTGATAGAGGTCTTTTATGGTCAATGAACATGAATTATTTTCTTCAAGCCGGTGTAGATATTGATACTTATGACCCTAGCTTAAAGAAAACTTTTATTCGTACTATGGAGGCCAAGGGTGCGCCCTATATTCCTTCTGCAAGTATTGGTAATCGAGATGGCCAGTTTGCTCTATGGGCTGATGTTGACCCCAGTGATGGAGCTTTTGCCTTTAAGTTTGACACCTCTAATTTTAATTCTGTTCCTTTCTTAGCACCTTATATAAAAGATGTTCTAAGAAATGAAGAAATTGGGGCTTTACAGTATAACAAAGACATTGCGGCGGCACATGCTATTCTTGCTGGTGAATTAAGACTGTTTGATAATGCTAAGAGTGGCACCAAAGCTAATCAATTTGCTATTGACCCAAAGAGTGTTGGTGCATTTATGACTAAAGCTAAAGCTGGTTTAGGCGAAACAGTTAAACTTGCGGCACTTCCAACAGAAAACACTAAATGGTATCAATTTCAAGATACTAACAGTGATAGTTATGAAAAACAATTAACTATTAGTGCTGGACTTGGAAGTAACATTAGTCGTGTTATTTATTCTTCTGACAGAATGTCTAACGCAGAATTGCAAGCGGCATTAGATGAAGTTTATAATACTGTACGTCCTGTTTATGGTCAGTTTGAGAATTTTATGGATTTTTATGCTAATAGACTGACTAGCAAGTATAAATTCCATTTTATTTTTGATGGCAGTAATTATGCACACGAAAGAAATAGACGATTTGACCAATTAACTAAAGTCGCCGATAAAGGTCTTGTGTTGCCGCCTAGTGCTTGGGCCTCTGTGTTGGGGTATAATCCTGTCTATTTTGAAAAGATGCTTCAAGAATCTAAATCTAGCGGTTGGGTAGATGAATATAGTCAGTTAATGGCTAATGTCAATATTGGTCAACAGGTAGGCGGCGACGAAGGCGGCAGACCTAGAATTGCTGATGATACCTTAACTGATTCTGGTTCAGATTCAAGAGAGGATTTGATGCCTGATGAATAATTGAAAGATAAAATATATCAAAATTGGTGACAAAAAGCAAAAGATTTTAGATGCTTTTGTGGAAGTTTGGGATAAATTTTGTGAACACAAAATTCTGTGGATAGACAGTGTTTTTCTGGCGGCATTGATGTACGTGATTGTGCAGTAATAATGCGTTGGAATTGTAAAAAAATTATTCAGAAATTTTTCTAATTTATAATGAGGGATAAATATGATTGTAAGTGAGAATACTATTCAAGCTGTTACAGAGCTGATTAAGAAATGCTTTGAAGAAAACCGTGCATTTGATAGAATGGTTTCAGTTCTTGGTGTTGATTTTGCTTGTAGTAATAGCGCCGAACTAATTCATAAAAACATTGCCCATGCTTTTCCTGCATTGGCTGATGATTTTGGAGCGAGATGTTTAGAACGATATAATATTTCTGTTAAGTATGGTGCTACTCCTGCCGCAGAAGAGAATTACAATAGTGTAGAAGAAATTATTGCGAGAATGAAAGCTAGAAGTATTGAATTTCAAATTGCTATCATGGGAGTTTGTAAAATTTCTTGTGATAATAATGATATTCATGTGTATAGTGACCTTATTGAAATTCTTCGAGGTTATAATAATATTGTAGAACAGCTTATTTTGTTACATGATAAGATTAAGGCTTATGGAAGTAATGCAATGGCTTTTGACCATGATATTTCTACGTTTTGGATTTTGGGGGACAAATAATGGTAGTATTAGGTGAACCTAGCGATTATACTAATTATATTGCATTAGATGGTGATGATGCTTTTTATCTTCATCAAGCCGGTTGTGCGCCTAAATTTAAAAGCGGTGATGGAACTTTGTGGTTTAAAAAGAATAAAAAGACCCTAAAAATTGTCAAAAAATTAGGGATTGATATTGAAGAAATTGGAGAATAACTCTTTGGGAAGGGAGATGAATCCGTTGGAAAAGAAAATCTCTTTTGAATATGATTCTATTATTGAGAATTTCCAAGAGTATGATGATGAAAAATTTGCTATAGCAAAAGTCTGTATTTTAAGTACGGGGCCAAATGCTCATGGCTTTAATATTACAGATGAAATTTTGCGAAGAGACGCGGGTACAGTTCGCGGACAATTTCTTGTAGGAAGAATGTTCGGAAATGATTTTATGGGACACGAACGGGACGAAATACCTATTGGTTATTTTCCTGTTGAGAAAGAAGTCGAGTTTGAAGAAACAGAAGTTAATGGTGTACCAGTAACCAAAGCTTGGGCTTATGCAGTATTTAGTAAAATGTATGCTAATAACGCTTATGAAGCTTTTAAAGCTCATAACCACAGAGCTGTGTCCATAGAAATGACTTGTCAATTCGCAGAAGATGATATTGAAAAGGAAAATCCTATTTCTTTTGATATTTTTGGCGTGACTGTGCTTGGCCGTTATGTAAAGCCTAGCGATAAAAACGCAGAAATAAATCTTATTCGATTCTCAGAAGAAGCTAATAGTTTCTTTAATGAATTACAAAAGCATCCTACTCAATTAGAACAATTTTCAAATCAAAGGAAAGCTCAAATGGAAGAAAAGAAAAGTTATAAAGTAGATAAGTCTAAAGAATCTCTTTCTAATGCAGATTGGTCAGATGTGAACAAGTCTGATTTAAGAAAGAAGATTACTGAAGCTAAAAATGCTTCTAGTCTTGTTAATGATGTTTATCTAAAAGTTGAATCTGGGTGGCAGGAAGCCCCTTCTGAGAAGCTAGGTTATCCTGTAATGCAAATTAAGGGTGATAGTGTAGTGTATAATAGAAATGCACTAGCAAGCGCTCTGGCTTATGCTAGACAACATAATGAGACAGAAGTTATCAATAAACTAAATAAAATCTATAAGTCTTTAGGACTAGATGATAATGGAAAGGAGGGTGAAGCTAAAATGGAAGATAAAGATAAGCTAAATAAGCTTGAGGAACCCGAAAAGATGGCTGAACCTACACCCGAAGACAAGTCTGATTCTGAAAAAGATAAAAATAAGGATGAAGATGAAAAAATGTCCGAACCCGAAGAAAAGAAGATGTCTGAAGATGTAACTATGTGTGATATTGCAAAACTACAGAAGGACATTGAGGATAAGGACGCTATTATTATGGAAAAGGACAAAGAGCTTGAAGAGCTAAGAGCTTTTAAGGCTGGCGTGGAAGAAGAGAAGAGAAATATGGCTGTTGCCGCAACTCTTGAAGAAATTAAACCCTTTGTTAATTCTGAACAGTTTGAATCTCTAAAGGCAGAAGGCATGGCGTGTAAGTTCTCTGAAATTGATGGTTGGACGAATAAAGCTAAAGCCGTATCTTTTGAAGCTTCTAAGGGCAAGAAGGAAAAGAAGAGTATTTGGTCTTTCTCTGCTCCTGTTGCTCCATCTCAGGACGAGCCTAAGAATGTTTGGGAACGCCTAAAGAAAAATATTTAATAATAAAATTTATATAGAAAGGAATGATTTCGTATATGGCTAAGAATCACTGTGTAGTGAGTACGATGAACTGCATGTGCTGGGATGTTGATGCACTAAATCACGCTGGTATTTATGCGGATGGCGACCTAGATAATGGTACGCTAGTTACTCTAAAGGAAATCAATCACGACAGCACCTCTGGTGCAGTTAAGGGTTTTGAATATATTGTTGAACCCGCAAAGGCTGGGGCCAATAATGTGTATGTAGTAAATACCCCTGAAGTTGGCTATACTATTGAAATGCAAATGATGTCTGACCCTCGTTGTTTCTATAATGAAGCTGGTCGCCCCATGTCCATCAAAGCTATTATGTCTGGTGTTGATGTGCTAGAAATTACTAAGGAAGCTTTTGTAGGTGAAACTCTACCCACTCTAGCTCAGATTGGTCAGTATGTTGCTCCTGCAGCAAACGGTAAGTATGCCGCCCCTGTCGCTGAAGCTCCTGGTTCTGGCGCTTACTTTAAGGTAGAAGGTCTACATTCTATTGCTTGCGGCAATGAAATCGTACCTACTGTTCTACTACGTTGCATGGCTAACCAGCTATAATTATAGAAAGAAAGGAGTGTTGATATATTATGCTAAGTAATGAACTAATTAAGTTCTCCGATGGTAAGACTGATTTTTATGAAGCCGCAGTCTCTTATTTTTGCGACAAGCAACAGTCTCAGGAGAACAAGAATCTACTAGATATGGCTTTCTTCTCTGAGATTGAACGTAAGTCTGGTGTTTCTCGTGAAGGTCTTGATTCTATGGCTTGGGCAAGTAATCCCTCTGTTCAGTGGGCTTATTTTGCCGTTCGTGATGCTGTAATTGATGCTATTATTCCTACTACCATTCTACCTCAGTTTGGTATTTTTGCCGATTTCCGCACTCAGGCTCCTGGTGATATTACCAAGTTCACCATTAAACCTAATAGCTTTTACACTGTTTCTCTGAGCGCAAACGGCGAGAGAACCACTCATAGACAGAAGAAGTATAACACTGACTTGGTTGTGGCTCCTATCGACCATATTATTACTGTTTATACTGATTGGTTCCGTGTTATGTCTGGCAAGGAATCTCCTACTGATATGTTTACCCTAGTTGTACGTTCCCTAGAGAACGCTATGTATGAAGATGCTCTAGGCGCTCTAATGACTGGCCTAGAATCTATTCCCGTTGGCGCTCAGAATGTTACTGGTGCCTTTGATATGAAGACTCTAGTTCAGATGTGTGAAACTGTTCAGTATCGTAACTCTGGTGTAAGACCCATTATCTGTGGCTCTGCTACTGCTCTAATGAATGTTATTCCTGATTCCACTTCTGGCTATCGTCTAAATGTTGATGGTGAAGGTAACGGTCGTATCGAGCTTCTAAAGTCCATTATGGGTTATACTGTAATGAAGCTAGATAACGCTGTTTCTCCTGCTGGTAAGCTAATTCTACCTGACAACAAGATTTTTGTTGTTTCTCCTTCTCAGGATAAGCTTGTTAAGGGCGTTATGACTGCTGGTTTCCAGAACGGTAATCAGTTCTTTGAAAATGCCGACCTCACCAGTAACCAGACTTATCGCCGCGCATTTAACTTTATCTACGCAAGCGCGGCACACGCAGCAGTTTACAATATTGATGCTTAATTAAATGAAAAATACAGCGAAAGATAGTCAAAATTTTTGTGTTTATATTCATACCAATTTAAAAAATGGTAAAAAATATGTTGGAATCACAAGCAAAACGCCTGTTAAAAGATGGGGACATACTGGAACAGGATATAAAAGTAATAAACATTTTTGGAACGCGATTAAGCTTTATGGCTGGAATAATTTTTCACATCTTGTCTTATATAAAAATTTAGATTTAAATCAAGCTAGTGAATTAGAAAAACTTTTTATTGCTCTTTATAAAACAAATAATCCTGATTTTGGATATAATCATACTAATGGCGGGGAAAAACAACAAAAATTTTCAGAAGAAGCTAGAAGAAAGATGAGTGTGGCAGGTAAAGGAAAAATTATTACCGAAGAATGGCGAAAACATCTTAGTGAAGCAGGCAAGGGCCATCACAGAGGAAAGGGTAAATCTTTATCTGAAGAGCATAAAGCTAAATTAAGAATTGCTTCTACTGGTAAAAAACACTCTAAAGAGAGCATCGAAAAAATGCGATATAATTCAGGTTCAAACAAACCAACTACTGTTGATGGAATAGTATTTGATTCTATTTCTTTTTGTGCAGAATACTTAGAAGTGAATCTGAAAAGGCTTCATGCTTGGTTAGAAGGAAAAGACAGTATGTCAGAAGAATACAAGATTAGAGGACTAGGATTCTATGGCGTAAAAAGTAAATATATCCCTGTTAAATCAAAGTCTAAAGGTGTTTATTGTGATGGAAAATATTTTAGTAGTATGTTAGACTGTGACAGATTTTATGGTTTTAGCAGAATGACTACTGCTGGGGTATTATCAGGTCGATTAAAAAAGACTTCTGACGCTGTATTTTTATTAGAGAAAGGTATACGATATGCTAATAATATTAGATATATATACTCTTTTGAATATTGATGCTTAATTAAGCACATAGGAATAAAAGGATTATAAAAGGAGAAAATAATGGCTTATAGAAAGAAGTCTGAATCTGAAGTAGAAAATACAGTAGAAGAAACTAAAGTCAAGACTGAAAAAACTTCTACTGTTGATAAAGAAAAAGAAGAACTTAAAGCACAGCTAGAAGAACTAAAAGCACAAATGGCTTTGATGGCACAAATGATGGGTGACAAACCTACGCAAACCACAAAGTCTAATCGTGAAATTACGTTTGTGTCTATGGTTCCTGGTACTCTTGTTCTGAAAGGTACAACCATTTGGAAGATTGAAGGTCAGTTTAATAGCCGTTCTATTATGGAATCTGAAGCAGAAGCAATTCTGTCCAATATGAATAATGCTATTCGCAATGGCATCGTTTATATTGCAGATGCACAATTTGTTAAGGAACATAATCTTGAAGCGGTGTATGCTCATTTAATTACAGATGCACAACTAAAAGAACTACTATCTATGAACGCAAAGCATGTAGTAGATGTATATAAAAATGCTAATGATACCCAAAAGCAAATTATTATTGATATGGTGTCTGAAAAGAAGCTAAATGGGCAAGAAATTGATGCCAATATTCTAATTGAACTAGGTAAGCTGTGTCGTAAGGATTTAATTTCTATCGAACCTATTGAAGAGGAGGGTTGATAATGCCCACTTCTTTTGACACTGTAATTGACCGTGCGCTTATTACAGTAAATGATTATAAGCTAAGAAAGTTATATAATCAAGACTTGGATAGATTTCAAACACAGATGGATGGTTTTTTGATTGATGCTATTCCTAATTTCTTTCAATGTCGGCAATCACTAGAATATGACCTAGAAAACAGAGAATTTAAGTCTGACCTTACGGATACTGAAATCTCTATTCTTGGTGATTTTTGGATTCTAAGTTGGTTTGGAAGAGAAGTTAGAAACGCTTCTCAGTTTAATGGTAAGCTACAAGCTAGTGGTTCCTTTAAGAGTCATAGTGCGGCACAAGCATTAAAAGAGAAGTCGGCTTATGAAGACAAGATTCGTGAAAAGGTGTATCAAAAAATTACCGATTATCAATTAGAAGATTTGTCTGGTATCGACTTTGTAGTGTAAGGAGGTACTTATGACAAGAGCTAAAGAAATTTATAATCTTTATTCCATCCTTCTGTTGTTTGAAGAACTAGGCAAACCTGAAACAGAAGTTAATTTAGACAACTATCTTAAATATCTGGAACGACTTCATTTTACTTATGAGGCAATAAATCAAGTTGAAATCTCTGCAATTTTACAGGGGCTTCATAATGGGCGCGACCGTCTTCCCCATGATACTGTTCGGTCTATTGTGTTTCACATGATAGATTTAATTAAAAAGGGGGAAGGGTTAAGTGCTTAATCTCAAGTATTTTGAAAATACATTGGATAATAACGTATTTGGTTGCGACCCCAATGAGCAGTACCGCGATTTAGAACAAGAATATATAGATGATAACTGGGAAAACACAAGTATTCGCTACACTATTGAAGAGCAAGATGGTTATGGAGAATTAAATTTCCATAAGATAGAGGCATGGGTCAATAATGTAATTGCGACATCTTCTTCTGGCTCTCGCTCTGGCCAGGATTATCTTCAATTCTTCTTTAGGAACATCAACCATAGTTTGTCGCAAGGATTATATTATCGTTTTAATGATAATTATTGGTTAGCTTATTTTTATAGTAAGTTTCAAGGTATTCCTGGTGACACTTTGGTAAGACGATGTAACAATGCTTTAAGAATTGTAGACCCAGTGGATGGTAGCATATTTGAAATTCCATGTGTGGTAGAATATGATATGGGTTCACCAGCTACTCAAATTTCTATGTATGTGTTGACACCAAACAACCATGCATCTGTTATGGTTCAATCTAATAGCGACACAAGGCGCTTATTTGTCACTAATACTAGATATATTCTTGGTGGCAGACCATTTAAATTAAATGGCTATCAAAATGCTTTGCTTTATAAGGAAGGTATAGAAGATTCTCAAATTTTATATTTGGATTTATATCTTGATGAAAAACATGCCAGAGATGACTTTGAACGGCAAGTAGCCTATAATGGCGAATATAATTATGAACTCAGAATCGCAGAAGATAACATTGAAGTGGCGACTTCTGGTTCAGGACAACTTCATGCTAATGTTACATTGAATGGTGATGATGTTAAGCGTGAAATAAAGTGGCGCTCTTCTGATGATAGTGTTGTGACTGTTGATGAGACTGGTAGATACTGGGCGAAAAAACTTGGCTCTGCTGTTATTTCTGCTATTTTTGGAGATTTGGAAACAACTATTACTATTAAAGTAGTAGAAGTCAATACTGAACCTTATATTGAGTTAAAGACATGTCCTACTAAAATTAGAGAGTACGACACTGCATACTTTGTTGTCCAAGTTCTTGTGGATGGCAAGGAAGTTTCTGCTGAGATTTCTGCAACTTTGGACAACGGAACAACTAAGGATAAAAATTTGGAACTGAAATTTACAAAAAATACTGTTATGGCAACATGTATTAAACGTGATGGACAGTTACATAATATAAATATCAAAGCTCATTTACAAGACGGGCGAGATATTATTAAAATAGTAAGTGTGCGACTTGTATCAATGATGGGATAAGGAGGTATGTATGTATAATAGTTTATCTGCTTTGCCTACAGCCCCTTATAAAATAATGACTTATCTTGCTACAAGTAAGGATACCGAAGCAGAAAATTTGTGGAAAATTATTAAGTATCCTGATTACAATGCTCTCTCTCAACCAAATCTTACTTTTAAAGAAAAGATGGATTTGGTTAGTAAGTATGGGCCGCAAGCAGATTATAATATTTTTCTAACAAGTTTAATTGAGGATGCAATAGCAGAATCAAAATGTATTCTAAAAATGTATACTTATTTTGTGCATCCTGTTCAATTATATACTGCTAATGTAGTATTTGCTTTTGATTTCTTGTTTGGTGGAAAGATGGCAACAGTTGAACTGGATGGTGCGCCAGTAGCACGAGGCGATTTGTTTATCAATTCTATTCTTACCATACTTAATGGCGTTGAAGTTGGCGGCGTTGGTAAATTGGTATTTCACGAGGATATGAGTCGATACGCATTAGCTCGAAATGTTATTGGTAATCAGAAAACTTTTGCCGGTGTAACACTTTACTTATCTACTGTGATGGGAGATTCTGGAAGGGAGGGTGCTTGTGAGCATTAATATTGATTTATTAAAGACTGCATACTTTCCTTTTGATAAAGCTATTCCTTATAAAGCAGGGGACAAGATTATAGAAATTAAGCCGGTAAAGTTAATTGATTCTGCATTATATAGCGCTAGTGAACCAATTCTAAAAATTGATTAGAAACGACCACACACTCATGACATTAGTCATAAGTTAGTGGTCGGATATAGTCAGCATATATAGAAATATGTATGTAGTGGCGTAATCTACAACGCCCGATACTACTCGAATTGCTGGAAAACCCTAAAGCTATTTAAACTACAACGTAATATCGCATAGATATAAGCGTGAAAGTAACGAAAGTAGAAAAAATTGAATAGATGGTGCAAGGTTAAATCCTAAACACTTTTAATAATGGGCAATCAGCAGCCAAGACCGAAAGGTAAGGTTCAACGACTATTCCTCTTGAGGGAAGTAGGTACAAGCGTACTGAAGTGGGTAGACCTTAACAGACAATGCTGAGGGATAAGATATAGTCTGTGCTTAATGGAAACATTAAGAAGTTCATAAGAGAACTGCATAAGTGGTAGCGTACTTATGTGAACGACAATCTCCAAAACGATTAAAGTAAGACTATGGTTCTTACAAATGTTATATTAAAATAGCGAAAAAATTTTAATTTTACTTGACTTTTTCAATCGTATATGTTATGATAATTATCATAGAGGTGATAATGTTGGAAGCAACTTATGAACGTGAATATGTGTATTCAATGTAGCGACTGTATCAGAAAATACAGAAGAACAGCTATGAAAATATATTTAAAGTCAAAAAGTTAAGTAAGGTGATTTAATGGAAAAAGCATATAAATTCAGAATATATCCGAATAAAAAGCAAAAAGAAATTCTTGCTAAAACATTTGGGTGCTGTAGATTTGTATACAACCATTATCTTGCAAATAAAATTGCATTGTATAAAACTTCAAATACAACATTAACATATAATCAATGTTGCTCTGACTTAACTCAATTAAAGAAAAAGTTAATTTGGTTAAAAGAAGTTGACAAATTTTCACTTCAGAACTCTCTAAAAGATTTGGATAACGCTTATCAGAAATTTTTCAAAGAACATACTGGTTTTCCCAAATTCAAATCCAAGAAAACGCATAAATATTCTTACAGAACGAGTTTTACAAATAATAATATTGAGTTTTGCAATAAGCATATTAAATTACCAAAACTCAAAATGGTAAAAATCAGAGATAAACGAATACCACAAGGAAGAATACTTAATGCTACTATTTCACAAGAGCCTAGTGGAAAATATTATGTTTCACTTTGTTGTACAGATGTTGAAATGAAAGCATTAGAGAAAACTGGTAGTATGATAGGTTTGGATTTGGGAATTAAAGAATTTTGTGCTACAAGTGATGGTGAAAAGGTAGAAAATCCTAGTTATCTCAAAAAGTCACTAAGTAAACTTGTAAAATTACAAAGAGAACTATCTCGAAAAACAAAAGGTGGCTCCAATCGTAACAAAGTAAGAACTAAAGTTGCAAGACAATTTGAGAAAATCTCTAATCAGAGAAAGGGTTTTTTACAAAAGTTATCTACTGAACTAATCAGAAATAATGATATAATCTGTATTGAAGATTTACAAGTTAAGAATATGATTAAAAATCATAAGCTTGCACAGGCAATATCAGATGTATCTTGGTCTGAATTTGTAAGACAACTTAAATATAAAGCAAGTTGGTATAATAAACAGGTTATTAAAGTAGATAAATTCTATGCAAGTTCTCAAATATGCAGTGTGTGTGGATATGTAAATAAGGAAACAAAAAATCTTTCTGTCAGAGAATGGAATTGTCCTTCTTGCAACACGCATCACGACAGAGATATAAATGCTGCTATCAATATTCTGAATGAAGGAATGAGAATATTAGCTATATAACATTTGTAAGAACCGTAGGAATTACGGGGATAGCTTGGTAAATATCTTTCCAATAGGAGAGAGTTCCCAAGAATCCTGTGACTTTGGTCGTGGGAGGTTCAGAAAAACTCAATAAATGATGTTAAAATTATTCAAATGAGTTATTTGCAATTCATTAGTGATGTGTTAATTCCTAGTGACGCTATATATGCAACAAGTCTTGGTACTATATTGTTATTATGTCTAGGAATGACAAATCCTATATTACAAAGAGATGATAAGGGGAAACCTTATTTGCAAGATGGCGATATTGTCATTAAACCAAACCATTTTGAAGAAATTATGCGAATAATTTTGTATCAAAATGACGCTAGATATGATGATGAATATATTAACCCAGACCTAAAAAAAGCAATGCAAGACATGGATAAACTAAAGGCAAAAGGAAAGGAACCGCCTAATTTAGAACGAAGAATGGCAATAGTTACTGCTCACACAGGCGTTCCAAAAAAAGACCTTTTAGAAATGACATTAAGAAGCTTTGATGCTTTATTTAGTGAAGTTGTTGGAGAGGTCGAATTTCTGACAACTCGTGCCTTGATATTGTACTCGGGTCAAGCTGAAAAAGCTGACCATTGGCTATTCCCGAAAAAGAAAGATAAATTTGAGGGATATATCACAGATGTTGGTGATTATAGCAAATCTATGGGTGGAGACGGAAAAGTGAAAACTTCTTCTAATACATCTATGGGTGACAACTATACTAATATGTTAAATAAATTTGAATAAGAAAGGATGATGTTAGGATGAAGAAATTCCTTGCTGGTGTCGGTAAGGCCCTGCTGTTCCGTGGTAACGAACTATTTGCCGTTGCTCAAACCCTAACCGAATCTACGTTCAGCTTTGATATTACTTCCGAGGAAATTAGAGCTGGCGCTGGTAACGCTCTTTGGGGCAAGTATTTCCATGACTCTTCTCTAAGTGTTACTCTTACTGACGCCATGTTTAGCCTCGAATATATGGCTGCTGCACTAGGCACTACTGTTACTCAAGGTGGTCTGTCCATCAATGAAGAGTCTGACGTTGCTGTTAAGACTGCTGGTACTGTTGAACTAGCTGAAATTCCTCTGGCTTTTGAGGGTTCTCTAATTGGTTGGTATAAAAAGCCTACCGAAGAAAATTGGACTGTTGGCACCATCGTCAAGGGTACTGGTAACAAGTACAATATGAATATTCCTGCTTCTAAGCAAAACGAAACTTATTGTATTAAGTATTTTTGGCAGAACCCCAATGCACGTTCTATCACCATTAAGACTCAGTATGTTCCTGCTGAACTACACGTTGTGATTATTAACGACCTATTTAGTGGCGATGTTGGTGCTTCTAGTGATACCCCTAAGATTGGTAGACTAATTACTGATATTCCTCGTCTTCAAATGGACGGGAGTCAAGAACTATCTCTAAATTCTACCTCTGCCGCAACTGTATCTCTAACTGGTATGGCCCTAGCTGTCACCTCTACTGATACTTGTGAAGATGAACCTTATTACGGAACTATGACCGAAGAGATTTTTGGTGAGTCTTGGGAAGATAATGTTGTTGCTCTAGCTGTTCAGAACGCAGAGCTAACCATGTCTTCTGAGGCGGTAGACACTCTAATTGTTCGTGCTGTGTTCTCTGGTTCTAGTGCCGCACAGATTAAGAGCAATGATAACTTTACCTTTGCTGTTGTTACTGGTACTTCTGTTGACGTATCTAATGAAGCAGGTAAGGAAGGTCAAATTACGGCTAAAAGCACTAAGGGTGAATCTATTGTTAGTGTAACTCTAAAGGGCAATCATCCTAATCTTGACCCTGCTTACGCACGAATCACTGTAGAATAATAAATTATTTAAGGAGGGCTGAAATATGCCCTCCTTTTTTAATATTGAGGTGGTTACTATGTGCGAATATGTAGTAAGTCAAAATATTTGTAAAATTACTGGTAATAATTGTCCTTGGATGTACTGGTGCGACAAAACACATGGATGGAGGCCGAATAACTCCATGCCAATACAGTGTAAGCAAGCCAAAAATTATATTCCTAAAGTAGGGAGAAATCAAGGCGTAGTTGTTGCCAGCAATAAGAAAACAATCAATGTTGACATTAAAGGAAAGATTTATTCTTTCCGTAATCCTTATGAAGAGGTTCCTAAGATTGTTAATGTTAAAAAAGTTAACGGTGAATGGATTCTTGTTATATAAGGAGGGTTAATAATGCCAGAAGAGATAATACATGAATTAGAAAATAAAGTTAATAAAATTAACGGCAGAGTTACTGAACTTGAAGCTACGCAACCTTTTCTTAAAGAAATGGTTCAACAAAATACTGCCGCTTATCAAAAACTAACAGAAACTATGGTGGATGTTAGAATTGCTATGACTCAAATTAACGATAATTTAAGTCAGCAGTCAGATGATATTGTTGCGCTAGAAAATAAAGTCGAGGAGGTTTCTTCTATCACAGATGCTCATTTTGACTCTGTGTCTAAAAGAATTAAACAAATTGAAGATGATAACTCATTTAACATTAGTCAATTTTTTAAGAAGAACTTCCCCTGGATTGTAGCGCTACTTGGACTTGGAATTTTATATGCTGCACAATTTGTAAAATTCTAATGAAAGGATTAAAAGGATGAATGTAAAAAAAATTGCTCCTGTCGAGCTTAAAGAATATGATGTGAGTGTTAAGCCTTATCTTACATATTCACAAATCCAAAATATTGTTAATACTGTAAATCAATTCACAGAATGGGCAGAGAGAGAAACCATTATCGACGCAATGGTAATTTGCTATGCTGTAGATATTAGCATGGAAGAATTTGAAGAATATGGACATGATGAGCTACTTTGTTGTGGTTTTATTGATGCAGTAAAGAATCATATTAAGAATTTGAAGCTTGTGTATAAGGCTGTTGCTTTTAATGAGTCTCTAGGCAGAACTATTAACAAGGCTCTTGAAATGGTTCCTGCGCTGTCTGAGAAACTAGAGGAAGTAAAGTAATGCCTGTTTTTACATCGGAGGCGGCACTTAGAAGTGCGGCATTAAAAGCACTGAAAACAGCAGTGAGTGATATTATGAAAAAAATAGAAGAAACCAATAAACAAATGATTGAATCTTATGTATATTCTGCGGGAAGTCCTTCGTATTATAGCCGTACTAAACAATTTTATAATGCTTGGAAATCAGAAGATGGTGGTGGAAGCGGAGACGTTAGTGCCACTTTTAAATATGATGAAGGTGCGATTTCTTATGATGGTGAGTATAGTCACGGTTCTCCTGAATGGGGTTCTGCGGCATCTTATATGGCAGACATTATCTATCAAGGACAGTCAGGCCCATTGTTTGGTGATGGCTATTGGAGAGCGGCAAGAGACGCCTGGGAACCGTTGGTAACTATGATTGAGTCACAATTAGATGGTTGGTTTTCTTCTGCGGCAAGAGGAGCAGGTTTGCCTTTAGTATAATGAAAATAATTGCTTTAGACGCCAGTACAACTTCAACAGGGGTTGCGGTATTTGACAATACAGAGCTTGTGTATTATACTACATTACAGCCTCCTAGTAAGTTAGAATGGCACGAAAGATTAGTTTGGCAAGGTCAATACTTGTCAGAAATTATAAAAAAATATAGTCCTACTGAACTTGTAATGGAAGATGTTCCTTTGCAAAAGCAGGGGACAAAAACATTGATGATGTTAGGAGCAGTTCAGGGTTATGTTCTCGGACTCGCTTCTTCTTTTGGATTGAGTATGAAATATTATTTTCCGAATCAATGGAGAAGCGAGTTGGGAATATTTACTGGAAGACGAGAAGACACAAAGAGAGAAGTTCTTAAACAAAAAGCTGTAGAGTTAGCAAATAAGAAATTTAATCTTGAACTTGTCTGGAATGGGCCTAACTCAAAAAAATCTCAAGATGATGTAGCCGAAGCGATTCTGATTGGCGCGGTGCGAGTAGGGGCTATCAAAAAGAGACGCTTCCAGAGTTGAAAGGGGAGATGTTTCTATGGCTTCATCTGATTGGAAGATATTGGTAGGGGTTGAACTTGATACTTCATCAATTCAATCGCAGTTATCAAGTCTTACTGGAAAAGGCAGTAAAGTTAGTTTAAATACAGGTGATGCTACAAAAGGCTTAAATGCAATGTCTAGTAGCGCTAAAACCGCTGGTATGACGCTACAAGAAGCAAACATGATTTGGAACGGAAGCATAGGTGTTCTTAAATCTTTTGCTTCTCAAATATTAGAAGTAGATGCAAGTCTGACTGAATTTAAGAAGGTCAGTGACCTTCAAGGAAATTCGTTGGCTAAATACACTCAGAAGTTGCAGGCTATGGGAAAAGAAGTTGGACGTACAACAAGTCAGATGATAGATGGAGCAACTGAGTTCAAGAAATCTGGTTATTCTGATGCTGACAGTGCTAGTTTGGCAAAAGTAGCGGCAACTTTTCAAAATGTAGCAGATGATGCTATAAGTGCTGGTGACGCGGCAAGTTTTATTATTGCTCAATTAAAGGCATTTAAAAAACCTGCTAGTGAAGCTACTCATATTATTGACGCGGTTTTTCATTGGCCGAAATTAGGGTGAATTGACGGGGACAACCTAATGCCTTATACACAAACTTATCATGGTAACATAGATAAGGGCTTAGAGTAATTAACTAAGAGATTGTAAAAGAGATAAGGATATATGGTTAATCCGCAGGGAAGATGCCGTTGAGATACGGTATAACCTTCATCGACTATCGAAAGCAATCAAGAAAAAGTTCTTGATAAATGTAACTGTCTGTGTTATAGTATGGGCAGAATAAGACGCATAAGCGGATGAAGTGAGTAGAGTAGGAGCAATCCGAAGCGCCCTACAAGTTGTTTTAACAAACAACGGAAGATATAGTCAAAAAACAAAATGTTGTACATAATATTGAAAGAAGAAAATATGAGTGAGAAACATAAAAGCTGTCTAACTATAGAAGATATTAGACAAAAAATTGCAGAAATAAATCCTGGTACCGTTGTATTGACAGAAAAATATATTAACAATTCTCAGCAATTAGATATTATTTGTAGCGATTGAGGAAGAGAAGAATATAAAGAAATCTTAGAAAAATTTTTTCAATCATTTTTTGTGCAACAATAAATAGTTTTATTTTAAAGCAATGAAGTAAGTAATTCTTTTGCAGTGTCTTCTAGTGATTTATCTCAGTCTATTGGTAATGCTTCTGCTGCATTGGGGGTTGGCAATGTTACATTTGAAGAAACGTTGGGCCTCCTAACAGCAGGTACAGAAATCACTAGAAATAGTAACAAAGTATCGAGAGCTTTGGTGAGTGTCCAAAGTCGGTATAACCAGGTCTTAGACGATTCCTCAAGTACAGGAGAGAAGCTTCAGAATTGGTATAAAAAGCATAATATTTCTATTAAAGACCAAGATGGAAATCTTCGGTCTTTATATGATACTTTGGGGGATGTTGCAAAACAGTGGGATACTTTAAGCGACAATGAAAAGAAGTATTTCATTAACATTCAGGCAGGTGCTAATCAGAGCCAGAACCTTGCGGCAATTTTGGGAAATTTTGACACAGCCGTTGCCGCAACTAATACAGCACTTAATTCTCAAGGGTCAGCGGCGAAGGAAAATAGTCGCTATATGGACTCATTTCAAGGAAAGCTTTCAAATCTTAAATCAGCTTTTCAGGCATTTGCGACAAAAGTTCTAAATTCCGATGCAATGAAAAAAGGTCTTGACCTTTTGACATCTGCGTTTTCAAAACTATCTGATGATTCTGTATCAGGTAAAATAGCACAAACATTAACAAAATTTACTTTATTAGGCGGTCTATTGGCGGGTGGTATTGGCAAATATGCTCCTGTTATGTCCAGTTTAGTAAGCACTTTTACTAATTTTGGCAATATACTGGGTAAAACTGCTCCTGCCGCGACTAAAACTGCTCAAGCAGTAACTAAAATGGGTACTGCGGCGGCAAAGACTGCAACGACAGTAAGTAAAACAACTACAACTCTAACTACTCTTGGCAACGTAGGTTATGTTGCAGGTAGCGCGGCAACAGGATTTGAAGCTCTCGCTTCTTCTTCCGCTAAAGGCGCTACAACTACTGCTACATTTACGAAAAATATGGCAGGAGTGTCCAAAGAAGCTTCTAAAACAGCGAATAGTGTTAGCAAAGTAACCTCAACAGTCACAACACTTGGTAACGTAGGTTATGTTACTGGTGGTATTTCTGACGGTTTTAATAGCGTTACAAAATCTGCTAGTGAAAGCAGTACAATGACTGCAACTTTTGCCAAAAACATGAAAGGTGCAAGTAAGGAAGCTAAGACAGCTACAAAAGCGGCAAAAACAGCTACTAAAGCAACAGGAGAAATTGCAAAAACTGCGTCTAAAGCAACTAGAGCAACGGAAGGTCTTGCGGCTGGATTTACTGCTGTAGGTGCTTCTGCTGGCCCTATTGCGGCTATCATTCTTGGAATTGTGGCGGCTATTGCGGCTATTGCGGCTATCAATAATGCGGAAAATCCTTTAACGCAACTTAATAAGCAAGCTGATTCTTTGGAGAACAATATTGATTCAGTTAAGCAAAGAATTGCTGAATTGGAATCTTCTGGCGGCAATCCTGTGTTTATTCAAACGTGGAAAAATAGGCTTAAAGAATTTGAAGACCAACTAAAACAAACTCAAGAACTTATTAAACGTACTGAAATTACTGGCTCTCCTAGCCCAGAGGTTCCAACAACAGGTGGAGCCACAGGTGGCGCACATGGGAAATATGAAGGGTCTACTGCTAACACACTTCCTCAACAATATAAAGATTTAGGTCAGAATATCCAGTTAGCTCAATCTCGTAGAAGAATGATTGATGAGATGGATAAAGGAACTAGAAGTATTGAAGAATATGTTTCTGCTTCTGCTGACCTTGCCAAAGCGGAAGAATATATTTATGGCGTAAGAGACGCTTTACAAGAAGCTATTGATGCGGGGTATGAATTTACTCCTTCTATGCAGACGATGTATAAAGCGATTCTTGATTATGACCCCAGTCTAACGCTTCAAAGCGCAGGACAAAAGAGTGTTGCTATGCAAGCCTCTATTGCCGCACAAACAAAAAGTATTGTTTCTACTGTAGGCGATGCTTTTACCAAAATGAAGAATGGTTCACTTGACACCATTGATGATATAGCTAATATCGGTATTGCTTGGGAAAATGCAGGTATGACAACAACTGCTACGCTTGACACTATGATTAACAAGCTTCAGGCGGGGACATTAACTCAAGAAGAATACAATACTAGCATGTCACAATTAGTTAAAGAAGTTATGCTCAATAATATGAGCAACGAACAGTTTGCTTCTATGAGTGAAGAAACTATAGCTACACTTCTGAAACAAGTAGGTGTCACTGATGCTACGGCGCAAGCACAAAAATTATTAGGGGAAGCTTATCAAGAGTCTAAAGATAAGATTATTGCTCAAGAAAAAGCTTTAGAGCAAGTAGATGGTATCTATCGGGGTGTTGGCTCTACCCTCATGGAAACATCTAATTTTGCTACTGGTTTTGGTAAAGAACTTCAAGATGCTTCGTTAAAAGGTGATAAAGCCGCAAAGAGTTTTATTCAAACGCTTCAAGGAATCTCTAAAGGTAAGATAGATTATATTGACCTTGATGATGAGTCTATTTCCTCTTGGGTAGATAAACTTCGAGTTGCCGCTACAAATGGCGATGCTTATGCACAACAAATTGTTGACGCTATTGACACTATTAACGCCGCAAAAATTGATGGTAATTTTGGCGATGGTGATGGCGTTGTTGAGTTTATGGAAAAGCTTAAATTTGAAGCGTCAAAAGGTAAAGAAGGTGCAAAAGAATATCTTTCTACTATTGAAGAAATTCAAAAAGGTAAATATATTGATATTACTGGGCCTAACTTTGAGCCTCTTTATAATGACCTTAAAAAGGCAAGAGATGAAGGGGACGAAACGGCAAAAGAGTTTCTTGATTGGTATGAAAGTTTTAATGAAAAAGACATTGAAATAGGTTTTAAAATCAATTCTGAAGCCGCATGGGACGAAGAAGCGAGACAACAAGCAGAATATATTCAAAAAAACAGTCCAAAATGGTCAGGTCAAGTTGTTGGGGCGATGGAGTCTGGGGTAGATAGTGGTGCAGTTGATAACGCTTGGCAAAAATTAACGCAACCTTCTGACCCTGCTAAAATTAGACAAGCGGCAGAAGATACCGCCAATGAAGCTGTCGATGCTTGGACTAAAGCAAAGAATATTTTAAAAAAGCTGTTTATCGGCGGCGAAGGCGACGAAGGTAAAATCAATACTTGGAGTGAATTGACAGAAGGTTCCAAAAAAGCTGGTGATTCTGCAAAAGCCGCAGGTGAAAAAGCGGCAGAAGGTAGCGCTGGCTTTGTGCAAGTTGGTGACAGTGCCAAAGAAGCTTCAAGCAATATTGTTAGCGGTGTTGACCTAATGACTGGCAAGGCGACTGCGGTTGGAGCAGTTGGCGACAATATGACTAAAACAGCCGAAGCTACAAGTGAGGCCGCAAATAGTCTTGTTGAAGATGGTCAAAAAGTTGCTGATACTGTTGACAAAATCGGACAGTCCGCTGAAGGTACCGATGCAAATACTCAAAGTATTGATAGCTTGAGCGAAGCTTATGGTCTTGCGGCGGATAATGCCATGACTTCTGCTGAAAAATTTGAACAAGCGGCACAGAAAATTCAAGATTCTTTGAGCGTAGATGTAGGCTCATCCTTTGATGACCTTAATGCGAAAATTGAAGCTTTGTCAGGCGGCTTTGAGGTATATACAGGAAATTTTGATGCTTTTGTAGCTTCCTTTTCAAATTTTTCTACGCAGATAAGTACGATTTCTTCTAATCTTACTGACTTTGCTAGTAGGATAAACAATATTGGTACGTCTATTGGCAGTGTTAATCTTGAAATCGCTAATATGATTGTTAGCATAACCAGCAATTTTGCTGGGCTTGCTACAAACATTCAAACTATTGATAGTGCAATTTCGGATTTGTCAACAACGTGTGTTACGCTAGGCAATTCAATTCAAACCGCATTGGATAGCGCTCATACTAGTGCAACAGGACTTTCTAGTAGTTTTGCAAATTTAAAATCTCAAACTGCTGGCGTTACTGAAACTTTCAATAGTATCAATACTGTTGCAGGTAAAATGGCAAGTAGTATTGCTGATTTTGGTCAAGCGGCAGGTGACGCAGGACAAAGATTAGCACAAGCTTTTTCTAATGCGTCAAGTAGTCTGACTACTGTTAGTGGTTCTCTTATTGGAGTCAAAGGGACGCTTGTCCAAGTAAATACTCTTGTCAGTCAAGTAAGCGAAAGCATGACTAATCTTAGCACTAGCGCAACAACAGTAGATACTTCTCTATCTTCTATTGCAACAAGTGCCTCCAATGCTATGTCTGGCATCACTGACGGCGCTCACAATGCGGCATCTGCACTAATCACTCTTACTACGCAGTCTAGTCAATCTGTCACTTACATGAATAGTCTAGGGACTGCTTCTGGAAATGCTGGGACTGCATTAGGTACTTTTGCGGCTAATGTAACAACCGCTACAGCTTCTCTAAGCAATGCGGCATCTAGTATGCTAACTATTGCTGGTAGCATGAATAGTGTTAGTATGGCGGCGTCTCAAGCGTCTGTCAATATTAGTTCTATTGCAAGTAACCTGTCCTCTGCGGCGGGGAGTGGCGCATTACTATCTACCTCTCTCAGTATTGTTTCGGGTGCGGCAAGTTCTGCCAGTGCGGGAGTCGCTAGTCTAGCTACTTCTGCATCTAGCTGTGGTGCTACTTTAAGTAGAATTTCTTCTAGCGCTTCTAAAGCGTCTTCTGCTGTGGGTAAAGTTGCTGGGCCAGCAAATAGAACTTCTGGCGCTTTAAGAAAAGTAGCAACTGCGGCGAATAGCGCAAGTGCGGCACTAAGAAACTTCGCGGCATCTGCGAGAAGTGTTGGTAATCTTACTTTAAATGTAAGTGGTTTATCTTCTAGCCTGACTGCTATTGTTGGTAAAGCTAATGCGGCGGCGGCGGCATTAAGAAATCTAAAAGCGTCTGCGTCTGGCGCGGCTTCTGCTGGGAGTGGCGCTCTTTCTAATGCTCAATATATAGATACAATCCACGGCATGGCTACAGGTGGTACGGTTACTAAAGAAGGTACTATTCTTGTTGGTGAAGAAGGCCCAGAAATTGTTAAACTTCCTTCTGGTGCAGAGGTATATAACAATGATACTACACGCCAGTTACTTAGCAAATTGTCTACTTCTGAAAAGACTCATTGGGGCGATTTTGATAAAAATAAACAGCCTGAATTGCCAAAAGTAAACAATGCTTATGCTGATTGGACTAAATCTGTTACTAAACAATATGAAACTGCTAAAGGGTCTTATTCTGACTTAAAGAAGTCTGACCTTGAGAAGCAAGCGAAAGAAATCAGTAAAAAGATTGGCTCTGGAGCAGGTTTAGCTCAAGCTGTTATTGATGCACAAAATAAGCGCACAGAAGCTTTTACTAAGCAATTAGAAGAGCAAAATAAACTTTATTCTGAACAAATTGACATTATGGAACACAGATTGTTCCTAATGCAAAAGAATGGCGCAACAGAAGAAGAGCAGATTGCTCAGATTAGGGCGATGCAAGCCGAACTTCACAAACAAGCTGAATATTATCGTAAATTGGGCATCAATGAGAATGATACTATTATTCGGGAAATTCAAAGCAGTTGGTGGAGTCTTGAGGGCGATGCACAAGACCTATTTCAATCTATTGCTGATGCTGCAACGGAAGCGGCAGAAAAGGCTAAAGAAGAATGGCAAAACTATTATGAAGAGCTTGAAGAAGGTCTTCAGAACAAAACAGAAAAGTATGAACTTCTTTTTGAGCAAGTAGCTAAAGACGCACAGCGTCGTATTGATGACCTCAATGAAGAAAAAGATTATTGGGAAGATTATTACGACGAAAAAATAAAAGCTCTTGAAGAAGAGAACGATAAAATTGAAGACAATATCAAGTTACAAGAGCTTCAAGATGAACTAGCCAAAGCGCGACAAAAGAAAGTTTATGTCTACAAAGATGGTAGGTTCCAATATGCGGATGATATAGATGAAATTAGTGAAGCGCAGAAAAATCTTGAAAGCTATGAACGTGAAAAAGCACTAGAAGATGAGAAAGACCGCCTTGAAAAGCTAAAAGATGAAGCTGTCAAAAATATTGAAGAACAGATAAATAAATGGGAAGAGTATAAAAACGAGTGGGAAAATGTTGTTGATGATTATCAAGAAGAACAGAATCGTCTAATTATCGAACAAGAATTTGGTATAAATTCTGAAAAGATGAATTGGGATACTCGTATTAGAAATCTTTCTAATTTTGTTTCTGAGTATAAAGAATATATGAGACAGCTTAAAGATGCCCAAAATATGCAAGAGCGTATTGACAAGGGTGAAATCTTTGGGTCTGGCACTTATGAAGCGGGCAAAGATGGGAAAGCTCCCAAGGGGCTTAAAATTGGTGATAAGGTAGTTACTGATGGCGGGACGTTCCAAATCATTAAGGTTAATGAAGACGGAACTTATGAATCCAAAAAAATCAGTAGCGAAACTCGAAAAGAATACGCTTCTCGTGGCGGTACTTATGACAAAGTTTCTAGCGCTACGGAAACACCTAAAACTGAATCTAGCGGAAGAACTTATCAAGTAGGTAAAAATGGTAATGCTCCTAGCGGCTTGAAGGTTGGCGACAATGTTGTTACTGCCGGTGGAACTTACAGAATAACCAAGGTTAAAAATGACGGCACTTACGAGTCTGAGTTAGTAAATAACATTACTAATAAAGACTATGAAGGAACTGGTGCTAGATATGACCCCGCACCTTCCGATGTGAGTTGGTCTGAATCTAAAGGCACTACGGTTTCTGTAGGAAATGACGGTAAAGCTCCCAGAGGGCTTAAAGTTGGCGACAGGGTTACTACTGCTGGCGGCACTTATAAAATTACTAAAGTAAAATCTGACGGTACTTATGAGTCTGAACTAATTGAGAAACCAATAAGTCAACCAGGTCAAAGTCCTGGCGGTAGTCAAACAAAACGATATACTGGTTATAATTCTTCTGGCGGAGCGTATAATATCACTTCTCAAAAAGGTATAGACTTTATTGAGAACGCTAAAGCTTATGCTACATTGACTGGCGGCGATGGCTCTTATTGGACTAAAAACAATGATGGCTCAGTCACAGTTAATCAAAATGGTAACATTTATACTGTTGCAGGTGTTGGAAAATACGAAAAAGGAACTGAAAAAAATACCAATCCTGGATTAAGTCTTTTAGGAGAAAAAGGCCCAGAATTAGGCATATTGGGTTCTGGTGATGGCGTCATACCTAATGATTTAACTCGCAATTTGTTTGCTTGGGGCGCTTTAACTCCTGATTCGGTATTAAAAAGCTTGGTAAACAATACTCAAAGTGGAATAAGTATGAACGGAGTTCAAATGTCTTTCCCCAATGTTAAAAATGGAAATGACGCTGAAGATTTTGTGAAAGCAGTAATCAATATTGCGAACCAAAGAGCTTATAAGAGAAGATAAGTTTAAAAAGGGGAGTCTTATGGCTCCCCTTTAAAAAATGAGGTAGCTTATGAATGTTGAAAATTTTTTAGATGCTATTGAAGTTATTGTAAATAAAAGAGTAGAAGAAAACAATACTCAAATTTATACAGGTATTATTGTAAAAGAGGGTACCTCTTTGAAAGTGAAGGTAAAAAATAAAATTTATGATTTGCCTGTGTATGGCGGCAAAAAATCCGATGTTAAAGAGGGAATTAGTGTAAAAGTTTTTGTTCCACAAGGGCAAATGAGTCAAGCATTTATTCTGATTTGAAGGAGGTGATTCCTTGGCGCTGTATACACCAGTAATTGTAAAATTAAATTCTATTGTTGTGAGTGGTTTGTATGTTCAGCCCACAACTTTTCCTTTCTATATGGAATTTGTTGTTTCTGGCGGTAATAAGCCAACAAATTATGAAGTAAAGATAACATCACTAACTAGCGCCTCTTCTTCATATACTTATTCTGGAACTTATAATCAAAGTCCTCAAGTAGTAAGCTTTGACGCAAAGGATAAAATTCCTGTTCGTAGTGACATTTGGTCTTGCCAAGTAAGAACATCTAATGGTTCTGAAACATCTGAGTGGTCTATTGCTAAGACTTTTTACACTGGAAGGGAACCTTATTTTCGTCCTTCTTTTGTCGCTAGTGATTTAGCTGACTTTAATGGTCCCACACAAACAGTAAGATTAGTTTATGATACAGGACAGACGGAAATTCAACAAACAGGAGAGACACAAATTCTTGATAGTTATATTTTAAATTTATATGACGTAAAAGCAAATAAGATAGTGGACACTTCTGGAATACAATACACTTATCTTGTTAATATGGAGCCTAACGAGGAAGTTAGTTATGAATATACCTTTTTTGGTCTTGAACAAGGAAGAACATATTCAGTTGAAGCAATAGGGAACACTAGCTTTAATTTAACTTTTTCTCAGCGCTCTCAAAAAAATATTACTATTAGTTACCCAATCGAAGATGATAGTTTATTGTTTTTGGAAAATAATTGTGAACAAGGGTTTATCCATGTTGAAAGTCCATTAAAAAATATTCAGCCAAGTATTAGCACTTTCCCTGACGCAGGATTTACTTCTGATAATGGTTATTATCCTGGCTACAATTCTGAAACTAATAGGTATGGTTTTACAACTTGGAGCGGTTTTAATTCTAAAGATGATTTTACTTTGCAAGTAGATGGAAGGGATTTTAAACAGGTTGGAAAAAATTATGACAATATAAAGTTACAAGGAAAATATGACGCTGAAACAGAGGCTTATCCTGAATTAACATTAAACTATAAAGAAGATATAAACGAAGGCATTGCATGGATAGAATGTCGTTTAGATATTTTCCATGTAACGTATGGAGAAACTAGCAAAAAACATTCTTATATAGCTTATAGCAATTCAATTTCTCGTCCTTTGTCTTTTGAAGATTTGAATATTTGGGTAAGATATGTAAATGGTTTGCTTGATATAGTTTTAACCAAGAAGGAGGGTTGAAGATGATAGGCTTTTTGGGATACAACTTTTTTGCGGACGGAAATGCGGCAGACCCTATGCCTGTCTATAATTTTGAAACAAATTCTCTTTCTGCTGGTGGGTTTGTTATAAAACAAATTAGACTTTCAAAAAATACAGAATTTGAAGAAACTGAAAGCATTAGCAATATTTGGGATAAAGACACTTTGCTTTTAACTCATTTTGATAAAAAGACTTTACAAGCAGGGTATTTTCCTGATGCTTTTTCTCGTGCTTATAAAGCAAGAATCAAAAGAAGAGAAGTTGGAACCGGAAATTGGTTTACTATAAAAGAATTTGATTTAAGAAATAAAAACACTGTTATAACTTTTGATGATTATTCAGCAGTAAAAAGCAATGTAACTTATGAGTATGCTATTGTTCCAATGGACACAGATACGATTGAAGGGCAATATTTTACGCGCCGCGTTCTAAGCCAATATAAAGGTGTTTTTATTTGTACCGTTGATACGGCTTTTAAAATGTATGCTCAAGTATCTTACGGAGATACCCAACAAAATCAAAAAGTTGATATTTATGAACCTTTGAATAAGAAATATCCTACTTTGATTAGCAATGCAACAACAAACTACAAAACAGGCAGTCTTTCTGGAATGGTTCTTCAAGACAATTATGATGAAGAGGAAAGAGTTCCTGATAGAAAAGCTATTGTAGACAAAGCAAATAGCTTCTTAGAGTTCGTTACGGACAAGCAACCAAAAGTAATAAAGGACTGGAATGGAAATTCTTTTTTGGTTGTATTTACTGGTACCCCTTCTTTGAGTTATGATTCTAATTATGGAATGGGCGTTATTAACGCTTCTGCTGATTGGGTCGAAGTAGGGTCTGTTGACAGTAGAGATGATTTGTACTATGCTAATTTAATTCCAAGTAAGGAGTAAAATTATGTTTACAGAAAAGGATTTTGATATTTTAAAACAGACTTCTTTCATTCGTTATCTTAAAGTAAAAGTACTATCTTTAAATAAATTTGGTAATTTTAGACAAGTTGATGAAATAAGTGGGAAAATGTTAAGTTGTTCTGTAAATGTAGATGCTGATAGTGACTTACGACGTAGTTGTTCAATAGAACTTGTTGTTGAAAACAAGGAATTTGAAGTTTCTCCTGGTAGTGATATTTGGCTGGATAAATATATTTCTCCGCAGGTCGGATATGAAGATAGGGCAACGGGTGAAATTTATTGGTACAATCAAGGGATTTATCTTGTTGATGCACCTTCTTGGCGATATGATGCGACAACAAATTCTTTATCCATTCAAGGTTTAGATTTAATGTCAAAATTAACTGGTACAAGAAATGGTTATTTGCCTGGTATCCCAACTGTTATTCCCCAAGGAAGCTCAGTTAAAGGAGCTATTATTGCGGCGATTCAACTTATGGGATTTAACAAATACATTGTTAATGAATGTCAAAATGTAGATGGAAGTATTCAAGAAGTTCCTTATGATATTCAAATTGACCAAGGTGGCACTATATATGATATTCTTAGCGAATTAAGAGATATACTTCCAAATTATCAAATCTATTTTGATATAGATGGGGTATTTCATTATGAACCTATTCCAGATGATGATAATGATTCAGTTTTAATAGATGATTCTTTTTTAAAATGGATTCTTATAGGCGAAGATATTGATACGGATTTTCAAGCAGTAAAAAATGTAATCGAAGTATATGGTAAAACACATGATGTAAGTTATTATTATAGTGATGCCATTTATGGAGTAGTCAGATATGAGGGTGCCAATGTGGGTGCTATTGAAGTAAAGTATGCACCTCAAGGAACCTTACTGGATGGTACTATAATCGGTCTTACTGTCCCCAATTACAGCGGTAATTTATATTTTATTGCAGAGTATGATTTGGTGGAAGGGGAGATTGAAGTCACTGAGCTTTATGAAATTTACGACACTAATGGTTCTAGGCTTTATGAATTACCTAAAAAAGAATATGCCGTATTGCAATATAAAGATAAAGAACTTGGTGGCGGATATTTTATTTATATCGGAAGACAACAAGCTTATGGAGAAGCAAGCGACAATGATATAAATAGTCCTTTTTATATTGGCGGCTCTGTAGGAAGTATTCGTAAAGTTTGCTATGGCGGTGAATATGATAATATAACAACAGATGATTTGGCCTTGCAACGGGCGGCAATAGAACTATATTGGGCGGCAAGACTTAATGATACTGTAAAATTAACTACCTTGCCTGTCCCTTGGCTTGATGTCAATATTTTAATGCAACATGCAGTTAGAGACAATGAAGAAATGAAAAAATATATTGTTAAGTCTTATTCTGTTGACTATAGCGAAGGAGGAACTTCTGAAATTACTGCTATGACTTTTTATCCTTATTACGCAACAGCGGCGGTTGAAAAAATAGTTTTGGCTGTTCACGGTTCTTCTGGCACAGAAATTGTAATTCAAGATGCGAATTTAGAAAGTGTAGCTATTGGTACAATAGGGGCTTCTGGTGTTTTGAACTTACAAGTTAAAGGAATGGGTACTTATACTATTGTTGCAACCTTAAATGGTTCAACGATTAGTAGGGATATAAGTATTTATCAAAAAGGAACGACAGATATTTATGTTTAAAAGGAGATATATATGGCAACAAGTTTTCCTGGCACCGTTCAAACTTTTGATAAGCGATTAGATTTAGTAGAAACTGATGCGCCTTTAGTCAAGCAATATCAAGAAGCCATGCAAAATGGTGATTTAAGTTTGGCGGCAAGTATTTTAGAAAAAATCCCTGACCACGATAAGAAGCTTATTTCGGCAGAATTTTTAAATGATATGACAGATACTATTGAAGCAGTTGAAACATTCTTTTTAGAAAGATACACTCCTGGCTATGTTGTTTCTGAAAGTCAACCATCCGGTCAAAGTAATGGTGATTTTTGGTTTCATATTACAAAAAAACTGTGAGGTAGTTTATGAAATATAATCTAAGAAGACAAGATATTCATTTAAAAGACAGACCTTTATGGGAAAATATTAAAGAATTTTGGCAACAAAAAAATTATAGTGAAGCTATTAAAGAGGTAAAAAGTTCTCAACTAAAAACAAAGGCGTCTGTAGCAAGTTCATTGAATGAAATCGTAGACTATTTGGAAAAAGTACAAAATGATGACGATAAAGATTTTAAAAATGATTTAATTCCTGTGAACAAAAATGAACCACTAGGTTTAAAAATTGGACAGATTTGGTTTAAGACAGATAAAGAAAGGGCAATTCCTTACACTTTTGCTCAAGTTACTCAAAAGAATATGACTTTTGCCCAAATTACAGCGCTAAATATTACTTGGGAAACAGTGGATAAGGGAGGATGGTGAATATGGCGACAGTTACAAAATTTGTTGGTACGGATGCTTTTAGCACCACTACATTTAATAATAAAATTGATGAAATCAATGTAGCGTTGCTTTCTGCGGGTAAGAGCGCATTTGCAACGATTGGAACATCTGTTAATGAGACTACTTTAGTTTACACTTCAGATGATTGTGATTATTATTGTGGAGCGAACCCAGAAGAAAATGCGAACATTATACAAAGAGCAATGAATGAGAATGATTGTATTTGTTTTTTAAGTGGCGTATATAATATTAGTAAGCCAATTATTGTTGAAGGAAAAACGATAATTGGAAATGAAAATGCTTCTATACAACAGCATGAAACAAATTGGACGGGAGACTTTTTATTTAAAACGTCTGATTATAGCAGTAAGAGAAATTATGTAGGTAATTTGCAATTTGCAATAACATCAAGTTCAGTAGGCGCAATTTCTTTTTTTGGAAGCGCAGAAATAGAGAATTGTTATTTTACAGGAGGCAAGTATGGGGTTTGTGGCGACCAGCCAGTTAGAGTAAATAATTGTTTTTTTAACGAGGTAACAAATTGTGTTTCTGGAAGAACAGACCTTGTAATCACAAACAATATTGCAAAAAGTTTTAATATTTTTGTCATGGACTCAATACAGCAAAAAGGACAGAATGGCAACGCAACTATTCAAGGAAATATAGCGGAATCTTCTGTTGGAGGTTCTTGTATTGTGTCGCCTTCTGCAAATGGGGGCAATATGAATTATGTTTTAATCTTTGGTAATAGGTTACAAGCTACTAATTTTATAACCGTTGCAGGAGATAAAACAACTTTTAATTACACTATTGTGGGAAACGATATGAGCTTTGATTCTAATCAAAACTTATTAACAAAAAAAACTATTGTAGTTGGTAACAATATAAATACATCTTTAAGTGTTACTTCTGATTCTTTAAGTGCGAATAATTTATAATTAGGTGATTATATGGCAGAATATAATTTTACAATAGAAAATAAAACTTCTTCTGGATATGACCAGCTATATCCGGCAACTAAGGGCGAACAAGTTGACGTATCTTCTGTTGCCTCGGCTATTGGAGAATCAGGCCCATTGAATGTAGAACAAGCTTTAACAAGTCTTTACGCTACAGCTACCAATAAAACAGGTTTTCCTAAAATTGTTACTACTATTGCCAACGGCAGTATCAATTCTGAGATGGGCGACACTAGCCAATATTATTCTTATACACTGCCTTTTGCCAAAACTTTGACAAAACTTCCTACTATGGTTTATTTAGAAATTGGACGGGGAGTTGATAGAGAGTGGAATAGACTTTCTACTGTTTTAGAAACTGGTGCTTCAGCAGTAGGTGATGTTCGTATGTTTTTAATTAGACAAGACGATGGTACTTTTAATGCTTATGCACGATATTGTTATGCTTCAAACGCACCTCTCTTGCCTAGTTCTTCAACCACAACTTATGATATGTCTAAGCGTGTGTTTAATTTTGGATGGCAATATTTTGTGAATATAGATAAAGAACCTACCAGACTTAGCAGTGACGCACCTTTTGAGTTTACTTATTATGGGAATAATGCAACAACATTTTCTATGCAAGGAGGAACTGCTTTTTGTCAATATCCTACAAGCGCGACCGCAAACCGTTTTCTGTATTCTATTGGTGCTTTTAAATATGATTTAAGCGGAGTAACTTTTAAAATTTGGTATCAAAATCTTAACAGTTCTACTAATTATAATCTTGTACGATATAGAGGTATTGTATATGAATAAAATATTTTTTAAACGACTTGATGATAAAAACAATATAGTACAGGTTGGACTTGTTGATAGCATAGATTATCTTCCAAAAGGTTGTGTTGAAGCAACAGAAGAAGAATATAACAATTCTTTTGATAATCCTATATCAAGTTTTTCGGATGAATATATCTTGCAAGGGATTCGCCAAGAAAAAAATCAGCAAATGTCAGAAGAATGTTCTAAAACAATACAAAAAGGCGTTCAGTATAATGGAAAAGTATATAGCTTAACTCCAAACGACCAAATAAATATTGATTCAATGTTTAATGCAGTATTGGCGGGGGCAGAAGAATACCCATATCATGCTGATGGTGAAAGTTGTTGCAACATGAAAGCAGAAGATATTCTTAATCTTTATGTGCTTTATAAGAAAACAGTAACTTATTACACGACATATTACAATCAACTAAAAATGTATATTGACACTTTAACTGATAAAAAAGATGTTGAAAAAGTATTTTTTGGACAAGAGTTGACGGGTGTTTTTCAGGAACAACTTGAGGATATGATGACAAGTGCAGATGTACAGATGCAAAACATTATTGCAAAGTTGAAAGGCTAAAAAAATGGCAGAATATAATTTTACAATAGAAAATAAAACAAATACAGGATATGACCAATTATATCCAGCAACCAAAGGTGAGCAAGTTGATGTAAGTGAAATTGCAACAGATTTAGGACTGAGTGGCACAGTTAATGTGAATGATGCTCTTAAAGCGGCTTACGAGCATGGTGGCGGCAGTAGCGGAACCACGCCTGAACTTACTCCGATTGTAGCAACAAGTTCAGATGGATTAACATACACTTGCACTGCTTCTCATATCACAAGCTTAACAAAGGGCGCAATGCTCACTATAATGCCTGACACAGTAAGTAAAAGGGTTGACCCGTATCTTAATGTCAATGGTTTGGGTAATAAGTATATTGAACGAGCTTTAGGGACGTCTTTAACTTCTATAAAAGATTTCAGGAACGTTAGTTGGATGTCAGCAAATCGTCCTTTAAGATTGATGTATAATGGTACTTATTGGATTGCGGCAGATTATGTTTCTGTTGACTATACTGATTTGGAGGGGCTAAAAGGCACTATTGCGTTAGGTACAAGAAAAGGCACCAATTCTGACGCTATAGAAATTCCTACTTCTGCACGAGCCAGGTTTTTAATTTATGGCAGTGATTCTGGCGGCACGGGTGAATGTTTGTTTTTTGCCACTTCTCTTCAAAGCGGAGTTAAGCTATTTTACGGTGTTTCTGAACCCGTAAATGGAAGTTTTTCAGATATAACTTGGAATACATCAAACATATCTATCAAATTTTCAACCACAGGTAATTATCTGACTAGAGATAGATGCAATTCTTCCCTGTGCGATTATTGGTACATTATCTTTTACTAAGGGGCGTTTTGTTATGAGATACATTAAAATAGAAGAATATATCAATGGGGCGCATGAGAATTTTGTAACTGAAATAGAAATATCGCCGCCAGAAGGTTATGCTTTAATCCCAGATGAAATTGAAATTCCTTCTACTTTTCCTTTCGTCAATATTGAACTAGATGAAAATAATATTGTTAAAAAACTAATTCCTGTTTCAGTATTTAATATTGATATTTCTCCTTTAAGAAATCAAAAATTAGAAGAAATTTCCGACAAGTGTAGTAAAGCTATTGTTACTGGTTGTGACGTAACATTAGAAAACGAAACTGTTAAACATTTTTCTATGGAAGAAACAGACCAAATCAATATCGCAACTGCATTAGATGCTGTTAATAATGGAATGAAAGAATATCCTTATCATGCTGATGGTGAATTATGCGAATTATATAGTGCTAATAATATTAAGTTAATTAGTAATGCTTTTGTTCAACATAAACTTTATCATTTGACTTATTGCAATCATCTTATGTCTTGGATTAAAAGATGTAACAAGATGAAAGAATTAAAGTCAATTTATTATGGGATTGAACTTCCTGATGATTTAAAAGAAAATATGGAAAAAATTTTGAAAATAAAAATGGAAGAAAAATAACAATAAGGAGGTTGTGCAATGGCAGAATATCTAATCACTATGCGAGAGTATAATGAAGCTTCTAATAGTTATGATATACTGTATCCCAACACGGTGAAAGAAAATATAAAAGATTTGGAAAATTTAGGAGGAGCAAGAATTGATGTAGCTATTGTCGGTGGAGCAGCAGGACAGGTTGTAAATTTAAGCGGGGCTAAAACCGCAACAGCTGTAACTAACACAACTGGCGTTGCTATTTTTGATAATCTTCAATATGGAGAATATTTAGTTTCTATTAATATTTCAGGGGCTACTAAAACGCAAAACATAACAATAGATGCTTTAAAGATTTATGAAATATCTTTTTCTGTTGTTAGTGCTACACTTAATGATAATTCGTGGGACATTATTAGTGCAATTAGCGCAAGCGGAGAGGCTTCTAATTATTGGAATGTAGGGGATACAAAAACGATTATTATTAACGGGCAAGTAGGTAATACTACGTTTTCTAATTTATCTATTAATGCTTACATTTTGGGTATCAATCACAACGCTGGTGTAGAAGGAAATAATCGTATTCACTTTTGTATTGGTAAAGTAAATAACACAACTGTTGGACTGATTGATTCCAAATATAACCAATACCCCATGACTTCTTCTGGTTATTTCTCTATGTCTTATGAAGATAGCAATACAAATGTTGGAGGTTGGAATGGTTGTTATATGCGTTCTACAATCATGTCTGCAATTAAAAATGTTTTACCTACTGACCTTCAGAACGTATTGAAAACTGTTATAAAATATACCGATAACACAGGTGATGGCAATGGCGACAACTCTTCTTATGTAACTGCAACAACTGAGACTATCTGCTTAGAAGCAGAATTTGAAGTTCATGGTACTAGAAAATACGCTAATAGTTATGAGCAGAATAAACAACAACAGTATGATTATTATAAGAATGGCAATAGTAAAGTTAGATATAAATATAATGACACTAATAGTGCTGTATGGTGGTGGAACAGAAGTCCGTGGTCTGCCAACTCCGGCGACTTTTGCGGGGTGAGCACTCGTGGTTTGGCGGATTACCGCCACTCGCGGTATTGCAATGCGGTGGCCCCCTGCTTCTATGTTTAATCTGTAAAATCCAAAGCCCTGCTTCGCGCAAGCGTGGCAGGGCATACATCAAGAAGAAAAGGAATTTAATAAAATATGTCTGTATATAAAGCACAAAGAAATCCTTCTAAAGCGGAGTTTTTAACTACAGCAAAGAAACTTTTTGTTTTTACTATAAAATTATCTAAAAAGTTTCCAAAATCTTATAAATTTAATATGTACCAAGATTTATATAATTTGACACGAGATATTAGTCTTAGTGTTTTTCAAGCAAATTCTTATTATGTAAGTAAAACCATGTCTCAAGAAGAGTATGAAAAAAGATTATCTCATTTATATATTGCAAGGTCTAAAATTTATGCTTTAACTTTTATGGTTTCAACCGTATATGAATATATAAGAGAAGGAAATAATTTTCTTGGGACGAAAGAGCAAGCAAATAATATTTTTCAAGATTGGGTAGATTTAATAACAACCGAAAAGAAATTGATTTCGGGTGTAATACAAGACACAAAGAAAAGATATAAAAAATATCAAAATGAATTAAAAGAATAATAAATAAAAAATAGGGTATTTCCCGTTTCCGTATTCCGACAACTCCAACAACTTCTGCAATGTGAACACTGATGGTTCGGCGAACAACAACAACTCGCGGAATTGCAATGCGGTGGCCCCCTGATTCTATGCCAATAGTAGCCGCCATTTTTTTGGTTATAGATGGCTACTGGGATTGAGAAGTAACCTAGTTTTTGCTAGGTGAAAATAATCTTTTCATAGAAGGGGGAAATATCCTTGGCTCTGCTTTGTGAACGAAAAGATTATCTTGCTAAAATGAAATCTAAACCTATGGACATCTTTGATAAAATACATGACATTTTAAATGAGCTGCAGATTAGAAAGGAATAAAATGAAAAATAATTATATTGTAAAAAAGAGATTTAATCAAAAAGCACTTCAAGGCATGGTTAATCTGCCTTATGCAACGCTTTGCACAGAAACTAATGGTCTTATTTCAAACGAAAATGGGCCGCTATGTTACAATACATCTCAAAATGCTTATGATTATTTTGCAATAAATAATGATAATAAAGGACTTCTTCGTGGCGAACTAATTGATAAAATTCTAAAACGTCTTAATAAAGACAGGGCCTTTAATCCAAAGAAACATCAAGAGCGTTGGAATTTACTATGGGAAGATGAATCTTTAACTAAATATCGCCGCGCGGAACATAGTGATTTTTGGGTGTGGAGTAAAGATTTTTATGAAGCATCTATTGAAGAACTAGAACGTATTCTGACAATTTGTCGAAAAATTTAATCGGAAAGGACTGGTTTATTTAATGTATGCAATTATCCGAAATAATTTGGTAATAGGCACTACTGATGAACTAAATTATATTAAGCTACAAGACAATGGATGTTATGGACAGGATAAATCCAGCAATCCAAAGGGCATTGCGTTCATGTCTGTTGCTTATAATATTTTAGGTACTAACGGAATTGGCTGTCCTGAAAGTGTAGAAATTCGAGAAGTAGATGAAGAAACTCTTAAACAACTGCCTAAATTTGATTACTTGGGCGAAGCAATGGATAAGAAATGTATTGAACTCTCTGCCATTTGCAATAAAACTATTATTGATGGTATTGATTATAATGGCAAGCATTATTCTCTAACTGCCGCCGACCAAACCAATATTGATTCTATGTTTAATTCCATTGTTCTTGGTGCAAATTCTTTTCCTTATCACGCAGATGGCGAAGAGTGCGCTGTAATGGATGCAAAATCTATTACTGAACTATATATGGTTTATAAGACACACGTTACTTATCATACCACTTATTTCAACATGCTAAAAGCTCAAATGAAAACTTATACTGAACCTAGTAAGGTGTATGGTGTACAATATGGCGAAGAACTAAATGATACTTTTAAGGCTAAAATGAATGAGATGCTTACCGCCGCACAAGAACAAATGAATAATATTGTTAATAAGTTGGATGGTGCTTTTAATGTCTCAAAGTAAATTAGTAAATTACATTAAACTATCACCTCATTGTACAAAGCCTAGACAAGGCCGGATTAAGGGCATCAGTATTCATACTATGGCGGGGCCTGGTTCTGTTGAAGGTTGTGGACAAGTTTTTCAACAAAGAGAAGCTTCTTCTCATTATGGTATTGGGCCAGATGGTAGAATTGGTCAATATGTTCTTGAAGAAAATCGTGCTTGGTGTACAAGCCATAAAGTAGACCATGAAGTAGTTACTATTGAAGTATCTAGTATTCAAAGTTATAAAGAACCTTATGAATGTACTAAAAAAGCATACGTTGCTCTAATTAATTTATGTGTGGATATTTGTAAACGTAATGGCATCAAGAAGCTTATTTGGAAAGAAGGAAAGCAATATTGTCCAGCTTTTACAGGTAATTGGGCGGTGTGCAATATGGTACCACATAGATACACTAGGCCAGACAAGTCTTGTCCTGGTAATTATTTGTTCAGTAAATATGGTGAGATTGCGGCAGAAGTAAATAAGCGTTTACAGGCCACCACAAAGCCCGTAGAGGAGGTTGAAGAAGATATGGATATAAACACTTTCATTAAAGAAATGACTCCTGAGCAGGCATATACGCTGTTACAAAAGGCTTCTCAATACGTTGCTTCTAAGCCTGAACCTGATTGGTCTAAGCAAGAAGGGCATTGGAATAAAGCAACTCAACAGAAGCTAGTTAATGGTGAAGCGCCTGAAGGATTCTTAAAGCGTGATGAATTTATTGCGGTTATGGGGAGAAAAGGGCTGATTTAAGTTGGCTAAAAGAAAACATAGAATAAGAAATCATTTTAATCGGTTAGGGTTTACAAATCGACTAGCTGTTTATATTCTTTTATTTTTAGCGTTTGGTTTAGCTGGCGGCTTTTATTTAGCTATTAAGTGTATTGGTATGGATTATACGGGTAGCCTTTATTGTTGGACTATTGTATTTACACCTATTGGAACTGCTTGTAGTATTGTTTTAAGTCGTATTGTAGATAAAAACAGAGATGAAAATACAAGCGCAGACGGCGATGGCATTTCTTATGCTTTAGCTAAAGCAAATGAGTTTAAAATAAATGATTATAATGAACCTACTATTTAAAAGAGGTAATATATATGGATATTAACATTGTAATTTCTATTCTTAGCGGTATTGCAACGACTATTCCTCTTATTGTTGCTCTTGTAAGATACATTCAGAAAGCAGTAAAAGAAAAGAATTGGTCTATTGTGCTGAATCTTGTGATGAAATACATGGAAGAGGCTGAAAAGCAATACGAATCTGGTGCAGAAAAGAAACAGTATGTTCTTGCTATGATTAAGGCTTCTGCTAATGAAGTTAATTATGATATTGACATGGAGGCAGTGTCTAAACTAATTGATGACCTATGCTCTATGTCTAAAAAAGTAAATGCGCCAGAAGAATAAAGAAAATTATCTTGGCGAGAGGTACCGCTTGCTAAGTTTATATAGACTCTATAAAAACTTTGTACAGAGTTAAGAAAGGTGGTCGTTTTAATGGCCGAAGTAAAAGCTCCTGGCGGTAACTTTTTCTTGAACAGTGAGCAATTTTATATTACTAAAAACAGATATGGTCAACCAGTATTAAATTCTATTGATTCTGGTGGTGGCGGCAATATTGTCGTGGCTATAAATAAACACAATAATGATAAAAAAGCTCACCAAAACATTGAACTGGATGCTGGTGAGATTGTTTAAAATTAAAAAAATAGCTTTTTGTGATTAAGATTTCACTTAAAGCTAATTATAAAAATATTTTTATAAAGAAGTTTGATATTATGCAGACTATTCAAATTAAAAGAGGTCTATCCACTGCTGTACTCGCAACCGCTCTAAAGGCTGGTGAATTTGCTTTTGCCCGTGACACTGGCAAGCTATACATTGGTACTAATGGTACTACTGCTGGTAATGTAATCATTAACCCTGATGGTGGCACTGCTGACGAGGCCGTAAAACTAGCTGTTGCTCGTGCTTTCTCCATTTCTGGCGATGCTACTGCTCCTGCCGTAGATTTTGATGGCACTGCCGCAGTTAATCTTGTACTAGAACTAGCCGCTTCTGGCGTTACTGCTGGTACTTATGGGAAGGTTACTGTCGATGCAAAGGGCCGTGTCACTGAAGGTGCTGACCTAGCCCTAGAAGACCTAAAGTTCGACATTCCTGCTTCCAAGATTACTGGCCTTGGTACTGCTTCCGCAAAGGATGTTGAATACTTTGATGTTGCTGGTGCCGCCACTGAAGCCGCCGCAAATCTAAAGAAGGAAGTTGTAAATGCTGTTAAGGCTGGCGACACTTCCGTAACTGTTGGTGGCTCTGTCACTGAACCTACTGTTGCTGTTAAGGTAGACCCTGCCGTAGGTAATGCTCTAACTCTTGGTGCCGCCGGTCTATCCGTAACCATTCCTGCCGCCTCTACTTATACCATTGTTAAGGCTGAAGACTCTGGTGATTTTGCCGCAGTCTACAACCTACAGAAGGATGGCGCTAATGTTGGCGCTTCCATCAACATTCCTAAAGACATGGTTGTTGAGTCTGGTAAGGTTGTTGTCAATCCTGAAGGTCAGACCCCTGGTACTTACATTGAGCTAACCATTGCTAACAAGACTTCTGATAAGATTTATATCAATGTTGCTGACCTAATTGAGTATGTCACTTCTGGCTCTCAGGAAACTGATATGGTTGTTATCGCCATTTCTGAAGACCACAAGGTTACTGCCACTATTACCGATGGTTCTATCACCCTAGAAAAGCTTGCCGCTGGTGTTAAGGCTTCTCTAGGTCTAGCTGATTCTGCCCTACAGAATAGCGACATTGCAACTGGTGCTACTAATGGCACTATCGCTGTTGAAGGTACTGATGTTGCTGTTAAGGGCCTAGACACTGCCGCTTATCAGCCCAAGAGCGCTTTTGATGAAGCTGGTGCCGCTGCTGCTGTTCTAGGTACTTCCGCTGATACTTCCGATAAGGCTACTGTTTACGGTGTTAAGAAGTATGCCCAGGAAGAAATTGCAAAGGTTCAGACTGCCGCAGATGGTAAGGTTGCTTCCGTAACTGCCGCAGATAAGTCTATTACTGTTGCCGGTGAAGCTACTGCGCCTACTGTAAAGGTTGCTATCTCTGCCGCTTCTGGTAATGCTCTATCTCTAGGTACTGATGGTCTATTCGTTGCTACCGAAAAGGCTTATACTGCTGGTGACGGCATTGCTATTTCTGATGAGCGTGTTGTTTCTACCAAGGTTGTTGCTGGCAACGGTCTAAGCCTAAATTCTGCTAACGGAATTACTATGGATGTTGCTTCTACTGCTGTTGCTGGTGCCGTTAAGCCCGATGGTACTTCTATCACTGTTGCCGCAGGTGTTATTTCTGTTGGCGATATTGATGCTGGTGAAATTGTTTAATTGAAAACTTAATATACAATTTAATATAAAATAACTTTAAGGGGAGGATAAACATTCTCCCCTTATTTTTTAACTTCTTCATAAAAGGAGGCGGAACGAAGATGCGAGTTGAGCTTAAAGGTCGCAGAATCACTTACCTTTTTAATGATAGAGTAATTGGTTTTGAGACTGATAATTTGGTAGATACTTTTTCTTGCGTTGTTGATGTTCCTGGTAACTATAAATTGGACGTTGAATCAAAGCAAGACGGGTGTATTTATCGTAATACTATAAGTTTAAATTACAATGATGAATTAGGCGAATATTATTATATATTCACTGCCGGTCAACTCCCTGTTGGTAAATGCTTGTTTCAACTAAGACGAATCAATGATGATAAAGTTTTTCTAAGCGATAAATTTGAAGCATGGATTAAAAAACCTGTATTAGGTTATTGTTCTGCTTATCAAGAGAAAGGGCCTCTCCCTTCTGAATTTTATCAAATTGAAAGTAATTTGGATGAATTATATCAACATCCACCTATTCCAGATAGTTCAGGATACTGGAAGCTATGGGATAGTAAAAAGAAAGAGTACGAAATTAGCGATATACCAGTTTCAAGTGAAACTACGCTCGCAACAGGGGATGGATTGGATTTTACAAACAATGTATTATCTATAAAAACAGATAAAAAAAGTATTATCTTTGATAAAGATAAACAGCTTGCCATTGGAGATATTGATGGCGGCGATTTAGATATGTCAGATGATACTATTGCAACTAATGTATTATTTCTTTAAGGAGGATGTGTAGATATGAGAAAAATTCAAATACTTCGAGGCACTTTTGCAAAAAAGCCTAATCTTGAAGACGGTCAGATGTACCTAGCTAAAGATACTAAACAGGTGCTTGTTGGCAACAAAGCAATTACCGAAGGTGAAATTGAACTTGCTAACAAGAGCGATTTAACTACATTAACTAACAAAGTTAATACCCAAGCAAGTGATATTGCAGATATTCAAGCTGATTATATGCAGACTACTGGTGGCAACACTGTTACTAAAAATAGTGTGATTGTTAGCGATACTAACGGCAAAGCTGTCGCACTAACTGGTGCCAGTGGTCAATATGTAGGATTTAATGAAAGTGGAGTTCCTACTGCTGTTGCTCTAAGTTCTATTGACATCAAAGTTTCTGAAACTCAGCCCACCAATCAAAAAGCTGGTGACTTTTGGTATCAAGTCACTGGCACAGTTTAAAGAGGGATGATACATGGCAGAATTTAAGGCCCCAGATGGTGGTTATCTGTTTAATGCAGAACAATTCTATGTCACTAGAAATCGCACTAAGAAAACCTGTTGTAAATTCTGTAGGGGAGTTGTGGGGTTCTGTTGTAGTTAATAGTTAAGGAGAAAAATGATGGGAAAATATAAATTTACGATGAGAAATCTAAATGAACAGAATCAGTATGATATTCTGTATCCTGAAATTCTTTTAGATAATATTATTGATTATGAACCAAGTGGAGCGCAATTTATAGTATACTGTGCTACGGGAACTGTTGCACAAGCTGTTAGTGGCGGTAAGACTTTATCTGCAACAAGTGAAGATGGTATTGCGACTATTGGCAACGTAGGATATGGTACTTGGACTGTTACGGCGGGAAGCAATACAGCAACTATTGAAGTGAGAGAATTTAAGCAGTATAAAGTGTTCGCTGCACTGAATGATTATTCTTGGGCCGAGATTAGTGCTGTTAGCGCAAGTGGTGATGCGGCTAATTTATTCAGTGTTGGCGATACTAAAAGTATTATATTAAATGGTACAGTAGGCAATACTACTTTTAGTAATGTAAAAATTGATGCTTATATATTAGGTATTAACCACAATGCAGAAATCGAAGGGAATAATCGTATTCATTTTTGTATTGGTAAAGTAAATAATAAAACTGTTGGATTGGCTGACAACCAATATGGCCAATATCCAATGACTTCTTCTGGTTATTTCTCCATGTCTTATGGCAATGATAATACTAATAGTGGCGGTTGGAAAGGTTGTTATATGCGTTCTACAATTATGCCTGCAATTAAAGATGCTCTACCTACTGACCTTCAGAATGTGTTAAAGACAGTTACGAAGTTTACCGATAATACAGGTGGCAGCAGCGGCAGTTCTTCCAACGTAACCGCTACTACAGAGACGATTTGTCTTGAAGCAGAATTTGAAGTTCAAGGCAGAGGACGTTATGCTAATAGTTATGAGCAGAATAAACAACAACAGTATGACTATTATAAAAATGGTAATAGTAAAGTTAGATATAAATATAATGACACTAATAGTGCTGTATGGTGGTGGAACAGAAGTCCGTCTTCCGGCTCCCGCCACTTTTGCGGTGTGGACACTGGTGGTTCGGCGAGCCGCAGCTACTCGCGGTATTGCTATGCGGTGGCCCCCCTGCTTCTATGTTTAATAAAACATAATATAATTTTACCCCTAGAGATAATCCTCTAGGGGTAATTTTTACGCTACATTGTTGTTTCATCTTTTTCTATCGCTTCGTAGTTTTTTATAACATTTCGTTAATTATATTTACCAATTATCAAATACTGTTTCAACAAATATCATTTCATATTCTTGTTCCATGATTTTGATTGCTTCTTTCTGTGCGTCTTCTAAGGATGAAAATTTGAGTAGCTTCTGTCGATTCATAGGGCCTAAAAGAAAACGTTTGTACTCCTTGAAGTAATTATCGTAAGTCCAGTACCCTCCATTTTCTGACTTTAATACATAGTAAGTTTTGATGTTCATGTGCCTTCATCCTTTCTATGCTTACGTTTTTTCAATCCTTTTCCACTTTTAATATCATCTATCACTTTATCATACACTTCATAATCTCTTTCATAACACTTGTCAAATTCTTCTTCTTTTAATATCTCAACTATCTTTTTAGTTTTGCTATCTTGAATAATGACTAATTTCAATCCTCTTTTGCCATAATAAAATGTAGCATCACAAGATTTGTAAGTGCATTTTCTTTTGTATTTTAATCTTTCCATTTAAATAGTTTCCTTTATGGGTCTAATACTAATTTTCCTTCTCTGGTGTAATATCCTGGGACAATATCATATCGTTCAGATAAATGATTTTTTTCAATAAAGTCCATTGCTTCCCAACGAGAATGGAACAAGGTACCTTGTTCATAGCTTGTGGCATAAAAAGTTTTTTTCAAAGCACTACCACATTGTTTTAGCCAACAATCTTGATTTTGAATATAAATTTTATAAGCATGATTGTTTAAGTCAGAAAAATCTTTGGGCAAAGTTTCTGGTTTAAAAGATTGGAACATTAAGTCAAATTCAAAACCTATATAGAGTTTCCATGCTCTATATCCTTGATAGCCAAGAATCATATCATATACTAAAGGTTTACCTGTTTTTAAATATTCAATAAGAAATTGATTCCCATACGGAAAAGGATGGTTATCCAACATTCTTTCACAAATAAAGTCTACATTAGACATAATTAAATTTTTATCGTCATCGTATAAATCACAAAATTTATGTGGGAGAGTTTTTGTCCAAGCAACAAAAGAATCTAAATCATTTTTGTCACCCGTGTAGCGATAAACTTCTACTTTTTTGGGTCTGTAGCAATATAGTTCACTCATTTTTTTGCCTCTTTCTTTGAGTAATATGTATGTTTTGTTAGTGTCCTCTAAACCACTTTATTATTTTTGCTTGTTTTTTTAATTTTTCGTTTTTCATTTCTTCATAATCTTTATGCGCTTCTTCTTTTGCTTTATTAAACATTGTATCAACAAATATTGGGTCTGCATATTCTTGTTCTTTTTCCTCATCAACTACCATAATTTCAATAAATACTTTATTGATATTTCCTGGCATGTTGACATAAGTTTCTTGATTTATAATATTCATAGCCTCTAATTCAGCTTCTTCTAGTGTCTTGAATCTTAGACACATATCTGGATGATAATACGCATTTCCTCCATCTAAAAAGTATTTCGATTCGCCATTTCGTGTGTCTTTGAACCAACAATTTCCGTATGGGTCTTTTAGTACAAAATATGTTTTCATAGCTAACTCCTCTGGGTCTGACCAAGCAGGTTCATCACCGTATTCAAAATCTTCAATATTATATGGCGGCTCTAGCATAGGAATACTAACCCATTCGCCTTTTTCTTGAGAATTTTTCATGTTGCTTTATTTTCCGTTATACCTCATGCGCCAAAATTTTAACAGCTTCGACAATACAATCAGGATACTTTTCTTTATATTCTTCACAGATACTCTAAGCTTCTGGAAAACTATATTGAAACCCTCTATAAGGATTTTCCTCAAGTCTTTTTGCTTTATATACACTAGGCGCAAGATAATACTCTTTTTTATCTGAAAAAGTGATTCGTACCACATATTTTATTTGTGCTGTGCATTTTAAAGTAGCCAAAGTTTTTCAATCCTTTCTGTTCTATTGCTTCCATTTTTATCAACCATACATTTAATTTCCTTCTGCCAGATACATGTAAATTCTTTTGGCATATCATATTCACTTACAATCACTATATGCCCTGCATTTGACATCATTTTACACCAATTATAAAATTTGTCGTAATCAAAAAGTTTTGTGCCAGAGTATTTTGTTGTGTCTTTGTATGGAGGGTCGCAATAAATCAATGTTCTTCGATGAAGATTATACGGCGTACATAAACTATAATCAAGACAATTAAAGCTAATATCTTTTAAATTAAGAGCTTGCTTTTTGATATTGTTGATTACACCTTTCGTTTCATCTTTGGCTCTGCCTTCTTTGTCATAGCTTCTTCTATACCCCCCAGTATTTAGAACCAAAACTACAAAATCCTACAAGACCAACATACCAATCTGGGTATTTATCTTTGTTATTCTTGACTTCTTTATATTCTTCTTCGCTGATTGTATCGGGAAATACAGAAATATCAGTTTGTGCTTGTTGAAGTAAAGCAATTAACTGTGGATGAATGTTTGTACCTACTCTAACTTTACAGTTGATTTTATCAATAATGTTAGCGCCACCAACAAATGGCTCCCAATATTGTTCAATATCATTATCGTCAATATAAGATTGAATAATTGGCACAATATCTTTAGCAATTTTCGCTTTTGAACCTAAATATCTCATTTTATTCACCATTATACTTCTTCTAAAATTTCATGGCTGTAATAATTTTTCATTACTGTAACAGGCTCCATGAAAGCAAAACTATATTCTGTATTGCCAAATTCTTCAATATATTTTTTAATATATTTTCTTGCTTCATTAAAATTATTAAAGGCTGTTGCGTCATACACATAGGTACACCAGCGCCATAGAGCAGTTCCGCAATATTCTCTTACATCAAGATATTCTGGCACCAAACCATCATCATCATAATTGCGATAAATGTAAATGCATGAATTAGCCATTGTTATCCTTCTTTCTTATTATATTTCTTTTAGAGTTTCTTGACTATGGTAGTCTTTTGCAACAATAACAGGTGTCAAATAAGCGATTCCACGCACTTCATCATCAAAAGTTTTGTAGTATTTTTTGGCATAATTTTTTGCTTCTGAAATAGTGTCAAAACTCGTAGCATTATTCACAGAAAGATTCCATTGCCAAGTAATTGCACCGTCATGGTTTTTAACTCTTAGCCATTCTACCGTTTTATCTTCTGCTTCATCTCCTTCGGCAAAGCGATAAAGATAATAACCCCAATCAAACATCATACTACCTCGTTTCCTTAAATAGTTTTTTAAATGTTTTATTATCATATACTGTAAAATTGTTTGATTCAAAAACAATCCAGTCGCCTTTATGAACAAAAAATGATTTTTCAAGTCCAAAATCAGAAAAAATATTGACTTTTAAGCCCAATAATTGTTCTTTTGTATCAAAACCCAATGTGAATTCAGCTTCTTTAATCCACTTCCAAAAGTTTTCTTCAGTATCGTATTGCCAAGCAATTACACCTTTTCTTCGTCTATATGTTTTCATTTTATCTCCTCAATAATACAATTTTTAGTTCTTAAATCATAATATAAACCACAAAGCCATATTTTTTTCTAGTGTTTTGGTTTTGGATTCAAAGAGGGTGGCTTCCATTGAATTAAGCTCCCAGATAAAAATGTGTTCATCCTCTGCCATAGGAATATAATGAAAATATCTAGGAGGATTGGTGTTTAGTTTAATTATTCTGTACATTCGTCCGCTTTTTCATACAACATCTCAAAGGCCTTGTTACTAATAACCGTAAAAGCATTGTTGCAAGGATAAAATACAAACCAGTCGTTCTTTTCTAAGTAATAACATTCGTATGTATTCCAGTCTGTTGAATTTCTTGTTGGCATAAAAACTTCAATAACGAATGTCTTGTGAACCCAGTCGTCCCAACTTTTGAATCTATTAGGAGCAAAATTTTCAGTCCATTCTGAGAATGAAGAGGAAGCAGTGCCGTCAAATTTTCCATTGAATTGCCAAGCATAGATTTCAATAGGTTTCATTTTGTATTTCACAGATATACCTCCATAGGAATAAGCGCTCTTTGTTGATACCAATAAGCATCAAAGGCTTCAATATATTTCTTTCGTTTGGCTTCCAAAGAAAAAAGCTCTGAGTCATGTATAATTTTTGCTTTATACTCCAGCAGTTTTTGAGCATAGAGTTCGATATGTTCTTCTGCGGCCTGTTTAGAAAAGAATACTGTGGCATTTTCTTTATTTAGCGACCAATACTCTATGTTCTTTTTAGAAAAGTCTGTGTCTTTGGTTGTTAGATAGGAAGAATAGTTAGGGACGTTTTTACAAACTAAGAAAACAGAATGTTTCATCACTCTCCTCCTATACTAAACGGGAATTCCCCATTTGCTCTTTTGTCATAGGAATAATGAAGAATATCTCCAGGCCGCAAGATAAGTTGTATTACTATATTGTGCCTATTTGAATACATGGGAAATTTTAAAAGGTCGCTGTATTTTTCTTTGTCCCAAGCGGCCCTAGAAAACTGAATATCGTGTTCTTTTGCCCAAAGACTGAAACTCTTAAAACCTTCTTCATTCCATTCCCATTCCTCATCATATCCCTCGTACCAGAGATAGTTCTTATGGAAGTCTTCAATACTTTCTACAGTAAAAGGGAAGAGTCCAGTTTCTTCGATGCGTGGATTACAGATAAGAACAAGGTCTTCATCCATTGCTTTGAAGATAACTTTTTCGTCATTATCAGTGTCGGCGTAGTGGTTATAGAATATGATTTCATCAAAACCACCACCAAAATCTTCGTCCTGTTTATGCTCGCAATGAATGTTATGCTCTTTGGCCCATTTATCAAAAGCAACGATGTCATTCTTACACCAGTGCCACGCTTCTACTTTGTGTTCTTCGTAACAACAGTTGTCATCTACATCAATATACCAAGCCATTTTATTCTCCTTCTTCAAGTTTAACAGTTTCAAGAGTGGTACACGCCAAGCAGTTGGCCGAATTTGTATTGCTACAAAGCTGTCCATCACCTAAAGGTAGTGGAAGGAATTGATTAAATAATTCCAACACCTTGTATCCTCTTTTCTATTAATAAACTTTTTCTAGTTTCTAAAAATGTTAATTTTTTATAAGAAGCGCTTCTGCTAATCACCTCTTTGTTTAATTTTCTGACATCAAAGTATCCACTATTTCTACGACCAAATATAAAACCAACTTGTCCGTCAAACTCAACCTTGTCAAACAATCGAAATCCTTTTACCAAATATGATGCTTGATTCATCTTCTTTTTGCCACCTTTAAGAATCTTTGCTTTGTGAATCTGCCTGTTGTGACAACGTACTTTTTTCTGATAGAAATAATATCCAAGCGGTTCTACATTTGGATTTCCAGAAATACATCTTGCATCTATATAATGTTCTTTTGGAAGATTACATTTAACTCTTGTATTCTTTGTGATATAACCGTAGGTCATGAATACATTTGGATATGCTTCTTTTAATCTATCGTAAAAAGACCATCGCATAATTCCCATGAACGCCGCGTCCTTAAATGACATACCACGTTTAATTGTTTTGAGCAATTTCACAGTTCCATTATGATAGCCTTTATGACAGGTTTCACATAAAGTAATTAAATTGTTAGGAGCATTGCCTCCTGTTTTCTTACTTTCGATATGATGAACATTTAATATCTTATCCTTTGATTTTCCTTTGCAACATTGACAAGTATGATTGTCTCGAAATAGCACATATTCTCGTACATTCCAAAACCCTAACTGTTCGCCTTGCTGATATTCTTCGTTATGAATTTCAGGATTTTTAATCTTCTGTATATCAAAACTTGCTGTTTCCACAACAATTTTTGTTATTGGCAATAATTTATGTATATCTTCAATAACTCTGAAATGCGTCCGTATTTTTTGCTCAACACTTGGGGCCAACCAGCCACTCTTCTTAGAATACACACGATTGTTAAATCTCGGCTTTCTATATCTGAGTCGATTTCTTCTTGCGCGTCTATTTTGTCTACGTATAGCAAGCAACTCTACAATGTCATTTCTTAATTCCACATCAGCCGCATATAATTCTTTCTCTTTTGTTGTAGCAGATAATCCAATATGCTTACTACCTGCATCCACGCCAAGAGTTATATCTTGTGTTTGATTTTCACATACAAACAATAATTGAATTGTAAAAGGTTCTCTTTTATAAATTTTTGCTTTATTTTGTTTTAATAGTTTTCGTGCTTTTGCCTCTTTACAAGGCATTAAAGGTTGCCCTTCAATATTTAACACATATATCACGTCTTTAAGACCTCCTATATGTTAGAGTAATGTAGCCTTAGACAATGTTATATAAGGTTTTGTACAAGCAACACTGTTCCTACCACTCAGAACTGTTTAATCGCTTGCCTTAGAGCAGTGGACTAGGCTAAACATCCACTGGTAACTATATATTCTGATATAACGTAGTTCTCGAAAAACTTAGTCTAATCAATTAGTGGCTCTTTCAAGCCACACACTTAAAAGTGTATGGTAACTGATGCAAAAACTTGTCTAGTTCGATTGCGGCCTGTCTTTTGCTCCACTCCTTCTTCCATATCCAGAAATCGACTTCGTGCGCTTTTCTAATTGCTTTCATGGTGTTTGCCTCCTTTATTTGTGTCTTTATTGTATCATTAAAATTTCAGCTTGTCAAGTCTTTTTTGAAAAAATTAAAGAAAATACCCTCTTGATATTGTTCAAGAGGGTATTTTTATTACTGATTTGTTACTCTAGGCATAGGTTCTCCGTATACTAGATTAACACTAACATCACGAAGTTCTTTCATCTTAGTACCATCACAGGTATAAGGAACAATATCCGCTCTCCACTCCTGCTCGGCACAAGGAAACTGCATCATTTGATACCAAAAGATTAGTGGACGTGCAGTGACGTTGCACTCAACATATCCTTCCACAAGATAGGTCAGGGAAGCATTTTGATGAAAATAATGTTCTTTCCTGGACAATACAACAAGACGATTAGCGTCAATCATGTAGTTATCACCAATGATAGCTAGAATTTCAGGGTCAACAGTAGGGTGGCGATACGTTACGGCAGACATATTTTTCCTCCCTTAGTACGGTTCAAATTCTACGTTAATATCAATCATAATATCTTCGTCAGGTTCAATATTATAACTAATTGACTTAATTAGCCATCTTCCTTCACATCTTTCACCAATAAGGTCAGACTCGATGTAATCCCCTACAGAGAAATTAAAATACTGCTCTGTTCTCCATTGATAGAAACAGAAATCGCAATCATCGGAAAAAAGACGATAATGATATACACCGTAAGAAAAGAAAGGGACTTCGGTTCCTACGCTCTTCATTCTAGCCTCATGCGCCTTCTCTGCTGTAATATCCACAGCATTGTCACGAGAATTTACATACTCTTCTAGTATATCATCAATCATGTCTCTTAGTTCAGTAAAATCGAACTTCATTATCATGCCTCCTCAATAGTAACCTTCTTTAGACTACCATTAGTGTTGTTGCCAATAACTGTAGTTAGCATGTTGGTTGCAACTTCTAGCAGATACTTAGGATATTCTGCGTCTGCGCCTTCCTGTAGATTTAGAATTTCATCCTTGGAAAATTCAATAGTTAGCTTCATCTTCGTTTCTCCTTATAGTAGAATATTTTCTAACTTAGCACGTTTTTGAAGGATGCTAAGATATTGAGCCATTACGACACACTGTTCTTCTAGTAGCTGGTAAGGGCAATCAGGGGTGAAATCAAGTTCACCATCTTCCCACTTCTTTAGCATATTAGAAAGTTTTCTTGTCCGAATAAGCAGAATATTGTACTCGCTTCGGAATCTGTCTTTGTAGTTGTCACTCAAGGCAAGGTCGTTCCAATACTCAAATGTTTCGGGCATTTTTAATTCCTCCTTAATTTGATAGAATTATTATATCACACTCTTGCTGTTTTGTCAAGAGTTCTTCAATAAATTTTTCTGCCCCTTCTTCGCATTTCAAAACGATAATGGGCGCGTTGATATTGACCTTTTTCAATGTATCTATCTACGTCACTATCTTTTGTTTCTTTCAATTTGGCCTCGAAGAGTTCTTGTTTTGCCGCCAAATATTTTTCACAAGTGTCGTGACAAGCCGTATGTCGTTCTGTACAGTCTTTACAGACGGGCTTCATATAATGCCGTCTTTGTCTCATTTTTTGACACCCCCGAATTTTCCGTCTGCGCGTACTTGCTTCTTGTAATTTTGTGCTGTTTTTCTATCCTTTTGATACGGAATGTTACAGTCTTTCATCCAGCGACGTACTGTGCTAATACTTACTTTATACACGGCGGCTGTGTCCTTTTGACTATTAAGTCTTTCAAAGACTTGTTTGAAGTTTTTGGGCAAAGGAATTTTTCTTCCTTGCACAGTTCCTTTGGTTGCGTTTCTAGTTCCGCCAAGCTTGCGAATTTCTTCACAATGTCCTGTACAATTCTCTTTTGTGCAGTTGAGACACAGATGAACCAACTCCGGTCGTTCAATGGCTCTGTTATTGTTCGGCTCGTTCAAAGCATAAGAACCTTGTTCGTCTTTTTCCAGATTAGGAATATTCCAGGGCCTATGTCCTATAGTTTGGATTCTCACACCGTCAACCTTCACACCAATCACTTCCCTTCAGTACCTCAACAGCTTGTGTAAAATTTTTACACTTGCAGATAGCGTAAATCAATGCTTTGAACATTTCCATCGTGCAACAATTTACTTCCCATGTCCTGTAGTCATTGCTATCGTCACTTTGTAGACCAATATAGGTTGCCCAAGCTGCATTGTCTTGTCCGCAACCAGAAAGCACACAATCGAAGTATGCCACATAATCAAGCCCCCGAACGCAAATACTTCCGTCAAAGCTCGGTACGGGTTTGTTGAGTATGTCTTTGGCTAAACTGCTTTCACAGTTAGAGAGAGTAGCGTATTCTTCTTCTACTTGCTCCACATACTTTAGATAGGTTTCTCTAGTGAACTTCATAAAGTTCATCTCCTTTGCTTTTGTTTTCTGATGTTATGATAACATAGAGAACCATTCTTGTCAAGCTTTTTCTTTAAGAATTTTTGAAAAAATACCCCTCCTGGAATTAACCAAGAGGGGTATTTTTAATTATGAAAAATCGGCAACAGTTCTGACACAAAAAGCGCTTCTATATTGCAATTCTTTGTATTGTTCAATGAATGTTACTGCCACAAGCCTGGAACAAAACCATTTTGCAAGAAGCGCTGAATTAGTTAGATTAGTTGTATAAAAAGGATTGTCAGTAAAATACTTTTTATTCTTTGTATCATAGATAGCATAAAATCTTTGCATCAATCGTTGGTACTCCCATAGCCCTTAGAACCACGTTCAGACGCATTGCATTGAATTGCACCCTTGGATACTTCATCTACTGTAAAGTTCGCCACAGGCAAAAGTAGAGCCTGACAGATAGCTTTCTGAGTGCTATAATAAGTACAAGAACCAGGCTCTCTATGTGCGGCCTTGTATAACTCTTCTTCTGGCAGATTAGAAAGATAAATACTCTTATTGGAACAATTAGTCCAAATTACACCAATTTCCCCTTCGTAACTTTGGTCGATGATGCCTGACCGTAGAGAGATACCCTTTAGCCCCGTGCTACTGCGTTCCTTTAAAACCATAACACAGCCTTCTGGAAAATGTGTACAAATACCAGTATGAATCAAAACAGATTCAAGAGGGTCAATCTTAATGAAATCTTCTTCAATACAGGCCCAAATATCGTAACCTGCATCTTCGTCCTTTTTATTAGGAATAATTGCTTTTGGCGTCAGCTTCGCAAACTGGATTAATTTCTTTACATCTACTCCGCCTTTAGTAATCGTAATATCATTCATTGTTTTATTTTCCTCCCTATTTTAGTTGCTTATTTTACTCAAAAAGAGTGTTTTTCCATCCTTTCTGAGTAAACCTTTCTATATGCCGCCATTTCCTTACATGGTTTCATTTCGTGACACTTGCCGCCATGATAGACGCACATAGGAACAAGCAGACCTTGAAATTCAGGACACTCAGTTAATACCGCAGTCTGCATCTTGGATACTACTTCTCTTGTCTCAGGAGACGCTTGAAAACAAAGTCTCTTATTCATAATATTCATAAGTTCTTCTGCGTTCATATCAAGAATCATATCGACAGGAGCATCTTGCGGAGCTTTGTTTCTATCATATCCTTCTTGTCTGTCATTTCTTTGAGATTTTACATAAGGTTGTGCGTGGACATGTCTTACAAGATGAGTAGCCACCCAAGTAGGAATATCATGTAAATAAAATGAAAATTGTAAGTAGCGAATAGGACTGTGTCTAGCCTCAAGGATGTCGTGGCACCAATCGCTTGTTGGTGGATTGACAGGCTTTAGCCCAATAGTAACCAACGCTCTGCGCTTTACTTCTGTCCAATCTTCGTAAGTTGGATAACGTAATAATTTTACTTCCATTCATTCTCCTTTTATACTTGTTCTTCGTGAATGGTTAGTTCTCTAATTTGCGCTTCTGACATGGTTGCCTCACACCACTTGATAGCGTCAACGCGAGTGGCAAATTGCTTTACTCTACTGCAAAAAGTTTCAAAGAGGTCAAAGCTTTCGCCAATATATTTGCCGTCAATAGTCCGAAGAACATAAACTTTTTTGATGTATTCCTCGGCACTAGATACAGTCATACCAAGATTGCTATAAATTTGTTCTTCTTCGGACAAAGGTGAATCTGGATTATAAATAAAAGAAACAACTTTTTGTCCAAGGTCAGCAACGTGAACTTTTGCGTTAATTAGCTTTTCCATTACAGCTCATCCTTTCTAACATAATAACCTTCAAGAATAGTGTATAATTCATTAAGCCCAGTTAGCTTCAGAAAAGCGCTCATGGCTTCATCAAGATTCTTTTCCGCAATATCTTCTGCTTCTTTGTCAGTTTCAATACTCATGCCATACTGAATTGCAGTTTCGGCAATATCTTGAACAATGTTTACCAGTTGGTCTGCTTTTACCTGATAGTCTCTTCCTGCGCTCATTCTCATGTATTTAGTTTTCATTATATTCCTCCACTACGATAAGCCAGTTATTTGCTACTGCATCTGGCATGTTTTCAGCCATCCATTGTGCCGCTAAGACACGAGACTCAAATTTAAGGGCATGTGCTGTGTCATTAGCAAGTGAACAACCTTTTCTATCATCGTATTCTCTTAGTCGAAAAGTGTTTGTTCTGTCCTGAATAGTGTAGAATTTCATAGAATTTCTCCACTTTCAACAAGTTCATATTCAAGACGGCAGTTGCCTTCTTCATCATAAATATTAACAGCTCTTACGACGTTGTAAACAGTTTCGTCTCCCTCAAATTTAATTTCCTCATTTTTGAGTGGCAAAGTAATATCCTTATCAAATTCCTTAACAAATTCTCTACCATTCGGCCCCATCTTATAAAATGTAATTAGTTTCATTTCCACACCTCGAAATTAATAGTTTTATGAGGACAAAGCAACCAATATGGCATCCACCAAGAATCCTCGATTAAATAGCAGTTGTCAAATGAGTCGTATTCTGTCCATTTACAATAACTGTTCCAGCCTTCCCAACTAATCGGAACGCCAAGACAAGTGCTACTATCTTTGCTAGACTCTGGTTCATATCTTCTTTCGAGTTCTTTTGCTACTTCAAAAGAAGGTACAAACATTTCATAAGTTTCGCCTTCAAAAAGCCAAGCAGGAAGATAGTAGCTTCTAAATACATAAACCGGCATATTTTTAATGTGAGGTTCTTTAAGCAACGTCACATTGATTGGTTCGTCCCAACCATACCAATCTTTGGGCAAGCCATATACCTTGTCTTGCTCAATTTTATCTTCATAATACCATTGTCTGGTTTTTGCTTCTTCATAGGTAAGCAATTTTCGTAACATCTTATTCTCCTTTCGTTTTTAGTGTACTATATTTTTTGTATTTTGCCAATGATTTTTTTAATGAATTTTACAATTCTACAATATTAATAACATTGTCTGGGTTGTTGGCGTAAGTAATGATATACAGACTGTTTCCTAGAAACCAAATTTCTTCGCCAATACTAGAAGCCATAGCGAAGTCACACTCGCTGCATACTAATGGTTCGCCTTCCCCATAAGCTGTGAAAACATTTTCATATATTAAATCACCTTGTTTGCGAATTGATTCAGGTGTAAGTTCTTGTAGCATATTTGCCTCCTTTTAACCAGAGCAACAATCCACTGAACTTTTGACAGGAACAGGAGCTTGAATACAATACTCTAATGCTTTTTCAGTAAGGAGGCCAATTTCAATCATTGCCTTTACTTGTTCTTTGTAAAGAAAACGCGCAGTTGTTTTTTCGTCTACTTGCATTTCCCTATCACCGTCATAAAAACGATGGTAAATAGAGTCATATTGGGTGGCATAATCAAAGTTGTTATCAAAAATCTTTTCTCCTTCGGTAAAAATAATTTTGTGAAATTTGGCCATTTCTTCTCCTGTAAACACCTGTTCATGGATATAATCGCTATATCTTATTCTTTCAGGCTCTTCAGTAGCTCCAATCGTTTCAGCAAACCCGCCTGTATGACAATTACAAACAATTAACAATTCCTTTCCTGCGTTAATAGCATCGTCCAAGTCTTTTCTTTCATAGAATACGACACGTCCGTTTGGGACAATCCTTGCTTCATATTTGTTGTTCATTGTTTTATCTCCTTAGTGCCAACTTCCACCATAAAATTTTTCTGCTTCTTCTTTTGAGTCAAATGACTTTTTGTAGACATAAACAACTCCGCTCCGTATTTCGTTGATGAATACATTGTTAGTGCTTGCGTCAACAAAGTCTTGGATTGCCCGATACTCTTCATCTGTGGCCTGAAAAGTAAAGACACGGTCACCTTCGGCGGAAACTTTTCCAACGTACCATTTCTTCATAAAGGTCTACCTCCAATTTGAGTCAAGGGATAACAATTTACTGGTTCTTCCATGAAAGAATCTGCAAAAGCTATAACAAAAAGTGTTGTAACATTTGTTTCTTCTTCATAAACTTGATAGATATTGTAATCATCACTACCTGGATAATTGTCAAGGAATGTGCCATGTTTCACCACCCATTTTGGATGATTAACCGCCCATTCTAAATTTTTTGTTTCAATCATTGTTTTTTACCGCCATTAGTTATAAGTGTCCCCATAACGCACACCAGTTTTTGTGTATTTGCCTCCGTGCCCATCGAAGTGCTGGCTCGGTGCCGTTGCGCAAGGCCAATGCAATCGTTCGTACATAATCCGTTGAGCCATTTTAGCGTCTTTCGTTGCTACACCTTTGGTATTCTTCTCCATAGCTATCCTATTGATTTCCAATTCTGGAAGTTGTTCCATATCCTCACGTTTCATAATCTGCCTCCATTTGTATCTTAGACTTTAAATCAAATATCAAAGCCGAAGCACACGCCGTAGCTGTAGCTAGCGGTGGCGTAGTTGCTGCTGCCGTCGCTGCGCACATAGCGGAAATCCGCGGAGTTGCTCGTATACGGGGACGCCAACCAGTACGAAAACGGAACTCCATTCAGCGTTTTAATCCGGTTTTCCTTTTTGAGATAACGAGGAAGCAAATCATGTCCTTCTTCCTCTCTGTATTCATCTTTTCCAAAAACTTCTCTTTCATGCAATAGGCGAAGTGACCCAGTTACAACTTTTTGTAAATCGTCTGGCAACAAATAGAATAGTTTGCTAAGATAAGACCCCATCGTACTAAGACACTTTTCGTTGTCTGCGGCCCAGTTTTCATTCATGCAATGAGTGTCTTCGAGTAGATTCTTTGTAAAAAATGTCGCATATTTATATCCCACATACTCGCATACTAGCGTGACATTCTCGCCAGTCTTTAATACGATGTCAAGCTCATCTCCAACATTTAGTGAACTGGTGTTGTTTTTAATGTTGGTTTTCAATTCTTCCCATGTTGTTCTTAAAGTGCCACCCTTTTTAATTTCAATCATTGATTGTTTCCTCCTTTGTTTAGCTTGATTATATAATATCATCTCATCGCATAAAAGTCAATCGTCAAAATAAACAAAAGGAGCCAGGATTTCTCCCAGCTCCTTGTATAAATTATCTAATCATATATTCAACTAAAGTAATGTATCCGTTTGCTAAAGTCTTTTTCACATCAATGATGTCTTGATTTGAGCTACCTCTAAAAGCTAAAGACAAGTCTTTACTATCTTCGATAAAAGGCCCATCGACTACAACATCAACTTCAGACAGTAAAGTTTGTTGAAGGTAAGGCCGCATATTACAAGCTTTGGTGTCTGTTACAATTTTATCAAACACTTCTTGCCAAGTATATCCTGTCCATAGCCACACAGTTTTACCTAGCTTGTGTACGTCTTGCACAAGTTTAAATAAAGCGATTAACCCATTTGCGTTTTGGTCTAATGGTTCACCGCCTAAAATGGATAGTCCAGAACAATGAGTTTTTGCTACATGCTCTAAGATTGTTTTATAGACTTCTTGAGTAAAAAGTTCTCCGTTATCAAAATTTTGTGCTTCTTGGTTGTAACAGTTTTTACAGTGTCTATTACAGCCAGACACAAAGAGGGAAACTCTGATTCCTGGGCCATTAGCTATGTCAGTTTTAATGATACCAGAATAATTCATGTGTCTAAAAACCTCTTATCATCTTCGTTTTTGTCAATCGCCCATCGCAAGGTAGCTAAGACACCAGAAAGAAATCCATATTCCCAACTATCAATATTTTCATACCACTCTGACCCATATTGTTGCTCTACTTTTTCTCTTGCTTTCAAAATTTCCTTAACGTGGTCTTTTGAAAGGTATGCAAAGTCTTCTTTGCTATAAGTCAAAGACCGAATATACCACACTTTGTTAAACGCTTCATTCATATATTCTAAAAGTTGCTTTTTAGATTTCATTAGTAATTACTCCTTAAATTTTTGATGCTTTACTCTCATTTCTACTTCTTGTTGTTTTCCAAGGTTGAACGCAGTAGTATAGTTTCCCGTCAAATACCCCGTCACACGTCTTAGTCTTTGAATTTCTTCCCCGCCACATTCTGGACAACTATTTCCAATCTCGTCTGTATATCCACAATTCATACAAGTATCGTTCGGTACATTGATAGCAAAATAAGGAATGTCCTTATCCATTGCATAATTTACAATAGTTTCAAGAGCATCAATGTTATTTTTTGCGCCAGAATCTAGCTCTGCATAGGTAATACAACCTGCACTAGAATATCCAGTTAATTGAGATTCAATATCAATCTTCTCAAATGGACTACACTCATGCCACACAGGAACATGAATAGAATTTGTAAAAAATTCTTTGTCAGATACGTTTTTAATAATTCCATATTTGTCTTGGAACTTTTTCATTGAAGTATAACAGAGATTTTCTGCCATGTTGTATTTGGGTCATATTTTCATCGTATTTTTCATACGAGTCCGCTCTTTCGCTCACGCTACTCTACTTTACCTTATCGGATTTCGATGACCTCCACGCATTTATCATCGCTTAATGATATTATTATTTATATAAGAAATAAGTGCCGCTTTTTGTTCTAGTTTTGGGCTTCCACCCATTATTACATTGCTGCCCAATCGTTTTGGCACGTATGCCGGTTTTTCTTTCGGCGTCGCCTGTATTCCAATAACGACCAATTTCTTCATCTGTGTCGTAATCATATTGAACTACAATGGTTGGCTCATTCAACATTGGGTCTGATTGAAAGCGGAAATAAAATGGTTTACGAACAGGTTTCTTGTATCTACATTGACGCAAGATAGTAGTTAAAGGATGGCCTGTTTCATAATGTGCTTGACGTGCACTTCCAAATCGACCAAGCTCTTTATTAGTAATTGTATCAAACATAACTACTGGTTGTGATTGAGAATCTTCATACCCTTTGTCATTAACCATTAAACCGTCATCGACTGCCTTTTGTGTATTTTCTTTAGGCGTAGTCCAATATAAATTACCAACATTAATGTCCGTCTTAATATTGTTTCTATGTCCTACAATAGGTAAATTTTTAGGATTAGGGATAAAAGTTTCTGCAATAATAATGTGCAATCTGCGCTGTCTGACTTCATAACGACCATTAGGTAGAATGTACTTAATAGGTGCGTACACATATCCATTATGACTATTTACCGTAGTATGGTAACGAAAATATTCACCATAATGGCTATGTAATGCCATTTGACCAGTAAAACGATTAGGAATTTTGCGAGTTTCTATGCCATATAGATGGCCCTCTGGTGTTACCCAAGACAAAGCACCTTTGACTTGTACTGCATTATCAGGTAATTGTGGAATATAGTTTGACAACTTCGTGCCCTCCTTTCATAAAAAAATTAAGCGATGAATTTAGTTCGGTATTCCTTGCGGTTCACCGAGTTAAGCGGTTTTTTCAATAAACATTACTGTTTATGCTCCCACAGATGTTATATGTTACACTCAGGAGTGAAGTACACACCGAAATTCAATTTATATGCTTCCTTGAATTCGGCGCATCTATCTTTGAATAATTGCTCAATCTGCTTGGCAGCTTCCATACCTCTGCTCGTTGTATGGTCACATCCAAGAAGAATTTGTAAAGTTTCCGCAATGCCAAGCTGTCCAACGGCCAGCGTGCCATGCTTTAATGCACTTCTAATACCTTCTTCTGGAATGTACCCTGCCATAGTATGATTTTCATACATAAATTGTGCTGCTTCTACAGGTTGAGAGCAAATCCATTCAAAACGCTCTAATAGCATGTCTTTTGCTTCATGAATCTTCTGGTCAAGTTTGATAAGGAATGTTGACACTTTACGTTCATCTGTAAGGTCGTCCCAATTTCCATATTTGTCTATTAGGAACTTTTTAGTTTCCATAGCTAATGTTGGTAAAATAATAGTAACAGGACAGATGTTTCCACGTCCATCTTTAAGTTGTCCAAAACCATTAATATCCCAACCATTCGCAGTTCTACATCCCATCGTGGCGAAATATGTTCTTGGGTCATTCTTGTCGTAACCGGCATTGCCACTCCAGTCACAGTTAGCATAATTGGGATAAAGTCTTTGCGCCGTGGAACGCAAAGCTAATCTATAAAGGTCATAATTTGGGTCTCCAGGTTCTCTATTGACGCCTTTCATAAGCTGGAAGATTCCACAGGGGAAAATGCTAGTACGATGTAACTTGCCAACACCTTTAATTGATACATCCAAAAGTGCTTTAATAACCATGCGGCCTTCTGGAAGAGTGCAAGTGCCGTAATTGATGGAACTAAAAGGTAGTTGCAATAGTTATTATCCATAGGCTTTTTATCCTATGCTCTGGAGATTTCTCTCATTTTCATCGAATGGTCGTTTCCATTCCAGTGTAGCGCACATCTTCACCCTCAGCATTGTCTGTTAGGGGTTGAGCACTCTTGGGCGGATTATATTTATTCACCACCTGCGCGTTACGGTGACTAACAGCCTTGCGCAATCTGTTAGTTTACCTCGGTATTGCCATGAATTATTTGCAAAAAATTATTGTATTTTCGAGATAAGAAACAATTATCTTTGTTTTGATAAATGTAATTGCCTATTTTTTCAATATCGGTTTTTGAAGCCCAGGCAACTTGCCATAAGTTTTCCCTCGCGTGAATTACTTTTACATTATAAATGTTTAAAGTTTTTACAAGATATTCCTTTAATTGAATAACAGTCTTTTCATTGCCACAAAAACCAATCTGATGCGAATGAAATGAAATCCAACCATCGCCATCAATCATACCTCTAATGAGATGAGGCATCATATCCGTAGATAAAATTGGCATCTCACTAATAAAAGTTTTTTGTGGGACTACTCTATATTTAGCCAAATCATCTTTCCATTTTTTACTTCTTAATTGAAAAATTCTTTCGCTATGTTTCTCATCTTCTCTAATACAAATCTTATTTGTGTTGCCTGTTTTTTCTTTAAAAACATTTAATATTTCTTCATCTTTTGAAGCTATGACTAATCGAATTATATTTTCATTTAAAGAAATATTACCGTCCGTTAGTAAAAAGCCTAAAAAATAAGCTTTGTCAGTACTGTCAATGTTTTCAAAATAGTTTTCGTTTAAACCAATATTTTTATACTTATTGTTTCTAGCAACATTATTATTTTCTAATATATTACTAATGGTATGAAAACTTACTTTGAATGAATCCGCAATAGTTTGGCAACTTTCTCCATTATTATATCTTGTTATAACTTCTTGTTCGGGTATGATATATATTCCACCTTTGGTTCTTTTTGGAATGTTGTTTCTATTTAGTATTCTCATAACTGTTGTACTTGCAATGTTGTAAAACGTTCCAACTTTTGCCATTGACAATCCCGAATTATATAATTTAATAATTTCTTGCTCTATTTCTAGACTTATCTTTTTTGACATCTTAACGCCCTCCATTGTAATCTATTTCTTTTATATTATTATATCAAAATTTTATTAAGATGTCAAATTATTTTTGCCCAAATAATTTTTAGGGTTTACCGATTTTGCTCAATTTTTTACTAAAGAATTTCTTCTTTAGGGAAACCAACTTATCAATTTCCAGAACGCGATTGCAGAGAATTTAGGTTGTGATACATTGCTTCAACAGCCTGATAAATCTCTTTTTTTGTCATATCTAAAGCGTATCTATACCAACTTTCACATTCTGTATATGTTGGGTCATCAATAGCCCTTTTACTGTTGTCTGTCATTTCAGGGATATTAGCGTTAAAACCACCAATATAGGTCATTCCATCTTTAAAATGTTTCCAAAAAGACTTTCTTACATAAGGAACCATAGACCAATCCAAATGACTTGCCGCCACACCACCAAATTGCTGCAAACTTTGTAACTGGAACAGCACTGCGACTAATTGAAAAGCTGTACTAACACTTTGAGCAGGTCGAATATCCACCTGTCTTGTGTTAAAACCATTCGTAAGTAAATCGTCAAGAGGGAGCGTCAAGCAGTTATGATTTCCTACTGCATAAGAAGATAAGTCATGGATATAAATTTCATTATTTTCATGGTTCTTCTTCGCCATAGAAGAAACACAATATTCAAGAGCATATTTACGCATTACTGCGTCTGCTGTTTCTCCGACTCTGCCACCAAAACTTTTTTCGTCTACATTAGCATTTTGGTTTTGTACGTTCTTTGCGCTGAGTTTTTCATCAACAACATCCATTAGTTCCTGATATTTGTCTCGCGCAAGACCATGCAAATAGCGATAAGTAATGTAACTCTTCGCTACATCCTTCATACCGCTAGTCATAAGCGCACGTTCTACAATATCTTGAATTTCTTCTACACTAATATTTTCTTTTCGCTGTTCAATAGAGTTAATTACTTTATCAGTTATTGCTCTAACTTCATAAGTATTGATTTCATCTCTAACTTCTTTCATTGCCTTTTGGATTGCAACAGAAATTTTGTCACGTTGGAAATCAACAACATCTCCGTTACGTTTGATTACTTGTACCAATAAATATCACTCCTTATATAAATTAAGTTGCCATTCTTACGCCGACAACCTTTTTATTTTTATTGCATTATACCACATAAATATGAACTCAATATGAACAAAGATGTAAATTATTGTTAATCTCGTGTTCTCTCACTGCAAAAGGCCCCCATGTTTTCGTACTTGGTGAGAACATCTTTGTCTCCATAGATACACATATAGGTCTTATTAGTATCTATGTCCACAACTAGTCGTACATCAACAATTTCGCTAATGAAAGGGCCGCTAGTCATCTTTACTTCTGTTTCTGGTTCGTATATAGATAATATTTCTATAATGTCTTTGACTGTCATAAGTTTCCTCCTATTTTTACCACTGACTACCGAACATTTCCTGCCTTGCTTTAATATTTGCTTGCTTTGCCATGTCAGGAGTCCATTCTTCTCCAGCACGAACTCTTGCTCTAACGGTTAGACGCTTTACACCCTGCTCAACTAAAACTTGCTTAAATCTTTTTGATGTGGTGAGCTATTACGCACTCCTTAGATGATGGCTACTTTGAAGCCTACATTCCACATTTTTATACTATTTCAAGACATCTTATAAAAAATATCAGGATAGTTCTTGCGATTCAAGCGCGTACCAAGCACATACTGACACATGTGAATCCCTCGCATAAACTCTTCTTGTTCTTGCGGATGCTCTTGTTCCAGGTCGCAAAACTTGTTCCACGCATACGCAAGTGTATCCCAAATAACTTGTTCTTCCGCTGGAATATCAGCGACTTTTGTTTCCAATTTGACACTCCTTTCTTTGTTTTAAGTGTATATTCCTTCTTTCATTTTAGCTTCACAATTAGGGCAACGTCTCGGAACTCTGTTTGGCCATTTGTAAGTACGTCCCTCAGAGACATACAAAATTGAGGGCATTACGCAACCGCAATAAGAACATTGAATAATCTTTCCATTACGTTCCCAATGTCCCCAAATGACTTCTTCCACATTAGCGACAGGCTGGTTAAGTAAAAAGTCAACAATGCTTGATGTGCTCCACGAACCCTTTGAATCGTCGCCAATTTCACAGATTGTTTTTATCAACGATTCACATTCATAATATTCAGCCATCGTAACACCCTTTATCTTTTTTAAGGAATTGCATAGTACAAACCTCTTTACACTCTTCAAAAGGATTCAACAAACAACGATAATACCCTTTATCATATTCTTTTGTTTCAGGATGATATTCTCCTGGCATATAGCCCTCACAGAAGATACAATCGTTGGGCGTCTTAGGCATTTCACTCACCAAAATTTTCATTATTAGTCCTCCTTGATTCGCTCTATTGGTGCAAAAGTCAATATTCTTCTGCCTTGAAATTTTACTAAAGCTTCAATAGTTTCTGGTCTATATCCATATCCATCCCCTCGGTCTTCGTAATGGATGCAATACAATGTTGTTCTGTCTTTATTTTTGTCATAATGTGTTACTATTCGATTATAGCCAAAGATGTCTTCAAAAGCACAAATTTCGTTGCTTTTTAGAAGCACTTTATTAAGTTGACTTCTGGTCATTTTCTTTCCAGCCTTTCTGCATCATTTCTTGCAACCAAGTGTTGCGAGTCGTTTCTTCGTGTTTTCCTAATGCTTCTTCTATTGTATCATAGTCCGCAATAATTGTCAAGTGCTTTTTTGCTCTTGTCACAGCGACATAACAAAGATTGTTGGTCAAAAGTCTCTTATGCTGACTGCTAGCTACAAAAATAACAGCAGGTGACTCACAACCTTGTACTCTATGACAACTTAAAGCATAAGCTAGGGATAGTTTTTGAAATTCTTTTTGACTGAAAGCAACCATGCCACAATCAAATTCTACAACAATACAATTACTTCTGCTAGTATCATCATAAAAATCGCCAAGTACAATACCCTGGTCGCCATTGAAAACCCAAGTGGTTTCACATTTACCTGAACCGTTTAACGAAAATCCATATCCGCTACTCGTTTGTTCTGCCACTTTAGCGTCATAAGTGTTTTTGTTGCAAATAATTTTATCACCAATTCTAAATTTTCCATCAAAATTGGTCTTGTATTCAAGTTCTTGCCCAAGAGAATACTTTTCTTGAATCGCCAGGTTGATAGCTTTTGTACCTACTTCCCCTACGTTAAATGGGGAGATGATTAGAATGTTTTCTCTTGTGTAACCATCATTTAAATACCCTTGATAAGCTTCTAAAACGCCTTCAAATTGTTCCTTTACATTATTAGTATTGTAATACTTAAAATCATCAAACTCTTCTTCTAAGTTGCTTACAATGCCTTTACGGAAGTCTGTGGCTATCGTCGCTATGCCACCGATACCATATCTAAAGACTTTTGTGAGCATAGCTATAGGAACTCTCCGACTCATTACCAAATCTTTAGCAACGTTCCCTGCGCCAATACTAATTAACTGAGCGGGGTCAAACACCAAAATCATCTTACAAGTAGGTGGAATAACTTTGATTAGCATTTTTAATACTTCCGCACTAACCATACCAAGCTCATCAACAACAACGTAATCAACATCTCTAGGGTCGCCAGCACCAGCCCAGCGATGAATTGTAGAAGCTGGTCTACCCGTTGCAGTAGAAAGCACTTTAGAAGCTATTCCTGTAGGAGCCAATAATTGATAAGTAAAATTCTTAGATTCTAACAAATCAATGATAGTTTTAGTGGTGAACGATTTGCCACTTCCTGCACAACCAGTAAGGATAACAACATCGTTATCACACATTAGTTGAAGAATTTTACTCTGTTCTTCTGTGAGATTGCCTTCTTCTCTTTGTACAAAATTTTGCCATTCAAAATCAACATGTTCAGAATTGTCAATTCTATTTTTAATGAAATCAGCGATGCTTTTTTCTGCGTAATATGTTTCAGAACGAGAAAGCCAACCTTCATGCTCTATTGTGTTGCTTAAAGTTTTGCCAACTTCATACCACTGCGCGGCCTCTGGAATCATAATTTTTAAGGCTTGTTCAACTATTTCTTTTGCAATTCTGGTATCACCAGTTTCAGTTTCATTTTGCTTTAAAATAGTAGATAAAGCCCAGCCACAACGCTCTCTTGATTCTGCCATTTTCTCATTATGCTCAATAATGATTTTATCAGAAGTTTCAAAAGAATATTTAATGCTTTCAATCATAAAACTATAGGGGTCGCGATTGTAAGCATAAATCATATTATCAGGGTTGGAATAATCTTTTGTTATCTCAACAGCTTTATCGTAGTCGGTAACACCAATACTCAACAAGAAAGGTAGAAAAGGAACTGCACCGCTATTCTCTCTTACTTTGTAAATGTATTCTTCAAGTCGTTTCTTTCCTACGTTATAAATTTTTTTGTAATCCAACTGACCTTCTTCGCCATTCAAAACCATGTCTACAAAATTGGGATAAGCATCTATGACATGTTGAGCTTGTGTTTTTGTTGCAAAACTGCATAAGATGCTCATTGTACCGTCTCTATTGACGTGTACCTTATCTGTTTCCATACTTAAATCAGGAAGTCCAGCAAAATTATAAGACGCTGAATATTTGCTTTTAGCTTCTGTTAATTTGAGATTGATAGGAACACCTTCTTTTAGAAGATTTAATCCATTTCCAGAAACGCTAAAATTCCCATATTTATTAAGCTCAAGACCGTTTGGAGGGGAGCCAATAGGGATACATGCCATAACTCTATATCCAGTAGTGGCATCAAAATAAAGTTCCTTACATGGTTTACACTTTACTTCAATTTTTTCTGGCTCCGTTGTGGTAACCATATCAAAAAAATCATCCAAGTCGCTCAATCTCCTTTCTTGTTTTAATTTCATACGCTTCAATATCATGCTTGACATACGACAATAGCATGTGAATCTGTTCCGTATTTTTTTCTTCAGTCTGACGGCAGTATTCTCTTTTTCTCCAAAACTTGTATCGAATAATATCAATGATATTAAAGTAAAAATCCCCAAGACCGAAACGGTATATACTGTCTTCTTTCAAAGTGTAAGCTTCTGGACAAAGCAAAAACCATGCTTTAAAATCTTTAAATTTAATTTTAGGATGCTCTGACTTTTTTACTTTTCTTTCAAGAATTACATGAAAAATAAAAATAAAAGCAACAATTATCATAAGAATAAGCGCACAAGCACATACGCAAATTGTAAAAATACGAAACATTTTAAGTCCCCCTTTATTGTACCGTACTGATTGCTACAAACAAAAGAATTGTTGCAATCAGAAGCCCTGCTCCAATTATTGTGTCACGCATCGTTTTTTGTTTGAAAGCAAGATAGGCAGTTAGCAGCGCTCCAATGCCAATCGTTGTAAAAACCGCCTTTACCCATGCGATTAGAAATTCATGTTCCATAAAAATAACCCCTTCTTTTGCTGTGACCTAATCATATCACACGAAGAAGGGGTTGTCAAGTATTATTTTAATTTTCTAAAAAATTTCTTTATTTTATTCCATAGCGATTCTTTATCAGGTCTCCAGTCCGAAGAATAGCTCTTTCCATAATTATCCCAGTGATAGCCGCAAGATGCACAAACGTAAGTGTCACCTACCCTTTGCCCAAACATAACCAAAGGCATCCCAATAGCTTCCTTTCCACACCAAATACATTTCATTATTCCATCAACACCCTTTCCGTCTGCAAGTCTGCACTCCCATCTTCGTATACATGTTTAATCAATATCATTTGATGGTCATATACACTATTTTTGTATTTTTTACATCTAAAATCGTCACCGTTTCGATAGCCACAAACAATCAGCAAAGACCCTCTTTGAATCCAAGCATCGTCATACACTACTTTATCTTTTCCACTGCCAGAACTAATCACTCGTTTATAATGAGCATAGGCTTCTCTAGTAAGCTTACAGTTTACTACATCATAATCAGTAGTTAGCAAAGTAATTATATGCTTAGTATCGTCTTTAGCAATCAATGTTCCAGCTATGGCGCTGATTTCGTATTGCCGCCAAGAGCGTTGTCCAAAGCTTTTTTCAACAAACACTGGTTCTTCTGGAAGGTCAGAAAATCTACTAATGCCGTAACGCTTAAAATCTAAATTCTTTAATTCATGTCCGTTGTTATGGTAATAACTCGTAGATTGCATTGCCCATCTATCAACATCTACACAATCTAGTGTGTTGTACGCGGCAATAATAGCTTTTTTGTTATATTCTTTGATTGTTTCAGGTCTTTGTAGCCAAGACTTTAACTCATTAAAAACAGGCTTAAAGCATTTATCAATAGATTTGTCGCAAATAACGACCTCACTATCAACAAACCAATAATCTGCCCCTTCTTTCATTACGGAAATAAAGTATTCCTCACAATATGACATTACAGTAGTATCTACTTTATATAATTTTTTAGATTTAGACAAAGGATGTACACTGTAAAAGAATTGCTTTTGACAAACATACTTTTTAAAATTATAAGGTTTGATAAGTTCTTCTGGAATTTCAACACCAATTTTAATCATCTCAGGCAGATTAGATGTCGTAAGCTTTGTTTTTTGTGGCGTAGATAAACAAAAATATTCTTGCATCACTTTAATTCTATTTGTGTTAAAACAATCAAAACATCCGGCTTTGATTAGTTGAATAATTTTAGACTTTGTAACGAGAGAACCAGGAAATGTATTTTTGCGATAAAAATCTAAAAATGAATTATAAGGCCGCATAGAAATGATTTGATTCGCTATCTGAGAGTTAATTCCAATAATACAACTAATACCATAAAAAATTGTATTCGTTTCTTCAATAGGAGTAAATCCATTTTCGGAACTGTTTATTGAAGGGGGCGACATTGAAACGCCAAATTTTGCACTACGATAAATGGCTCCTGCAACTTTTCCATATTGGATGCCTTTAGAATCTTCTTCTCCTGATAATCCTGAGTTTACATTTAAAACAGCACAATTCCAGTAAACATGAGGATAAAAATGATAAAGATTCATTTCTTGTACGGCTTCGGCAGAATAGGGCATAACATGATTTCGGCTAAAGGAATAAGCAAGTTGAGGTTTAATACATTCGTTCCACACATAATTTGCTAGATTTATAGAATGTCCATTTTCTTTTACTGCTTTATAAAAATCATCGTGTAACTCTTCAACCTTGTCTCGTTTCTTCTTTGCGATAATTTTTCTAGCCACATCCGCGTCGTGCAGACTAAAATTAGAGATATCTGGATGTTGTAAAAGCTCCATAACATCTTCTTGCATCGAAGGAACATGATAGCAATAGCCTAATACGCTGTCTAAGGCTTGGATTTCTACCGAGTTAGTAACTCCATAGTTTGCTAATTCCTCATCCCATAAAGAAGGATTGTGTTTATAAGCAAGGAACTTATCGACTGGTTGTTGCTCTCCTTCAACAGTAATACGCATAAGTGAATTGGCATTTGTTAGCTCAACAATATTTTTTGGTTGAATCTTTTTAATACACTGTCCACCAACAGGAGTGATAAATTGAAATAAGTCAATAATCTGCCCCCTAGAACATTCATCCCACATTTCTTTATCATTAAAATTTAGAACACTAGGATGGAGATAAGCATTGTAAGTATTACGAAGTGAACCCTGCCATTGAATTTTATGATATTTTAACAATAGCTCCATACAAACTTCAAGCTTGTCTTGACACTCTGTTGTTAAGCTATCATATTTCAATGCTCCGCACCAATCACTATCTTCCATTGACCAACAAGTTACATTATCACCGCGAGGAGTTTTCATTAAGCTATTTTGTGCCAAATACCCGTTCTTAAACAAGTAAATGCCTGATGCGTGCGATGAAAGTCCGCTAACCAAACCTTCAATCATCATAGCGTATTCTTTAAAATCAATGTTGTATTTTTTAGAAAGATTTTCACTTTCATTAACAAGTGCCATAACAGGTTTTTTATCATTATTTATATCACCGTTGTAGCACTCTTTTAAAGACCATTGCCTACCTCTTTCAACAGGCACTAATGAAGAAATATATTCCGCCTCTTCAAGAGAAATACCAACACCACGACAAACTGTCTTTAATGCCGCCTTAGAAGTTTCTGTCTTAAAAGTGCAAATATTAAGAATATTGTCTTCTCCGAATACCTCTTTAAGTCTTTGAATAATTTTAGGTCTGTTTCGTGCAGAAGTATCAAGGTCTATATCTGGGAAAGACACTCGTTGTGCATTAAGATGTCGATAAGCTGGAAGGTTCCACTGGATAGGGTTCATTTGTTGAATATCAATGAGCCATGCTGTATACCAGCCTGTTGCACTACCGCGGCTGATACCAACGAAACCAATCTCCCAACAAATGTCAACAATATAGTCAACAAGATTATAATAGGCTGACATGCGAGAATTTAAAGCTTCACTAATTAGCCATAGTTGTTCAAACTCCCAGTCAATGCGACTTAAATTAGTATCATTAAATTCTTGTTTCTTGGATAAGAATCCTTCTTCCACCATGAATAAATGGTATTGGTCTTGTTCATATTCACTTTCGGCAAATTTTCTAATATATTCATATTTATTATACCAAGGCTTGAAAATATGCTTTATTTGATAATCAATTTTGGATAAGTCTCGTTCTGGAATAATGGTTGTATGCTCCATAGAAAAAGACTTGCAATTTTTAACTAAGTCCCAACCGTTGTTCACTATTTGTTTAAATTCATCTTGAGAAAAATAATCAAAATACTCTTTTTTTTGTTCAGCGTTCATCATCCATGTCGTTTCATAGAAGTCTTCTGTTTCACCTCTGTCAGCATCACTAGACCGCAAAAAAGCTTGATGAATATCATGGTGTTCCTTATTCAGATAGTGAACATCGCAAGTAACAATACATTTAATTCCACAGGCATCTGCAAGTTTTTTTGCCCATTGATTAAACTTAACTTGTTCTGGCTTACGCGAAGGTTGAATTTCAATAGCAAAATTGTCTTTACCAAACCATGTCAAACACCATTTAATAAAATCTTTAGCATCTTCCATTCGATTATCCAAAAAACAATTTGCCAACTCTCCGCCCAAGCAGGCTGTAGTGGCTATAAGATTCCCTTTTTCTTTACCAATAATGTTTTCAAGCTGTTTTCTATCATTAGGAACTCTTCGCATTTTACCAGTCATAAAACTGGATTTCCAACCTTCTGCATTAATAGCTCTAAGTTGGTCATACCCCTTACGATTTTTAGCAATAAGAATAAAATGATAGAATTTAGTTTGTCCACTTTGATAATTCTCTCGCACTTTATTAGCATCATGTACAAGATAAATTTCATCGCCCAATAGAACTTTAATATCCTTACCTTGCTTTTGAAGCTCTTGAGAATATTTCATTGCAGTAATATGTTCAGATAAAGAAGCATGGTCGGTTATCGCTACTGCTTTCATATTAAGAGAAATGGCTTTATCAATCAAATCTTTTGGTTTAATAATGCAATCTCTCATACGAAGATTACTACCTTGTGTATGACAATGAAGTTGCGTATCATTCATTAGTTGCTACCTCCCAATAGTATCCATGATACAAAGAATGATTCTTTATTGCTCGGAGCAAGCCAGAACAGCCTTTAATTTCTAAAAAATCTAAACAATCTTTTTGAGAATTAAAATAAACGGTTTTCTGTTCACTTCTTCCAATTATTTTCTTAGTAAGAATTTTTCTTTTTTCACACAATGCTCCCTTTTCTGCAATCTTTATATCCCACATTCTGTTTTGCTCATCTGAAATTTGATGATTAAAACAATACCACAAAGTATCTCGTGAAATTGGTAATAGCCTTAGTTTGGTATATATTTCTTGTTTTCCATCTGGATATGTAGCAATATAATATTTTCTAGTATTTGTTGATGCTTCAAAAGAGTATGATACGTCCAGCTTTTCGGGAATTTCACCGTATTTTTCTTGTAAAATTTCTCCGCTACGCCAGGTATAGCCTTTATAGGTTAATCTGTCTACGAGCTTTCTTCTTCCTTTTCCATGAAGAACTTCAACAAGATTTCCCTCTTTGTCATACTTACACCAAAACTTTCTAGTTTTTTTACTTCCGATACGTCCATTTTCTGCGGCAGTTATTTTTCTTAATTCAGAATCTCGATTGATTAGTCCATGTTTGCTTGCATGCTCCATGTTCTTTTTTGTATTTACCCATTCAAGATTACTCGCAATATTATTACTTTTATCACCATCAATATGATTTATTTGGTTGTATTCTTCTGGAAAAGGATTTTTAATAAAATGCAACCCTACTAATCTATGAACATAATTTTTTTGATGTGTCCCATCTGCTCCTCTAAAAGCATAGCTATAGTATCCGTTCTTTTTGTTAAAATTTCCAGTTGTCCAATATTTTGCTTTTCTTTTTAATTTTCTTCCCTTAGTGTCATAACAAATATAATCATCTCGCTTCATGTGTCCTAAATTACTAATAAAATAGTGGCCATCGCTATCTTCAATCACTTTCCAAATTTCTTCTACCATTCTTCATCTTCCTTGTCCCGCCAATTATCATTTTCTCCTTGTCTAACTAACTCATCACACTTTTCCATAATAGCATAACCGTTCAAAATTCCACAACAAATTTCTAGCGTCTTGTATTCAATAGGTTTTAATACTCCGCGATTATTCAATCTTGTTTGAACTATTCTCAACATCTCTTTTGCCATCTTCGTTTCCAACAGGAGCCTCCAATTTCTTGCCACAGAAAGGACAATATTCCACAATCATTTTACCTTCGTCCCACTCAGAGTCCCAATCCCAATCAAATTCATGGGTCACTATCCACCACTTTCTCTTTGGTGGTTCATGTCGATAATAGAATTTCTTAGGGTCGCAGAACCTTATTTGTTGCTCATAATCCAATAATTCTCCATCTTCTATTGTATTGTCTCTACACTCATGTCGCGCAATAGTATATAAATCTTCTCTATTGTTACCATAATAACATTTTCCAAATAACGTAGGGTCTTTACCTACGCATTGCGGACAATAGTATTTACCATTCACATCCTTGAATCTAGCAAGCCGTCTATTGCATTTGACACATTGCTTTAATTCTTCTTGATAAGTGTTAAATTCAATAAATTCACTCATTATATCACCTTAAAAAATCGTAATTGTTTTTGGTTCAAGTCGTTTAGCTATTGCAGAAAGACTTTTTGCTTCAGGAGTAATAGGGTCGCGTTTCTTTAATTCTCTTACACAATCAGCACAAAGATTTGTCCAAATATAACCTGATTCGTAATCGCTTCTGTAATCAAATCCATATTTAGCAGAACTCATTCTACATCTATCACACTTTTGTAATAATCTTTTAAAAATATTGTTTCTAACATAACACAGCATAACAAAACCTCCTATCTTCGATACATTTATTGTACCACAAGACAGGAGGTTTGTCAAGTTTTATTTAAATTTTTATCATTTTACCAAATAAATAATATCTGGGTCGCTCTTCTCCATAAAAACGCCATCGAATAATATCATCTATTACAATAGCTAACAGAATCAAAGGAATCCAAATTAAACCAAATTTCAAACATATTTGTCCATTTAAATTTAGAAATTCATTGGAATAGTCCCAAACATTTAGTCCTAATTTGACATTAACTAACATGCCGGTAAAATATTCACCAATTAAAGCAACGCCAGTACCAATTACATCCTGCCAAACTAAATCAAACTCCCAGGGAAAAACTTCGTTCAAAAGGCCGACAAGACTAAAAACAACGCCAGCAAGAATAAACATTGAAATATGACTATAGCCTCGATAAAAAACTTCTAAAGTTACATAAAAACTGCCGCCAAACCAAAAAAGAAATAACTCTTTGAGTCTCATTTACTTCCGCCTTTGTCTTAATAATCTATTAACAGCACTTCCTATCAATGTACCTCTTTTGACTCACATTTAAAACGCCAAAACCATTCTTTATCTGAAGGTACAGGATTAAAAGTTGTAATAGCATTAGCTAACCAAATATTTACTAATACATCATTAACTACTTTTAATTCATTGTATTCATACTGTTCACCAATGATACCAACATCAACTAGCTTTGATATGATGTCTTCAAACCTAGTTCTTATTGTCTCTCCGTCAGTCATATAGTAAATAGGGTCTGTGCAAAAAGGTCGGCTAAAAGTGTTGCATCCTGCTTGCGATACATCAGAACAAATTTTTACAATCTTCTTTAGAAAATGCTCATCACTGTCAGAAATTAAATCTGTTTGATTAAGCCATTTGTTAAGATACTTTTTTAATGTATAACAAGCGTTTCCAGCGTTAAGATATGCAAAATCAATATTTTTTTGATTGTTGCCCATTACTTTGTCACGGCCTTCGCGTTGATGTTTGTAATCTTTGCGCCTTCATCCTTCCAACCTTCAATGAAAGCCTGTTCAAGCTTTGCTTCGTAGTCTTCCATCTTAGCATAAACCTGCTTAATTTCTTCTTCCGTCTGGGGCGTTTCAAGGTCAATCATCATTCTAATACGCATTTTTTACTCTCCTTTTTTACCATAAATTTTCAAATTCTTTTGTTTCTACAGGGATAACTTCATATTGGATAATCTTACATTGAGGGTTCACATAGCCATTATACTCATTTACTTCAAGTTCTACAACAGCTTGTAAAGTAAATTCACTATATTCGGTTAGCTTCATTTCATCCAGAGTAGAAGCAAAAGGTAGTGTCATTACGACATCTCCGCCGGCTATTCTAATGAATGTTGCTCTTTTCTTATAGACATGAACATCATCTTTATTTAGCTTTACTTCAGTGTAAAATGTAGGCAACTCTACACCTTCACCCCAAAGCAAATCATTATCTTCAATTAATTGTGCTACATCAATATCTAGGTCGCTCAATTTTACTTTTGCGGCAACATCAACAGGTGGCTCTACATCTAAATCCATACTATCCATCAAGTCAATAACTTGGTCATAGTTTTCCTTCTTAAAAGTAATTCCACACGCCCTCTGGTGCCCTTGACAAACCGCTAGACCACTTTCATTGAGTATATCCAACAAATCTATCGGACTTCTCAAAGACCCTGTATAAGACGCCCCTGTGTCTCTTAAAACAAACGTAGGCTTGTTTAAATGATAGCGAATTTTATTAGCAACAAGCCCAATATAATTCTTGTTTTCATCATCTGCAAAACCTACAGCAACCTTGTGTGTATTATCCATATTAGGTTGCAATTCATCAGTCATATTTTTAACTGTCTTCTTTTGCGTTCTGTGCGCCCTAGAAAGCATTTTAAGGGCTTGTTCCATATCCCCGATACCAATGATAGTTTTAACAAATTCAATCGTTTCTAGGGTGCCTGAAAGCCGTGTAAGAGCGTTCATAGGAGGAATACACCCAAAGCTCAGTCCTTTTGGACTAACGCCATAACGGCAGAATTTATCTACTATCATTTTAAGTGCAGGATGTTTGATATTTTTTAGTCCTTTTTCAATATACCATCTATTTTCTAATACCCGAAGGTTACAAACATCACTTACTAGACTAATTGCTACAAAATCTTCATAACCAGGATATTTAAGTTGTTCTTTTTCGCAAAAAGCTCGAACAAATTTATCTGTCACACCTGCACCGGAAAGAGATTTATTCAATCCTTCCGACAGATGATGGTTAATTGTAATTCCCCAGTTACTCTCTGTCTCAACCTCATGGTGGTCAAGTACAATAACGGAAATAGACTGCTCTGCTAAAAATTTAAGCTCACCAATGTCATTACTACTACTGTCAGGAGTGAATACGAGGTCAAGTTCATCTTGAATCATTTTTTCACAAAGATTATCTCCCTCTGCGCCAAGACCATGCGCCTTTTCATTGTGAGCATAAAGATAGAGATTTTCTGGTTTAATTCCTAACTTTAGAACAAAATCAGAAATGATTGAGGCCGACATAATGCCGTCAACATCGCAATCAATTAAAACACCAATCTTCTTTGTTCCCCACATATCATTTTTTTGCTTTAAGACAGATAACTCTTCAACAGCTTTATCCATGTTCTTGTAATCAAAAGGATTATCCAACACTTTTTCGTCAGGGTGGAGAAATTCTTCAATCTCTCCACCCTGGATACCCTTTGCTTGCAAATAATCGGTCAAAAAAGTGTTGGGATTAAATTCCTTTAATATGGAATTGTATCTCAACAAAGTCCCTCTCTTTCATAGACCAAGCCTTCTTTGTACCCTTGTGCAACAATAACAGAAATAGATTCAATTTCTCCAGAACTATCGCAGTCAGGAAGACTTAGAACAAAAGTATCGCCACTTGCCATATACGCTATATCTTTGTTTTGCATGGTGTTTTCAACACATTTGTCAATATACTGACTAATCGTTTCATTTGACAAATGCTTCACGTTAGGCCCATCATAACTGTAAAAATCAGGCCAAACGTCAGGTTTGAAATGCTCTTCTTTGGACAGTATGATGATGTTTTCACAGTTCGGACAAATAATACTAGATGATGCGTTTGTAGTTTGAGTAATATCTGCATTACTGTATTCTAACACACAGCCGCAAAATTGACACTTAACTTCCTTTACTTCTTCAGGCTTTTTGATGATTTTAATCATCTTCATCTACCTCTCTTACAAGAAAACAATCAAACATCTGTCCGTAGCAAGTGTGTTCGTATTCGGTTCCCTCAAATTGAACCCAAATATCTTCATCACTTTCAGCATCATCCCAAGCAGGACGAGACATCTTTCCAACAGTGCCTTCAGGCGGGAAATAGCCCTTTCCATCATCCCAAGGCCCTTCTGGGTACTGAGCCTCACTAGGCTTATTTACATACATAACTCTAAGGCTAGTGTTGTAAACATCGTTTGGCTTCATCTCTCTCCATCTATCTTGATTGTCCTTCTTAAAAAAGAAAGGTCTTCCTGCTTTTCCACGCTTGTAAGCACTCTTATAGGCCAAAGAAACCATTCTAATAACATCAAGACCTTCTTCAATCTTATTATCTTCCGTAATAAAACCATTCTTCTTGAACTTGGGAAGAAGCATCTTATAAATCTCTAGGTTTTCGGCATCTTCTTCTGTAAGTTCACCTTCTTCTCTTTCATCGTAATTACAACAATCAGATTTACAATCAGATTTGCAATCACAAGATTCTTCTCCAAGTGAGCCTGTGGGAACAGAATTAACTACATTGTAGTTATTTAGCACCTGTGCCGCAAAAATATCTGCGCTCTCAAATTCGTCTCTACTAAGAATTAGCGCACACTCTTCTGTGCTTTCATGAAGGCCATCATCAAAACAGTCAGGAGAGAACTGAACATTATATTCATCATCCATTTGACCAATAATAATTCCTACACTGCCTAGCCGAGGATAGATGTCAGCTAGGGGGCCGGTCGCCAGCTCTTCACTGGTAAAAGTTACAAACGTCATAAATACCTCCAAAAATTATATTGTCCTTTGGACTATTTATAATATATCACATTTTTTCAGAATTGTCAAGCGCTTTTTATTTATTTTTTATAAAAGTCAAACATTTTTTCACTTAACTCTTCACCAAAAATATCTTTAATTTTTTGTCATTTCCATACTTTTGCATAAAGCCCATAAGCTTATCAAACATCTTTCCTGTCTCTTTACATTTGAACTGAATTTTCCAACAACTCTGTAAAAATTTCTTTATTATAATCAGTTGCATTGTCTTTTGCGCCAAGATAACCTTTAGTATCAAGCAAAACGTTGACAGTAGCAAATCCATGCCACAACTCGCAAAATTTATTTAGTTTAGTTGTCCATAAATCGAATTCTTTGTCTCCGAGTCCCACAAAATCATGGTCAGGGATATAAAAAACCTTGTTCACACCAAGACTCAACAACTGTTGTCTTCTTTGAAGTCCCAGATTATTTCCAAACATTGCTACAGCGCAAGATTCTGTACCATACCAAGTATCTAATTTCAATACTGATTTTTCGCCTTCAGCAATCCATACCTCTTTCTTTCTTTCAATGGCAGGCCAATTATAATTTAATCCATACAAAACACTGTGTGTAGGGAATTTATAAGTTGTCCCATCAAGTAATGTTAATGGAATGTATTTAGCTTGTGCAAGCATATCTTCTGTCCAATTCCTACATCGAATCCCCAACAAGCTACCATCGTTTCCAAAAACCGGAATAGTTGTTTGATTCATTCGGTCATAAAAACCTATCCGATACTTTTTCATAGAATCCCAACTTATACCCTCGTCAATCCATCTTAAAGGGTATAACTGGGATAAATGATTCAATACACTAGCGTCATAACACTTCAAGCCGTTACCTTTGCCGCCAAACTTAGAAAATTTGCCTAAGTCATTTTCCCAGTCATAGAATGAAGATTTAGTTAATTCATGCAGATTAGCGACTTCTTTTCCTGTTGTTTCAAGAATATAATTGACCGCATCCAAGAAGCTACAAGATTCATTCAGTAACGCCAATCTTTTTTGTACTACGCCTATAATATCCATAGAGCATGACTCGGTGTAACTTATGAATATTTTGGAATCAGTATAAAAATACAGCTTGGGTTTCCCTGCATAAGGGTCTTTGTATTTAGTTCCTGGATAGAAAATCCATTCTCTGTTGCCCTTACTATACATAGGAATCCCAAGCCGATTCATTACATGCTCAATATCTAAAAGGGACAGACTTGCTTTTAATTTTTTTACATCAATCCGCCCCATAATAAACTCTCCTTAATTTAAATATTCTTCTTTAAACGCCGCTACTGCTTTAACAAAATCATCTGTATCTGCCGTTGTGCTACCAGGGTCAAAAGAAATTCGGATGCACTCTTCTGCTTGTTCTTTGGTCAGACCCCAAGATTCCAAGGCTCTAAAATCATCATCTTCTGAACAAGCAGATTTTCCCATAGAGACATAGATTTTTCTGCTGCTGAGATATGTAGCAAGAGCATCTGCGTTCATTCCAGGAAAACGTAGAGTCATTACAGCACAAGTAATAGGCAGATTATCGTCTCCAATAATCTCATGCTCAATGCCTTCGTCAAATAGCTGATTTTGAACCGCAGTCCAAAGAAAAACATAATGCTTAAAATTTTCCTTTGTCCCCATTATAGCACACTCTGTTGCGGTTGTCAAGGCCACAATCTGTGGAACATTAGGAGTTCCGCCAAAAGAATGTTTAATTCCAGGCAACCAATCTAAAGCTTTATCAGATACCCAAAGCCAACCGCCACCCTCTGCTCCAAACTTATGTCCAGAACACCAGATTGCATCAAAATTCCCTTCAATTTTTGGGATTTCGACCTTGCCGATTGCCGCAGTGAAATCACTGAACAGTAGAGTATTATCATGCTTCTTAGGCAACTCCATAAAAAATTGGTTTCCTGTCATGTGATTTACATATTGCCAAAATACAATTTGATAACAATCTGTAGCAAACACATTTCTATCCTTGCTAAATTCACAAGAATTAACATAACATGAATCATGCTCCCAAGGGCTGCACCAAATATCAAAATTACGACCTCTATTACCAAAAAAAGATTCTAACCAAAGTTCATTAGCAATTTCTGTGGCGCATCTAGCAAAGAAAATCTCTCCACTGGACACTCCAAGAATATCTTTTAGTCTCTGTTTGCACTCTTCGTATTTGTATCGCACCATTTGTCCCATCTTATGCTTTGCATTAGGATTTCCAGAGTATCCCATAAAATCTTTTGACCAAAAAGTGGGAAGCATAGTGGCTGCACTGTCCAAATAGACTATCCGTCTTTCCATCTATTAGTCCTCCCAGTTTTTAATCCTCATGTGAACAAGGTCAACAAGAAGGAAAGTAAACAATCCAGCTAGACCAATACTCACAAGAAACCAAGGAAGTTCATTTTGCTGGGCATAATATGCTGCCTGACCTCCTGCATAAGAGAGACACATGCCGTTTAAAATACACGCAATCGTATTAGCTACCTTAAACTTCTTCATTGCTCAAACCTCCAATTTCAGCTAATTGTTCTACTGTAAAATCAAATTTTCCTGTCTCAGCTACAGCCTTAATATAAATACCTAGCCACTGAACACCTGCCAAAAAACTTGTCTCATCAAGACCATCAAGTTTTGGAATCGGAATTTCTGATTCATACAGTTTCTTTAATACTTGCTTCACATTCTGCGTCATTCGCATTATAAATACCTCCAGGCTCTAATTCCGTTTTAGGAACATTTACTATTTTATCCTTATCATCGGCACAAAAGAAATCGTATCTTCTTGAAGTACCCTTGTCAAAATAATATATAATTTTAACTTTTTCATCGCCGTATGTGCCAAAACGAGATTTATACACATATTCTATCATATTGGGCATCATCGGTGCAGGTTCACCAAAGCGAGATTTAGGTAAGAAAGCTTTTAAACACTCCATCTCTTTCCTTCTTTGATTAAAAGGAATAATAATAGTTCCTGCATCCAGCTTGTTTTTAATGGATTTTGCGCCAGAAAGACAAGATTCATCAGGAAAAGCTTTTTCTTTCCAAGTGTCATTAAGTTGAGTTCCAGTAAGTATACCAACATTATATTTTTCTGCGTAACCTTTAAGGTCTGTCACTAAAGATTTCAACACTAAATCTTCTCTTACTGGCATATTGGATACACTTTTAAACTCCGCGCCAAGAGAGCTGTTTAATTCCACATAGTCAAACACGCCAAAAGGACAACCAAATTCAGCCATATCACGAATCTTTTGCTCTAGTGAAGCAGAAGTGTATTCAGGCATATCAATGACCTGTAGACTTGACTTTTTTAAAATTTCACCTGCTTTAAGAACACGAAGTCTTTCTTCTTTTGTAAGCAAACCATTTCTCATTTTTCTATATTCTACACAAGCAACAAAACTTAAAAAAGCTGGCTCGACTTCTGTTCTACTGTCCATTTCTGTGTGAATATAGAATCCTGGGCCTTGATAATTTGGATTTACTACAAAGTCTCCTGCCTCTTCTGAATAGTAAGCAGGAACAGAAACCATGCACAAATCACCCACACCTTGTTTTGTTTTACTCGCTCCTGACGGGCCAGAACGACACAGCAAGTGTCCTCTATTCCAGCCTTGAACAATGGTACTCAAGACTCCACTCTGTAAGCAAGCACCAAAAGCAGGAGCTTGTTCAAAAAATTCTAGTAATCCTTCTGTATCTTCACCCACTGAAATTTGATTACGAACAAAACGCACGTCGTATTTGTTTCTTAGATTTGAAGCTATATTATTTACCCTTGCAACCATCTCTTCAAGAGTGATAGATTCAAATTTTTCTAAATTTGTTACCTGTCCAGTTATGGGGTCAAAGAAATCAATAATAGAAATACCATTTTCTTTCATTTCTCTAAGCAGTGAATACTTTCTAACAACTGTATAAAAATATTCAAAATTGTTGTGATTGGCTAATTCTTTGATAGCATCAATATATCCAATATAATCATTTTGAACAAGAATGTCGTAATACTGAGAATTGGTTTTTGCTACAGTATCAATTTCCAAAGCACTGATTTCTCTAGTTCCTGCTTTCAAAAGTTTTCCGATACAAATAAAAAGAATCCCGTGCATTGCGACGCACTCAAAATCCTTTTTACACAAAGGAAAAGAAGGATTCAATAACAGAGCGGGGTCTTTCATCAAACAGCCCAACAATGCACTCGCGGCATTTCTGTCATATAAAGTGTTTTCCATTATTGCATACACCTACTTACTTGCTTAAAGTTCTAACTCTGCTTTTGTAAAAAATTTTCGCATACTATTTTTGGGCTTTACTCGAATAACTTCAGGAGTAAGCAATTCAGGATGTTCACTTGCATACTTTTTGTTTTCTTCAATCTTTTTGTAAAATTCTAAGGCTGGCTGATAGTATCTAGGATAAAATTGACCTAGCCCATCTTCCTGACGTACAGCATAATTTTCATACTTGACAGCATATTCTATAATGAGCCTCAAAGCCAAGCTAGATACATTACATTCATCTCGAAAGTATTTAATTTGCGCTCCAAGCATCCTATAATTTGGATTTTCATAAATTGTATCTAAGTATTTAATTAAATCATCCCTGTCCTTGTCGATTTCATTACTATGCTCATTAACATAATTTTGATAACATTCTTGGCAACAGAACTTTAACTGCTTATATTTTTCTCCAATATAACGTGTTTCTGTTGGGAACTTTTCGCCGCAACCTTTGCAAGTTGACTTGCCCATACAGCTCTACCTCCTTTCTTTATATATCATACCACTTTCATCACCCAAAGTCAATACTTATTTTAGAACTTCATAAGTATTTCTCTTAAAATCTCCTGCGCGAGTTCTGCTAATATACCCTTCTTTTTCTAAAAGGTCAATAGCCAAATAAAGAGTGTTAAAACTAATTCCACATTCTTCCGTTAGTTGAACAGCAGTTCTTCTTGTTTTTCCGTCTTTTTTTGACTTACGCTTTTTTAAAGCAGAATAAACAGTCCAGCAGTAAGGAGCTTTGTTCCCATAAAGCTTAGCCATATCAGAAAGTTTAGCCATCATTTATCACCACTTTGCTCCACAATTAGGACAATAATTAACAATAAAAATATGACAATTCATTTTGTCTCCCAACATCATCATTCCTTGCCCAGAAAGTTGTTTCTTACGACTGCATAGGCCGCATTTTTCTTCTTGTGCTACCTCTAATTCAACTGTAGGCATTTTTTTGATTTGTTCGCAAGCCGCAGTGTTTAGATAAATAGGGGCTGTATCTGCGTCTACAAGTCTCATATTACCTCTCCTTTTTCTTGTTTAAAATATCCAATCTCTCTTCTTCAGTAAGAATTTTATTAACTTTTTCTACTTTAAGAGGATGAAGATTACCATAAAAATCCATCTCAAAAAGTTTGTAGCCAACTTTAGTTTTTACTTTTGCCATCTAGGTTTTCTCCATTTAATAAAGTTTTCGTTTGGTACTGTCCATATCATTACTTTTCCGCTTTTATAAAACCATTCAACACAAGAATGTTTTGATTCTTTTGCTAGTATTCTTCCAACAGTCCATCGTGGAATAACTGAATTTTTCGATATATTTAAAACCCAACCATCTTTTATTTCTTCCACAATCCTTTCTCTCTCAATTCGTTACGAAACTCTCCTGCAATCGTCAAAGCTTGTTCTTTAGTTAGCTTCAAGCATCTATCCTGTTTCAGTCCTCTTTTGAGAATCTGCACAGCAACAGTAGGTTTAAGGATACCTGCCTCCACATTCTTTCTTAGGCAAGCAAGAGTTCTATCCAAACTGTCTAAGAAATAGTTGTTATAATACTGCTTTAAAAAATCAGCCATCATTCAGCTCCTTCTTAAAATTAGACACCACTTCACTGATTTGCGCGTTATTATAGCCATAATGAATATCTCTAGCCAGACCATATCTCAGAATACGAATAGCTACGGACTTTTTCAGCTTTCCATGCTTCACTGCCTGGTACATGCCCTCCAGAGTGGTTCCCAGAGAGCCAAAACAGTAATAATAGTCAAAAGCGCTCAGGAAGTTGGTCATTTTCAACTCTCTCCTTTTCAAAATAATTTTCCATTTGTCTCTTTTTTCTGTGCAAGAAATTATTTGCCGCAGAAAAAGTTTGTCTACTATACAAAAGAAGCACTGTGCCTCTAAAGTATTTTGCATCAGGAAACCAAATATCTGTGCTTTGAATGGCGCCATCCAGCAAGAAATGAACATTTCCTGTTTTAGAATTGTACCAAACATCATATCCTACATGTTCTCCATGAAAATAATAGATGTCTTTGCACCTTCCTTTGTAACCGGCAACAAGTAGTTCTGATAATTCCTTGCAAACTTCTATAAACTCTTGTTCAGTCATATTGTTGACCTCCCCTTGTTTGTGGTTTTAGTATAACAGATTATGAGCAAGAAGTCAAGGGATATTATTCGTTATTTTGTACAAAAAAAGAAAGCGACAAGATTTGGTCTTGTCGCATTTCCTCCTAACAAAAAGGGGTAGGGCAAAAACCCTACCCCTTATTTTAATCTACTACAATGCCACGACTACAACAGAAATCGCTTAGTTCATCATAAATTGCGCCAAGTTCGGCAACTTCATCTTCAGTAGCGCTTGTGATTTTTCTGTTTTCTCCAAGCTGTTCCGCAATAACTTTAGCCACATATTCAGGATAAAGTGGAGCTAGTTTTGCAATATACGGCTTTAACATTTCAAAATAATCATCTCTATTGAAATTATGATTTACTTGAGTAAATTCAACCAAACCTGCGCCTGCGTTTTCCGCTTCTTTCTTAATAGCTTCTTCAATCGCAGCAGTTACATTTTCAGCAGTAAATGCCTCGATATAAGTCTGCATTTGTGTAAAACGACTACGAGCAAAAGCTCTGTTCGTTTCTTTACAAATAGCTTTACTTAAAATAGTTTTATTTGTTTCAGGGTCTACGCCTTGCGGCACAAGCATAAATACAAAGTCACAAAGATTACAAACGAAACGGTTAGAGCTTTTTTCCTTGTTGTAACCAAAAGGAAACAATTTCTTAAAAGTTTCTCCTGTGATAGGGTCTGTCACTTCGTTCTCTTCAGAGTGCGTAATGAAGATAACACAAAAACCTGCATTAGAAAGCGCATTTACTTGTTGTTTAAATTGATTTCTTGCATAGGAATAGCCATTGGGATTCTTTACATCAGCGCTTTGAACAAGACTAATATCGGCCACGCCAAAGCGCCGACAAACACTTTCTTCACAACGGCTCACAAGTTCTTCTACAGTATCAACAATGATAGTTTGATAAACCTCTTGCGCCTTTGCTGAGTCAGTGGTAAGCTGTTTTACCACTTCACAGAATTTGCTCCAATTATCAATAGAAATTTGAGGACAAGTAATTGCTGAACCGCCTGCTTCCGCAGCAAGAAGCAAAGGTTTGGGGAACCGTGCTGACTGAAAACTTTTGCCTAAATCATTCGTACCTGCAAACATTAGTTTCTTTCCAGCAATACCTGTCTGCATAACAGGTTTAGGTAAATTAAAAATATCAATTTTTGCCATAATTATCACTTAACTCCTATCTTAATTTATTTTTATATTGTCCTGGTAGATAGAAAACAACCCCATCTACCAGGACAATTTTAAATTACATTAGACCACCAAAAACATCTTCAACATTTACACCATTAAAGGGGTCTTCGTTGATAGGGGTAGAAGGACGACTTGCGTTCTTAGCCATATTAAGAGCGCTAGAAGCCGCATTAGTCTTCTTCTGAGTGTTGTTAGACTTTGCCGCAGTACCATCCTTTAAAGACTGCTCAAGCTCTTCCAGATGGATTCTACGCTGTTTCACAGCTTCTGCAACAGTCTTGGGGTTAATCCATACAGAGTTCTCGTCTTCATCTTCTGGTTCCTTCACAGCTTCATAATCATAAGAAGTCAGAACATACTCGACAATTTCACGAGGAGTATCAACCATCTTTGGGCCATGAGACTTACCAAAAACAGCCTTCTTGACAGGAGTCTTTGCTACACCCTGAGTGGTGTGACGAACATCCATAGAAACAGTAGTTCTAGTCTGACCCACACATAGCGCCTCAATCTCGCTATCGCCATCAACAACTAGCTCTGCACCTTCCTTTTCGACTACAAAGTCAATAGGAATTACCTGACCATTATAATTGACAGCCATAAACTGACCAACAAGCCGCCCAGTCTCTTCATCATCCTTAATCTCAGGAGCAAACTTGGTACAAATACCGTCAAACTCCATAATCATACCATCTTCGGTATCTTCAGGGACTCGATGAGTAATGCTCTTGGTTTTGAAATCAAGAGTAGAAACAACACGATTAGAAGTTGTAGAAGCATAATCGTTAATATCAAATTCGCCCTTCAGCATAACACGGGTGGGTTCGCCACCATTGCCATTGATTTCAGTGTTCCAGTTGTATGCAGAAACAAGAGCATTGTATAGATAATGTAGCTTACCAGCGTTCTTGCCGGACTTGTAAAACTTATTACTATACACTCTAAATCTCTGAGTGCCGCCAGGAACACGAAGAATGATGCTACCCATGATACAATCATCACCATTAGAATTTACCTTTTCTTCCAGGGACACCTCATAAGCGGTACCTACGCAAACAAAACTTGTCTTAGTCTGATTTAGAACATCCTTCATTAAATATTTCTCCTTTTATCAATCATCATTTTTATAGTATTCTTCTTGTAATTCTTTGTATATTCTTTCTGGAGGTAAATAGCCAAAAGGCCGTGTTGTATCTTCATAAGCCATTCCACCAGGTCTGCCGTCGCAATCAGGACAAAAATCAAACATGTTATACTCTCCATAAGATTCTTTATAAATTTGAGTCAACATCTTTTTGCCACAAAACTCGCAACGATTATCAGATTCAACAATCATGTCCGCTCCTTTCTGACAATCATGTGTATCACCACCACCTTCAGTGTATCTACTATATCACATTTCTTTTTATTTGTCAAGAGATTTTTACCAACTTGTTAAAACTTCTTTTTCGTTTGTTTTAAGACAGTGAAGAGTCACAGTTGCACTACAATTCCAACCAGACCCCCTACTAGACATAGATTCAATTTCTGCAAGCTGTTTCTGTTCTCCAAAAAGAGTGATAATAAGTCTATCTTCATCGCTACCAGCATCTCTTTCTGTTTGTATACTGGTAATAATTGGATTTCTGTGCAACTCTTCTTTGCTAACGAACAAGTTTGCTGTGATTTTGTTAAATCCACAACAATCACCACTGTCTTCTTCAAAAGTAAAGCAGATTAGCATATCGTCTTTATTGACAATAAGTCTACGTTCATTTAACTCAACAAGACTTGCGCCAACTAAGCCATTCAACATTTTAATTTCACTACTGTTCTTTTCATCTTTTGTTTCATCAAACATCATCTTATCATGTTTAATAACACCAACGAAAACAGCAACATCAATCAAAAAACTATCAAATTTGTCAGACTCAAACCATTCAAGATTCTCGTAAAACATCAGTAAATCTGCTTCTTTATTGTCAATACATGCTTCGACAAAGGCTCGATGCCAGCCGGAAGAGCCACTATAGTTCATCCACAAGAAATCAGTTCCAGTATCACACTTCATTTCTTCATCTAACGCTCTTTTAAAATCGTTGAGAAATGGAGCCAAAAATCCAAATCCTTCATCACGCTCTGTAATTTTTCTCATACACTCACCTTTATTTCTTCGTAAACTATAGGTTCCACTTTAATACTAAAAGTATTAGAAAATTTATCAGCATATTTTTTTGCTAAAATTACCGAAGGAAATTTAATTGCATTAAGTAAATCTTTGTCCCATTTATAATATGAGTCATGCGGAAGAGAGTAAAAATTTACACATCCTCTATCTAATTGCGAACAAAGATAAAGTTTTGTTTTTCCTTTTGTTCTTGAAATAACATATTTAATGACTTTAGACATCACAATTTTTATTTATTCTCCTTTAATTTGTAACCGCCAAAACATCCTACATCATCTTCCCAGATAACCGCTTGCACAATAGCATTAGGAAGACTGTCGGCATAGCTTCTGGCAAGGCTGACAGTAGAAAACTTCACAGCATTGAACAGATTCCCTTCTTCCCATTGATACTGTTCCTCGTGCGGACAAAGATAGAACTTTGTCCCATTTTCCGTCTTCGAGATAACATACTTAATGTTCTCAGGCATGATTTAGCTCCTTTCACATCATCATGGCGGCTTCAATAAGCTCGTCATTGGTTTTAATATATCTTGTAGTTGTTGCTATGTTAGAATGACCCAACGCTTTACTAATAATAGCAATAGGGACATTATTATTCGACTTAATGGTAGCAAAAGCCCTTCTTAACGAATGACAAGTGTACTCTTCAGCATTTGCAAGTCCAGCTCTTTTGGCTGTATTCTTAATAACTCTGTTCATACCAGAATCATTAAGCGGCAATCCAGCAAAGGTCAAGAATAACCTGTCGCTATTGACAGCATGGTCATTTCTCCAAATGACGTACTCATCAACTAAATTCATAACTTCATCACTGAAGTAAATCTTACGTTCCTTGTTTCCTTTACCAACAATTACTAAAAAATTGGAGCCTTCGTTTCTCATCTTGAGATATGAACGAATTGTAAGATTTGCGAGTTCGTGCTGACGAACACCTGTTTTCACCATGACAGTTAGCATAGCTTTGTCTCTGATACTTCTACAAGCGCCCAGAAACGCTTCAATTTCTTCTGCACCTATATAGATGCTTTCTTTAGGATTCGCTCTCAGACGTTTCATATCAGCCGCAGGATTACTTTCAGTATATCCCACAGACTGGCACCAAGAGAAGAAGTTCTTAACCGCCGCAGTCTTCTGGTTTACGCTAGAAGGACTTAAATTTGCTAAAGTGCCTTTCCATTCCATTAAGTCAGAATAAGTGATGTCGCTTACTTTTTTGCTAATATGGTTCATCATCTTAGCACAAGTGTCAAGATAAGAATCAATCGTCCGCTGACTTCTGTGTTCTGCTTTTAAATAAGCTTCATATTGCTTCAACATTTTTAACTCCCCCTTTGTTTCTGTAACTATAATATAGCACAGATTTGCGACATTGTCAAGAACTTTTTTAATTTTTTAGATAATCTCTTGCAAGAAAAGTATTTTCATACCCTTTACAGGAGCGCATTTCCGATACTGCTTTTGCGGCATCGTAGCAAGTAAATTTCTCATTTGCTTTTCTTTGAGTCTCTGTATCTGTGCTCAAATACCATTCTCTCGCACCAATGAAGCAAGGGTTCCCTTCAACATAAACGCCGTCAATTAGCCCATATTCATCAAAGCTAATTTCAACTTCAGTACCTTCAATAACACCTTCATATTCAGCATATATGACTTTAGCACAAACAACTTCACCGCTCTCGCTTCCTGCGTCAAATACAACTACATCGTCGCAAATAACCATACCCGCATTACCAAGTTCTTTCAGATTGTTATAACAACGCTGAAGTGCAACTATAGTATTAGGACTCAAATAAAAACTCTTTTCCTGGACAGCGCTTTGAGTTAGTGATTCATTATTTGCTTCTTCTGATGGTTGATTTCCGCAAGCCGCCATACTCAATACCATCATACCTGCAAGAATCATAACAATCAACTTTTTCATTTTTGTTGACCTCCTTATATTTTGTATTTACATTATACAGCTTCTTTATCCGATACGCAATAGACAAGTTACACAAAAGACTATTTAAAATATTAGTAAATCTAACCAAAAGACAATTTCACATTTTAATAGCGATTTTCCATTGAAATTTACACTTTTTACAGCGAGTTTTTGCTTCGTTTTCACATTTTTTACAGGGAGTACAGAAAAAGCGCTTAAATGATTCGATGGGGGAAGAGAACCATAAAAGCGCTTTTTCTAAAAAACAAATCATCAGCAGGCTTCAAACTTCGTGCGGTTTGTTGCCCGATATAACGCCTTGACAAACTAAATAGCAAAAACAAAAAAAGAAAGGAGATAAATGAAAAATTAAACAACGGAGGAGATAGAGAACCAAAAAATTTGCTATTTAATTTTCAAGGCGTATTGGCGGCAAGGGCAGGACTCCAACCTGCAAAACTTAGCCATCGCAAAGCTAAGATGGTTCGCTCTTACATCACCTTTGCCATCAAGCGGTTTTTAGCTTACGCTCTGTTGACCGCAAACAGATTTGCTTACTCACCAAAAATACTTATTCCTAACATATCCTTGGCTACTCCCGAAGGAAAAGCTTTTTATAATGTGATTTTATTTATTTTACGCAGTTAAATCACTCAACAATCTGCGTTGGAGCTTCTGGTCGGACTCGAACCGACAACTTCCGCTTTACAAGGGCGGTACTCTATCCATTTAATTTACAGAAGCATAGAGGCAGTTTTAACTTCTCAAAGACTGCCAACTTTGAGCTGAATCACCTTCATCCTTCTCGAAGAGTTAGGAGCTTGTACAGTTTCAGCGTAGATACAAGTTTTAACATTTCAGCCACCAGCCCGTAGGCCATTGTGGTTGAAATGAGGTGGAAGCGGGTCCCAGAATCGAACTGAGGTAACTTGGCTTATGAGACCAAGCGGAGCGCCAACACTCAACCCGCAATGGTGGGCCTTGTGGTAATCGAAACCACGACCTTCCAGTTATGAGCTGGAGGCTCTAACCAACTGAGCTAAAGGCCCGTTTCTTAACTTCTGTATTTACTATATCACATTTTTCTTGATTTGTCAAGTCTTTTTTAAAATTTTCTGTCCCGTATTTTATATAATATATAGGACACGGGACAGAAAAACTTTTACTCCTTTGTAGGCGCAATCTTTGCATCGAAAGTACAAGTAACAGGCCCTTGCTCTAAATCAGATACCAACGTGTCATACATATCTTTTAAACCAAAAGGTGCTAAAGGTGGTACATTATCATCGTTACTGTCTATTCTCTTTTTCTTTTCTGCAAGAATACTTTCTGCTTCTTTCAATGCTTCTTCCAATTCTTCTGGAGGAAGTTTGTTTGCTGCACAAAGTAAACGAGCTTTTTCTCTTGGTATAAACTTTGTGTTATGGATGTTAAGCAAATCTTCCTTCATCAAAATTTCCGCCTCGGTAGATAACCAATACTTCGTTCCAGTCTTTAGATTAAGAATAACTTCTTTAATGCAATTAGATTCAACTTCAAGAAAAAGCATTTCATCCTTGTATGCTAGAACTTTAATATTTGTACCTGTATGAGGGGTAATTGTTTGGATGCCCCCTTTTAGAATTACATTCTTTGCTGTTTTAAAATCTTCAGTAGTTTCAATCAGCATTTTATTCGCCTCCTTTAACTGTATTTACTATATCACATTTTTCTTGATTTGTCAATAGGTTTTTGAAAAAATTTTTCAGAACTTTGTCCGCTCGAAGCTACAATCAAAACTAAACTTCTACAAATAAAAACGGAAAACTCGTTTTTAAAATCAATTTTTCTGGCTCATCAAAGCATTTTTGTCATTTATTAACGAGTTTTCTGTTTTTATTTGATAGGGGTAGTTTTGGCGGCGAGAAAATCAAATTAAAATCCGAAACTCAAAAACAAAATCAAATTTTCCAGTTCCTTCTAGGGGATGGATTTGGCAGTAGCAATTCCAATTTTGAACCTCGTCCTCGATTTTCGATTTGAATTTTCTGACTCGTGAAAGGGTGGTTTTGGCGATAGAACTTTTGACTTATTCCCTAAACAGAAAAATAAAATTAAATTTTCTGGCTCAATCAAAAGGACTCCACAAGTTGTTTTGAACCTCCAGGATTTCTTCTTTTGGCACGCCTTCCTCATACATCTTAGCAACAAGAGCTTCAATCAAAAACAAAAAGACTTCATGCTCTGCATAAGCTACGCGCCCTTCTTGTGTCATTTCTGTTTCATCGTAGAACAAACCGAGCTTTTCCACAAGCTTTTCTTTAAGCGTTGTCATGACTTGCTTCATCTTCTGCCGCTCATCTTCCGTATAGAATTTTGCGGCCCATTTCTTGTACAGCTCGATGTTCATTGCAAAAACCTCCTTTGGCTTATGTGTTTATTGTAGCATAGCGAAATAGCATTGTCAAGTCTTTTTTGAATTAAATTGCTGATTTTTTCAAAGCAATTATTTTGTACTATCACAAGGCATCTCACCACACATAACTCGCTTTTGCCAATCTAAATACTTTTCCCAATACCCAATCTCGGAAGGCGGAGTAAAAATAATACCATCATCGTTTTTGTCTTCGAGCACTCGCATTACCTTTTCCGCTTTGTGTTTAGGCAAATTACAGCAAGCTTGACAAATTTCAATCGTTGCCCATGCTTCACTTTCATTTTCTAAAAGCACATTATCTTCGTGTACTTCTCCATTATAAAGCCAAAAACAATTTCCCGTTCTTGTATCCATAAGAAAACGATTTGCAGTGCTTTTATCTCGCATAAGCATTGTGTCGTTTAATAGAATTACTTCACAGCAATCAAAATCAAATTTTGCACCGCGTCTGTTTAATGTATCAATGTATTCATTGAACTGTTCTTTGTTTTCGATTTTCATAGCATCGTCTCCTTATATTATAGTAATATTATCATCTTCCGATAAAGCGCTGAATTAAACAGTTATTTTGGGAGCTACAGTGTTTTTGTTATATACTTGTGGGCGATTTTTTAAGTTTCGCATAATATGCGCGAGGCCAACACTCACTGACTATAAATATAATAATTATCATTCTAATCATTAACTAATCATATACTATATGATGTATGAATGTATGTATATCGTACATATATCTGGGGGAATTTTTTATTTGCCCCAGAATTTTAAAAGCAACGTAATGCGACGCGAACGCGAACCAGATTCGATAATAACAAATATCAGCCAAAATCAAATATTTTTCAAAAACAAGTATCAACCATTGAAAGATATTTGTTAATGATAAATACCTAATTTGTGCATTTTGTACAACAAATATTTGTTATCACAAAACCAAATAACTCCGGCGAAAAGTATCTTTTATTGCCAAATATCGAACTTAAAAGATACTTTTCAACAAAAAATATTTGCTATCGACTTAATCCAGCCGCATACTTTTCAATAAAAATTATACTTTATTGGGTGTTTAGCAATCCACCACTATTTTTCAAGGTGCACGCTTGCTCTTAAAAGATATTTTTTGTTACCATGCTAACCGATAACAAATTTTTCTTAAAAAAACAAGCCTTGCAATACAAGCCGTTTTCCCGTTCCTGTTTGCAAGGCTATAATAGCATAAAAAAGGGTGTAAGTCAACCACCCTAGCACAATTTTATCAAAAATCTACCTGCTTGTCCATTAGCAAGTTGCACAAAATTATATTATTTTTTTGACTATTTTACACAAAACACCCCGTAACCCGTCTAAAATGCGCTATAAGGCCCACATTATAAAGCGGTATAGTTTGACCTGTTTAATGCTAGGATTGTTTCTAGGCCCATTCTCGCAGGTCTGAGCGGTGCAGTATCGGTTTTTGCTGGCGCATTGATGCAGATGCAAAGAAGGAAGATGCAAGATTATATTTTTTATAAACAAATATCTATATTGAAACACTTAGACCAGGATTTTTTGTTTTAGATATTGGTTTATAAGAAATATAAGAGTAAAAAAGAAAGAGGCACACCAGCCTCTTTCTTTAGATATTTACTTTTCACTATCCTTTCTTGCTTTAGATATAATTTCAAGCCAAATATCCGTTAATCTATCACACCAATCACACAAAACGCCATTATCGCAAGGGCGATTGCCTTCATCATCCGCGTAGCAATGACAATAATTTTCAAGAAAATTAACCCATAGTCTTTCATATTCCTTATTAGTAATCATACCTTTTACCTTTTACGGCCTGCGCCGCCCTTTCTGTATAGTATACTATTATAATACCAAAATCTGTCCAGAAAGTCAAGAAAAATTTTTCTTTACAATTTGTCAACCTAAAAAATAGCAACCTCCCCGACTCCCCCTCTCCTCACTTCTGGGCTTTCTCAGAACTACCCCTGCCTCTTGCACTATGAAGCAGCCTCCCTTATTTTCTTTTTACCCCCTTTCTTATTTTCTATAAAGATTTTACCAAAAATCAGAACGAAAAACAATAATCAAATTGCACAAAATTATTTTGCTTTTTTATGCAATTTACATAAATGAAAAATAAGTATAGAAAAAGCCCTTTTCAGGGCTTAATCTACTTTATATATGCTATAAACAATTATCCCTTCTTTCTCAAGACTTTCTGCTATATCGTTTATTTCTTTCCAGGATGTAGCTTGATACTCAGTATAACCATTCTGTCCACGTTTCCCGTTATCATGCTCAACAACAAACATTACAACCATCCTTTCAGCTCTGCCAACTCAGCTTTTGTCTCTGCTATATGTTTTTCAATAGCAGATGTTTCTTCTCCATCTTCTTTTGCCCACAGATAATCTTGTTCCCATGCAGACAAGCGGCGCTCTGCATCCGCTATCTTTTGTGCTAATCGCGCAGGCCGTGCTTTTTTCCCTGTTGCAGTAAATGTTATTTTACCACAACTATTTTTTTTACTATAGAATAGTGTTACCTGGTACCCATTCCAATTATAATAATAGTTGTTGTGAGTGAATGTATCAAAACCATCACTATACACAACTGTTTGCCGCTCCATGTATTGGGCACAAATCGCTGTTTGTTTCGCGCTCAACCAGCGTCCCCCGCCTTCCCCTTGTTTCTCAAATATACTTTTAAGAAAAGTATCTTCAAACCATTTCATAGAGTTTTCTCCCCTTTCATTTTCTTATATTTTAACAGCTTTTCCGCATAAAGTCATCCTGCGTTTTTACTGTATTCAACTGCTCGAATAATTTCATTTCTCGATTTTACATTATTCCAATTATATCGAATAATATCATTCACAAATGAACGCCGTTTCCGTTTGTCCTCTCTGTACCATCCAAATAATTCCAGATAGTAAATCATTGAGTCGATTTCTGCTCGATTCATATTTTGCACTATATCCAGTGCTTCGTTTATATTTGTCATAAAAAATCATCCTTTCAGCGCCTTCTAAGCACTGCCCTTTCTTTTATTGTACCTCTATTATACGCCTTTTTGCCGCCAAAAGTCTATATAAAAATTTGCACAAAATAATATAAAATTTCATCCCTAAACTATACAATTTGTACAACACTTCTATAACTCACTGTATTCAAAAATAATTACAAACTGTATATAGTCCTAATTGCCGCGATAATGGCCTCTAAGCGCTTCTACCCCGTCCCGCTATAACTATATTCAAAAAGTGCTAGGAGCGTTTTCTATACAAACTACACAAGTCAGCGCCTCTGTTTTTGTGCAAGATTTTTTCTGCTTCTCCTGTTGGTTCTTATATTATTTAATAACAAACATAAGCATAAAAATATAAGCTAGGATAAAATACCCTAGCTTATATTTAATGGTTACTTGCGCTCAACTATTGTAATTAGTTCAAGTTCAGGATTGAACAACCTGTCCCATAACTCGTCATAGTTCATAAAGAAATCAGCGCAAAAGTTACCGTTGTCTAACCATTCTGCGTATAGTTTCCATTGAATTATATCATTCATCCTCTTCCTCCTCTTCGTCGTCGGATACTTCTTCATAACGAACAGTTATACCAAAGCAATCCTCTTCATCACCGTCCATCATCCTTTCGAGACTGTATACTATCTCCCTATATTCCCCATCTAACCAATCATTTTTACCGCACCTATAAGCCACCTCATCAACCAGAGACAACGCACGAGAAGCACAGTATTTATAGCCGCATATCTCAACCTCTCCGTACACGTCATCAAGTAAATCATCCCAATAGTAGTCCTCTACATTTTCGATTACCTCCTGCGCGGCACTTTCTGCGCTGTCACACTCTACCCAATGATTGCCGTAAGTGTTCACCAGATACTTTTCCATAACAATTATACTCCTTTCTTTGACTCAACTTTGTTAATGAACAGCTTGCTTTCTGCTGTCCATTCCCTCTTGTCTGCTTGGCTGTCACGTCGTTTATTGAAAAACATTCGCAAACGTTCAAGCTCGTTATCCATAGACAGGATAATTTCCAAGTCTTTTTTGTTAATCATCCCCTTCATCCTCCTGATATGTTTCTTTGTAATATGTATATAGCCGCTCAACGCTAGCCATAATAGCTTTTCTTGTTTCTGCCGCCGTACTGTATCCCGTGCACCACCCTGGCCAATATTCCACGCATCCAACATTAACCAAAAGCTGAAGCATTGTATTCAAGCACGTTATTTCTGAGCGCACCTCTTCCCAAGACCAAGGCCCATTATAGAAGAGTATATCTTCATTCCATTCAATGGAAACCCACGCGCCTTCATAGTATCCTGGTTCAACGTTTACCTTGAACCAGGTACCGTTATAATCATTAACAATTTCTTGCATCACCTCTGCGCGGCGCATAATTGTTATAGGCGAACGAAACCGGTTCAAATTAAGGCCGATATTGAGCAGACCTTCATTGGTTCGATTGCGTCCATAATTGATGGTACCCATTACAAAATATCCTCCTTACTGGTGTTGTACTGCAATAGTTTGCATATTGCCGTTATACATATAGGCCCACACGATAGAACCCACGGGATAGCTAATACCTTCTATTACAGAATGTATTTCGTCCCCTACTGCTACGGACACAGTATACCAATTGCCGCCGTATGCTTCACAGTCTACAACTTCCCCCGACAAGCGCTGCATGGTCAGATGTTCATCGTCAACCAATGTATCGCTATCAATATCACAGAAAAGAATGTCTCCCGTGTCCCTGTCTGCGATTTCCACCACTGCAATCCTGTCCCCTCCATCTTGTTCTATCCTGTCTACCACGCAGGGGATGGACGTAGGGATATAGGCGCTCAGTGCCGCAAGGATGGCGCCACTCAATGCCTTCAGATTGATACTTGTTATCACGATATATTGCCTCCCCAAATCCGCTCTTGTTTTTCTTTCTCTAGCAAAATATCTAGCTCTGCATAGGTTACAACTTTAGAATTATAGCCTATGCTTCTATAATATTTTGCATAATGGTTACTATCGGATTTGTCACAACTTGTACAAGTTGTGATATATCCTGTATTTTTGTCTGTCGCAATCACGCAAACAACTTCATCTGCCGTAGAGTCATACTTGTTCACAACAAACCTCCTTAAATGAACCACATAGCATAGGCGGCAATCAATACCACAACACACCCAACAACACCCCATGTCGCAATACGTTTGCTATTGCGATACATACGCTTTAGCTCTTCCTGCCGCTGTTTTGCGGCCTTTTCCCGTGCTTCCTTGCAACGCTTATAGTTGGCGTTTACCTGCTGAGTAAACACGTCTTCAACCTCCAACGTTGCAGACTTCTTGATATTTGCCATTGTCAATTACCTTCCTTTCTCATAGCTCTTTCAATGCGTGACTATGATACGCGGTGGTTAGTCGTTATAAGCCCAACGACTAAAGGCGCTGAATATTTACGGGTTGAAATATTCCTTTACAATCAATCCGTTGAAATAGCTAACAACGGCTGACTGTTCCGGCATTGCCTCCGCTACTGTCGCCGCAATCCCTGCGACAAAACACAAGGCAGATAGCAACAGGATTGCAAGATATTTTCTCATTGTAAATATTCTCCTTTCAATAGCAATCCCAATCCAGAGTCATACTTTCCAGAATAGCATCGGACAGCTCAGAGTTGATATAGATTTCTTCTCTGTTGCTTCCCCAAGCGCCGTGGATAGAGTCTGTCTCTGTATCTACCCAGATATTAGGCCCACCCAACACAAGCCACACGCGGCACGCAGTAGGGCTTTTGTCAGGGCCTACGCGATAATCCAGAGACAGCCCATCCGCCAGATATTCCCAAAGGTCTACTGGCTCCCCGTCCTCATTTTTAAGCTCACCTTCAAAGGCAAGCTCTAAGTCGTGGCGGATACCTTGCATCATGCGACGCAGTTCTTCTTTTGTGTTTGTCATTGAAAACCATCCTTTCTTTGCGGTGGGCCTGTGACCACTCTCAGCCGCATTACCAGGGGATTGCTCCCCCGTCACTCTGCGTTTGTTTTGAATTTTGCTCCTGCCATTACCAGCGCCGCAATAATCACTCGACTTTCGGCTTCTCCAAATTGCATCCTATACCGTAGCATCTCAAACATTTCTCGTTGAGTCATGCTTTCATCAAACCACCCCGTCAAATGGGCGTAGGTTTCCACACATTCTCGCGCGTGTTTTTTTGTATACTTATACTTTTTCATAACAAATGCTCCTTTCTTGTTCCAACTTTATCCATTGCCGCTTTCATCTGCCGCAATGCTTTCTCTACCTCTCGCATCGTCCTTTTGTGTTCCGCCGCTAGCTTTTTATTGTCAGCGCGGAAAGCTTTGATGATATTTTTCATTGAACGCCATCTCCTTTCTTAGTCTTCCCAGTCTGGCCATTTCTCAGTTACCCAGAAACAACCCTGCCCAGCGCCGCAATGGGAAAAATAATGGTACCGCACATTTTCTCCCCATTCTGAATTATATTCTTCGCTGTACCATTCTTCAAAATAATATTCAATGGTATCAGCTTTGCCGCGCCAGCCCTTCTTATACTCTGGGCTGTATTCTGTGTAGTAGGTTCCACAACCTGCCGCCATTTGTTCGTCCTGCTCAAAGTGGACAAACTCTAAGGGATAATCATAATACTTTGCCATGATATATATCCTCCTCTTAATTTTCAAGGTTCCCGCCTACTCGCTCAAAAGCTTTTGCTCTTGCCCTTTCGACAGTACCCATTATATCAGAATAGCGGCAAAAAGCAATAGCCAACTTGCACAAAATAAAAAAACAAAACACAACACATTAACCAAAAGCCGCACCAATCACAATACTATAAGTATAATGATAACACAATGATATAGTCAACATGCACAACAACACAAGGCCGCACTTGTACACATTAACGAACAACGTCAATATCAACAAAGACTATAAAGATAATCACAAAGAATATGTATACAATGCACAACTAAACATCAAGGCGCTTAGAACGCGCTCAGAGACAAGGAAGCCTTTACCTATATCTATATATACCCAAGCGCCTTAAAACTCCGTACAAGCGATTTTAAGCGAAGGTTTGATTTGAATATAATGATTATAGATAGATTGTTTTTTGGGTGGTGTGGTGATGGTGAAATGATTGGATAATTGTTGTTGTGAAGCATGTTGGGTTTGTTGTTGTGAAATATGTTATGAAGTTATGTTATATTTGTTGCTATAGAATATGTTTGATATTGTGTTATATTTGTTATTAGAAATTTTTTGTTATTTCAAAATTGTATTAATCACGTAATACAATTTTAGAACAAACGTTCTATTTCTTTTTTCACCTTTCTCATCAAGTCACCAGATTCCCAAATTTTAAATATTTTTCAATAACAAGGGGGCAGTTATAGACAATACTTCACGTTTTCCAATTTACCGTCTAACAGTTGTTATCATGCACTTTTTGTGTCAGTTCCTTATTTGTTAATGACAGGGGGTTGGTTATAGCAAATGCCTTTCAAGAACAAACGTTTTTCGTAGTGAGCTAGACAATTACACAAATATTTTTTCAAATTTCCCAAAATTTTTTCTAGTTATTAACATAACTTTACCGTTATTAACACAACTTCCTAATTATTAACAATAACTCTTTAACTTCACCATTATTCGCACAATCTCATTATCATTAACACAACTTTACCACTCCCTACTCTATTTTTCGTTTCCATTTAAAAAAAGAACAATACTTCATTTTTTATTTTTTTAAATTCACAGTCCTTTATGTCAACACTTTTTGCTATTGCTGACATGAGCTTTACTGTTGTTGACATGAAGTCGATTACATCCCAAAAACAATTATTTTAGCAATCAATGCAATTATTTTAAGAAATCTTGTTAATCATTAGAAAAAATTGATTTACATAGAAAAATGAAAAATGGCGCGAAATTGATAAAATTCAAAAATGACAATTATTATTTTTTGTAAATAAATAATAATTTTAATTTTCTCTCTTGACAAAATGAGTGAATTTTTAATAAAAAATA